ATATATTATTTGAAGAGAAATATGATGAAGAAATGAGTTACATTCAAATGAGGGAAGCATATTTATTCTACAATAACTTAAATGATAAAAATAAAATTAGTTTTAAAATTTATACAGAATGTAGTAGCACATTAAGCTATAAAAAAGATAATTTTATGATGTGGCAACCATTGTCTTTATATACATTTTTAGAAAAATTCGGCGTTTGAAATGTAAAAAGGTGTAAAAAGAATAGTTGTTCTCAATTTTATTCTTCCTAAACAATAATTTTTATAAAAGAGTTGAGAACATGAATAAAAAACATAGAAAAACAAAGACTTTTACAACAAGGTTCTCAACTTCTTGTAAGGTGCAACCGACTGTTGATAAAAATAAGTTCCTAAATATCTTCAAAAGAATAGTTGTTCTTAATTTTATTCTTCCTAAACAATTTTTTTTATAAAGTGGTTGAGAACATAGAAATAAAACCCCCTAAATTGAGAACTTTTGTAAAAAGGTTCTCAACTTACTAAATATTATTTTATTTTTTTGATAACTCTGTGCGGATAACCATATGTTGGTAATAAATCTACTTCAACATAATTGCCACTTGATAAATACAAATCTACATATTTATTTATAGTGCTACTGTCAGTATCATCAACAATAACAATACCATCAATCTTGACAAGTAAATCACTATTTATCATATCATTTGAAATACAATGTTCAAAATGGCCGCCATCAACATGGACAACATCATATTTATGCAGTAATTCTGGATGTTTGTTTATCCAATGTGGCATGGTAACAGCAGAATCACCTTCAATGTATTCAAAATTTACATGTGAGAATTTTGACTTGATATATTGAAAACAAGGTCTAGTATATGGATGATAACCTATATCAAAAACAGTAAAATTTATAGGCGTTTTATCTCTACCCAATAACATCAACATACTAGAATGTCCTGCATTGAAACCAATTTCACATATATTTGTAATAGCTTGTTTGCCACACCAAAATAAATTCAATTGTTTTGAATATAATTCAGGAAATTCATTCAAAGTCATATGATGATAAAAACAATTACCTTCTAAATAATTACTTGTTTGAATAATAATATTTTTCAAATCTTCTAAATAAACATTCCTTTCATTAGTTTTCATTTGATATTCTTGTTTAACAAAATCCATTATTTTTTATTGTATATGTTCATAATAAATAGTAAAATACAACGAATGGAAAATTGAAATTATATGAAATCAAAATACAAATGAAAATATAGAAAAAATGCATATTATAAATGTAATAACAATTATCATTACAATTTACATAATATATGTAATTGTTGAAATATGTAAAAAAGAATACATTGAATCATATACAAATATAAATGATGACAAAAATAAATTTATTACCATTTTTCAAAACAATTTGGACAGAGCGCCGGCTACGCCGGCGCAAATAGATGATTATCAAAATATTATCTACAAAATTGTAGAAAATATAATTTTAATAATTATTGCTATATTATTATTTATAATAACTAATATAATAAATGATAATATGACAGTAAAAGAAAAAAAATATGCAAAAATTTTTCCAATATAATTATGGTGCATGTGTAATACTGTATATATCCAATGTTCGCGCACTTGCATCTTTCGCATCTACATATTTGGGCATCCAAAAATAAGGAACAATTTTACCATGTCCAGGATAAAAATCTTCAAATATTTTTCTATAATACCATTGTTCATCGGTAGTTGGTTGATTTTCTGTGTATATTTTTTTCTCAATATTTTTCATTTTTTCAGTGGCATGTTCTTGTAATATTTGATACAAAGAACGAGATTGATGACTTACTCCATCACTAAATGCCTCTTTTCTTCTCCATAAAATTTCAGCAGGTAATAATGGTTTTCCAGAAGTATTTGAAAAATATAAATAATCAAAAGATTGTCTTATCAAAAACTTCTCGCATGTTTTATTCGTATTAAATCGTATATGAGCTGGTATGGATAAATAGTATTGTGTCCAACTTCTGTCCAAAAAAGGCGTCCTTGGTTCTAATCCATGTGATGATATACATTTATCCGACCGTAATACATCAAATGCATGTATATCTTTCAATAATCTACGACATTCTTTATCAAATTCAAGAACATCTGGTGCTAAACCCATATACAAATATCCACCACACAATTCATCTGAACCATCTCCATTGAAAATAACTTTTGCCTGACTATTTGAAGAAATATATTTACCCAACAAATAATTACCAATACTTGCACGAACACTTGTTGTATCGTATGATTCTATATCACGGATTACATCCGGTATCGCATCTGTAAAATCTTTTTCAGTCAATAAAATTTCTTTATGATTACTGCCAATATATTCAGCTACTATTTTGGCACAACGTAAATCTTCTGAACCAGACAAACCTATACTATATGTTTCAATCGGTGGTAATCCATTTTTCTTATGATATTCACTTACCAATGCTGCTATCAAACTACTATCTAATCCACCAGATAATAAACATGCAATGGGACGTTCAGTAGTATTACACCTTTTTTCAACGGCAGTAATCAAATAATTTTGTATGTTTGATATTATTTTGTTTATTTCGTTAGAAATACTTTTACGTGTTTGATAACAAAATCCAGTTGTATGATATTTCACATTTTTATATTTCAATTTCCAATACGAAGATACTACGGAGGGTAAAACATACATAGAATATGTGCCAGGAATAAATTGTTCAATTCTATATGGTTTTGTAGAAGTATTTACAAAATTGGATAACATTTTCAATTCTGATGCGAATCCTATACAATTTTCATTTGTATCATCATCTGCATACATTATGTATAATGGTCGAACACCATAGGGGTCTCTTGCAACATATATTTTTGCCTCATTTTCATATAAACGTTGGTCCAATAATACAAATGAGAATACTCCATCTAATAATTGTAATGTATGGTCCATACCATATTTTTTGTATAAATGAATAATAACTTCACAATCAGATTGAGTTTTTGGCTGTATGTCGATTAAAGAATATAGCTCTTTATAATTGTATATTTCACCATTACAAATTAGTAATACATCATCTTGTATAAGTGGTTGGTTGGATTCAGTATTCAAACCGTTAATAGCTAATCTATGAAATCCATACATTACTTTGATTCCTACTTTGGATAAAACAGAATGTTCAGGACCTCGTTTTTTTCCTTTATCAAATTGATTGTCAATGAAATATTTAGTGTATTCATATTCATAATTTAGCAGAGAAAATATACCACACATTTTTGTAATATAATAGACGAATGACTTTATGTTTATTTTATTTACAATAAATGAAATAAAAATATATTTATGTAATATACATGAATTTGGACGATTATATTTATATACCTTCTAAAAAAGTATATGAAAGAGATGAACTATTGGGAATCAAAGCAGCATCTCATAAAAGAATTTTTGCAGATTACAACCCATCTACAATTACAGAAAGTTTTGAAACAAAACCAGTATTAACAAATAGTATAAACAATACCAATTATTTAGTCGTTGTGCCAAACAAATATGATAATAATGGAAATAATGATGAAATTGAACTCTTGAAAAGTAATTTCAAGAAAAAAGTTTTACAGAATGATTATATTACACAATTTTATATGGGTTCATTATCCATAATTGGTTTGTATATTTTCTTTCAATACCTGTATGTAAAAAAATAATATTACCAGAATTTGATACTTCTGGAAGTTCTGGAATACTTATTTGTTCTTCGTGATTTTGTTTTTTTCATTTTTTTATGCATTTTTCTGGTATTTTTTTTTAGTGTATTTTTTGTTGATTTATGTGCAGTTTTGCTCATTGAGTAATATCCACCACGCGACATCTATATAATATACAATATATATTATATAGCTAAATATATTTCAGTTTATTTTTGTAAAAACAATTTGTAATATGTAATTATAGTTTGTAACGTTTGTAAATTTCAAGTGCAACTAAACCACCGAAAATTTGTGATAAACAGTATGGAATAACTTCTACACTTGGTAATTTACCAGCAGCAGCCATGGCAATAGTAACCGCTGGATTGATATATCCACCTGAAATGTTAGCAGTTAATAGAACTGTCAATGCTAATGCCGCCCCGATTGCTAATGCATTTCCTGTTGCTAAAATTACATAGATAAAGAATAGAGTGCCTAAAAATTCTACTAAATAGTTATACATTTATATATTTTACAAATATTTTTTTACATCGCCGATTTTACACCTTTGTCATAAATTGAGTTATTTATCCAGAAATATATTTATAATTTCCATTTGATACCAGGAATCGTAAATCGATTGCCGCATTCGGGTCACCTGTAACAGTTGAGTCACCTACATATAGTTGGATTCCATTACCTGTACCAATACCTGGAACACCTAATAACACATATGCTCCACGATAATTGATAATACCAGATGGTGTTGAACCGAAATTACTTGAACCACCACATCGTTGCACTGCTGTAATTAAATTGGAAGGTAATGGCGTTGAACCAGCACCAGCTGTTTTAGGTTCATCATATGTAGCAATAACTACGATGACGGATGATGTAAGGGAGTTCAAGTAATTTGCTAATGGGGTTGCACCGGTTCCTCCAAAAACATCATAATTCGTTACACTAGTAACTCCTGTGGTACGGTCTATTGTGAGAACATTGTAACTTCTAACAAAATTGGATAAAGGCACATTTGCGATTGGTGTTCCATTTGGATTACTAGAAGTGTAAGAATAAAATCCGGGTGAAATACCGTTCGCAGAAAACCCTACAATATTTATGACTGAACTGGATATTGCAGCCAACCCGGCAGAAACAACACGATAATATCGAATATCAATAGTATTTATAGGTCTGTTTATTACTTTGAGAGGAACACGATAACCTCCATTACGTGTTCGAATTAATGCCTGTCTTTCTACATTTCTATCTGTTACAGTAGTAAATGATATAGCATTTCCATCACTGTTTAATGTGCCATTTGCAATTTGGTCAGCTCTTCTATTTGCAACCACTTGTGACGCATCATGGTTTCCATACCATTTTTTTTTATTTTTTTGCGCATTTGTTATATTGGAAGTTTGAAAAGTTTCCATATAAATCTGTCTATTCAGTGAAAAAGTGGTAGTGCCATCTGATGTGCTATCTTTTTGCGGCATTGCCTTGATACTTCTTAATGTTCCATTGTTACCAATTGTTTTATTATATCTTAATCCAGGCATTGAAAACATTCTTAATATATATATTCATATAACATTATATTTTGTTTTTTTATTTTTGAAAATTATTTTACAGAAAAAAGGATTTTCATAATTTATCTTCTTCTTACTGCCATAATAGCACTATATGCAGAATTATTGTAACCTCCATTGGATACATCATTGTAATTACGATTTACTGCACGTAATTTTTTAAATTTGATGTAATCAGACGAATCTGGAACAAATTTAACATTTGCGGATGTTACTGGGATTCCAGTAGCATCACATGTTTGAACTGGTTTTCTTAAACCACGTTTTGTGATGACAGTGGATGTGCTCACTTCGGCAGGTCCTCCACATGCAACATTTTTTCTTGATAAATAATCACCTAAACCATTGATTGCACGAAATGGTCCAACTGCGCGTCCTCTTCCGTTCAATGTATCAGCAGTGTATAAAGTATTCCATCCGTCACGTAATACACGACGCATCATAACTTGTTCGCTACTTTTGTAATTATTAACTGTTTGTGCTGGTGATATTCCAGGATATCCTCCTCCTAAACTTGTATTATTTGCCATATGTATATTATATAGTAGAAATATATTTTCGGTTCATTATATATATTATTTATTCAATGAGTTCTACAAATACAGATTCATTATATTCGGATGAAGATGATGATATGGAATCAAGTGTCGAAGAAAGTATAGTAAATTTAGAAAATTTAGAATATATACATGATATACAAACATTAGAAAAACTAACTTCTCAAAATATTAATGTTATATTTGATGCAGATTGTGTTCGCAAACGTTCTAATTTAAGTAAATCTTCTGCTGAATACAAATTGGATTCAGTATCATTCAATCCTCAAAAATTATTACAATCAATACCAACAGATTCTCCTAAATTAAATGCACTTCTTTCAAAAATTGAACGTTTAGATGAAAATGATATGAAAAAACATGGTAAATTATTCAAACATTTCATTTTTTCAGATATAAAATCTGGTAGTTTTGGTGCTAAACTTATTGCATCCGCACTTATTGCAAAAGGATTCAAGTTGGGATATAGTGCACGTCGTAAAGGTGAAACCGGACCTATTGCAGAACAACCTACTGTTGGTGGTGCTAAACCAAAACTATATGAAAAAATAGAATTATTGACAGATGAAGAACTTGCTACAAATCCTAGTAACAATTTTTATTTATTATCATCGGTTGGAGTATATGACCAACCAATCAGTGTAAAGAATAAAAAAGAGATATTGAAAAAAATGAATCAACGTCCTGAAAATATTCATGGAGAACTTGCACGTATTATTGTTATGGATAGTGGATTCAAAGAAGGCATTGATTTATTTGATATCAAATATATTCATATTTTTGAACCACAAATTACTTCTGCTGACCAAAAACAAGTTATTGGACGTGGAACGCGGACCTGTGGTCAAAAAGGACTTACATTCCATCCAACACGAGGATGGCCATTACATGTATTTATTTATGATATTGATATTCCAGAGTCAATACGTAAATATATGGCAAATTCATCTACTGCATTTGATTTGTATTTAAAAGCTCTTAATATAGATGTTCGTTTGATTGAATTTACTCACGATTTAGAACGATTGAGTATATACGGTTCTGTTGATTATGAATTGAACCAAAATATACACAATTTTTCCATTAGAAACATTACTAGTATTTCTAACAAGGTAAGTCCAATGAGTAGTGTAACCGCGCCCGGAGCGTCTTCTTCTATAAGTCCAATGAGCAGTGAAACCGCCCCCGGGGCGAATTCTTCTATCAGTCCAATGAGTAGTGTAACCGCCCCCGGGGCGAATTCTTCTATCAGTCCAATGAGTAGTGTAACCGCGCCCGGAGCGTCTTCTCCTATAAGTCCAATGAGCAGCGAAACCGCCCCCGGAGCGTCTTCTTCTATAAGTCCAATGAGCACCGAAACCGCCCCCGGAGCGTCTTCTTCTATAAGTCCAATGAGTAGTGAAACTACTGTTGTTCCCGAATCTACCAATACAGAAGAAGTAAATTCATTAAGCACATTGGGTGGTAGTTTATCCATATTCAATATTGAAGTAACCGATGTCCATAAACGCATGAACCATGAAGAATTGAGAAAATACATTCGTGAGAATTTTGGAGAATATTCTTGGGATGATGTAAAAATGGAGAACTTGTGTAAAGGCGGTGCATCTCATGCTACACGATATACACCCACCCAAGATTTTATTCGCCATTATTTTACACCGGAAAATCCAGTCAAAGGTATGCTGTTATTTCACAGTGTAGGCACTGGAAAAACGTGCTGCGCAATTGCAGCGGCGACAACATCATTTGTTCCAAAAGGATATACAATTTTATGGGTTACTCGAACAACATTGAAAAATGATATATGGAAAAATATGTTTGAGCAAATATGCAATGAACAAATCAAAGAAGAAATCAAAAAAGGTGTTATATTACCCAATGAACATGCCAAACGCATGCGAATGCTATCCAAAGAATGGAGTATTCGACCTATGTCATATAAACAATTTAGCAATTTGGTTTCTAAACAAAACAATTTCTATAAAAGTATTGTTAAAAAAAATGGTGAGGCCGACCCTCTTCGTAAAACCCTTCTTATTATAGATGAAGCGCATAAATTATATGGCGGTGGTGATTTATCTTCATTAGAGCGTCCAGATATGAATGCACTAAAACAATCTATACAACAATCATTCCAACTTTCTGGTGTGGATTCGGTGAAACTTTTGTTAATGACGGCAACTCCTATTACCGAGAACCCGATGGAACTTATAAAACTCATTAATTTATGCAAACCAACCGACGAACAAATGCCAGAATTATTTAGTGATTTTTCAAATATGTATTTAGACGAATATGGACGTTTTACTCCAAATGGTGAAAGTAAATATTTAGATGATATTGCAGGATATATAAGTTATTTAAATAGAGAAAAAGATGCGCGACAATTCGCACAACCGATTGTTCGTTTTGTTACTGTGCCATTGATTGAGAACATAGATATACTAAATAAATTTGATAAAAAATATGTTCGGGAACATTTAGATAGTGATGTAGTTGAATTGAAACAACAAGTAAATGAGAACTTAAAGAAATTGGAAGGAGATTTAAGTGATTTAGATATGACAAAATTTAATGGACTTAACACACCATGTCAATCGTATGAAGGAAAAGAAAAAGAATCTTGTGAAAAAATTGTTAAGAAAAATATTAAACTGGTTTTAGCAGAAGCAAAAATAGAAGTTAAAAAAATACGAGATGTAATCAAAAGTATTCGCGAAGAAATCAAAAATAAAAATTTATATAAAAATGAAACTTTAAAAGGTATCAGTGAGAACCTTGAAAAAAATCCAGAAGAATATGCTAAATTCAAAAATTCTCTATATTATAACTTAAAAACCAAATGTGGTAAAATAGTTAGAACAAGTGAAGATTTGAAAGAAGCAATTAAAATACATCCAGTTATTGTAGATTTGAACCAACAATTAGGAGAATATGATAGTAGAATAAATAACCTCAATGAAGAATTGAAAACAAATATTGGTGTTTATAAAAAACGTTTATTACAAATAAAAGAAATGATGAAAACAGATTTATCACCACTTGAAAAGAATGTTCTTCGTATGGTTCTCCGCGATGAACGTAAAAATGTAAATAAAATAACGCGCCGGTCTAAAAGAGAAAATAATAAAGATATTGTTGAATTGAATAAAACACGTAAAAATATAGAAAAAAATCTTAAAAAGAAAACTAGTCAATTAAGAAAAACGTTGAAAGAACGATTAAATGAAGAAAAGTATTATGAAAAAGAAAATAAAAAAGCCGAAAAACAAATTAGAAAAACTATGCGAAAACAGGGTATAATTGAAAATATTGAGAATGAAATGTTGCAAGAATTATTTAATAAATATTCAGCTATTATTAACGAAGAATTGAAAAATTTAAAAGAAGCCATGGCACAAGATGAAAGAGAACTACAATTGAAATTACAACAAAAAGAAGAGAAAAAACGTTTGAAAGAAGAAGAAAAGAAAATTAATGCCGCGGCCAAAGAGCGCGAACGAATGGTTAAAAAAATGGAAAAAGAACGCGAAAAAGCAGCTAAAAAAGCAGAACGTGAAAGGTCACGTCAAACCAAAAGTGCAGCAAAACTGGCGAAGAAAAACAAAACGGTGAAGAAAAATTCATAATATTGTATAACTAAAAAATAAAATTACCACCCAAATAATTTAATTTAGGAATATATATATATATATATATACATATAATGCCACGTTGTCCAAATGGAAGTCGTAAAAATAAAAATACAGGAAAATGTGAAGCTGTGCCAAGCTCAACAAAAAAAATATCAAAACGATGTAGTAAAGGAACTCGTAGAAATAAAAAAACAGGAAATTGTGAATCAGCAAAAAAATCAGTAAAACCACGTGTTAATAAAACAAAAAAATGGAATATTTACAAAATAGATTATGTTGTTCCAACAATAGCGGTTGACGATTACAATGATTATAGTAGTTATAAAGGAATTATGAATATTGAAAGTGTATATATTGAAAATGATGAAAACATCGCCCAACTTATCTTTGGAAATAACGTTGAAATCGTTCCAGGAAAAAAAGGAGGTATATGGGAAGATGCTGTAAAATTGAATAACATCAACAAAAATAAACCTATATTCCAAAATTTCATAACTGCTGGATTGAATACAGATGTATCACAAATTACATTCAACGGATCAGAAAATGATGATGATAACAATTATACTACAAAAGAAAACATTAATGACATTGAAAACGGTGTTTTTGGAAAATATATAAAGATAAACGCGTCAGGAATAGAAAATGTAGAGATTTTGAATAAAACGGGTAAAGAAGAAGTGTTGCGCGAAATAAACAAAGTTTTTCGTGACATGTAAAATATATTTATTATTTTCATCTTTATCAATGAAGATACTATATACAATAAAAAATTATATAAATATTTTTTATTATATTTTGTGCGAACTTAAATGTTCATATTATTCAATATTTCATATTTCTATTTTTCATTGTGATATCAATATAATCAACATTTTTCAATTGTGATTTTACAATATCTTCTATTATACCAAAATCTTTACCATTTATTTTTAATGTAGCGGGTTTTGCAATTGTATTTCCGTCTGTATTTTGCTTGACAACATTTATTTTTCTTATATTCTCATTGAATAACCGAATATTGTGTAACAAATATTCTTTACTTAAACCGTCTCCATTTGCAACATCTGATTTAACTGCAATAAATCCTTCTTGTTGAAGATATAAATTAAATAAAATAACTAATACTAGAAAAATAGCTAAAATGTAATAGTATTTCATATATAATATTTTGATATATTTTTTCAAATACAATATATATGCAATCAAACGAAAATATTGATAAATTAACATTAGAATTATTGATAAACAAAAATCAATATAATAAATATTTATCACAAACAAATCCAGAAAAATACAAACAACATCAGGAACATTTAGACAAAATTACTAAATATAGGGGAAAAATTAATGCATTGTTCTCAAACCTTTTAGAAAATCCAGAAAAACAAATTACAACCAACATAAATGAAAGTTTTGACAATTTTTTGAGAACATGTATCAATCATTTTGAAATGAAAGAATTAGAATATCAAACTACATATGATTCTTATGAAAAAGAAGATGAACAAGATATTATGTTTGGTAATTGTGAGAACGAAACAGAAAATGAACCATTAATGAATACATCTTATGCGTCAGGTTCTCTATGGGGTAAAAAAATAAAAAAGAAAAACTGTGAAAAAGAAGATTCAATGATACATCTTCCATCATCGACTTCAATTCCGTCTTATACTATCGATATGTTCATGAAACAAAAACAAAATAAAAAATAAAATATCTATTTATTTTAAGTAATCATTGAGAACATTATGAATTTTTTCCCAAAAAATCCATTGAATTTATTGAATTTAAATACTAAAAAGGCAAGACCTAGTAAAACCCGTAAAACACTCAAAAAAATGAATTGTAGTCCATCTGTTAAGGGAAAAACGGTGAATAAAAATACATGTTATACAAAAGATGTTTTATTCAAAATAAAAGATGCATATAATGCGGGTCATAGTTTAGATGAAAAAATTGTATCAAGTAATCCAAATGAAATATGGAATATATTACGAGAACGTTTAGTAAAATGTGAAAAAGAAGATTGTTGGCTAACCGAAATTAATGACGTGAATTTACGTAAAGAAATTGACGATTATATTTTTGCACCGGACCAACCACCAGAATGGAAGAAAAATAAAAATGAATGGTTATCTAATGTTGATATTTCCAATGTAATGAAACAATATGAACATACACATAAGAATTTCAAATTTATTGGACCAACCCCGATTGATTTTGCAACACGTGTTCCAGAACAAAATGGAAAATGTGTATGGGAAGAATTATGTTCTATATCGGTTGAAAACTTGTTGAAACAAGGAAAAACAAAAATCGGTATTACATTTAATTTAGACGACCATAATGGCCCAGGTAGTCATTGGGTTTCTATGTTTGTAGATTTTGATGATAAATATATATTCTATTATGATAGCGCAGGTAGTGATATACCAAAAGAAATAAATGATTTAAGGAAAGTAATTATTCGACAAGCAAATAATTTAAAACCTAGAAAAATAAAAATGAAATTTTATAAGAATTATCCAGTAGATCATCAACAAGGTAATACGGAATGTGGTATGTATTCATTATTTTTTATTATTACAATGCTAACTGCCAAAGTAGATGGTATGTCCAAATTATCTTTAGCCAAAAAAATAAAAATGTTTAAAGGTGGAAATATACCAGATTCGTATGTTGAAAAGTATCGTTATGTATATTTTAATTTTGAATAATTATTTTGTCATAATATAATAGTATGACAAGATATAAAAGACCAAATAAAAGAAATAAGACCCGGAAAATTAAAAAAATGAAGGGCGGTGAGGAGCCAAATATAGAAAATCAAATAAAAGAATTTGCAATTAAGACAATAGAAGATAAAATAATAAATGAAATAAAGTTGGTAGGAACAACTGGAACCACTGGTCCAACTGGACCGATTGGAATTACTGTGCCAACTGGAACTACTGGTCCAAATGGACCGACCGGACCAAAACAAAATAATAAAAAAGAAATTGCAAAAGTAAATTATTTTAAAAGATTATTCAAAGATGATAAATTGAAAGATGATATAAATCCAATTTATAGTAATTTTATTATAGATAAATCTGGCGAAAGTGTGGTAGAAAGTGTTGCAGGTGTTGAAGAGTTATTCAAAATTTTTGGAAAAGAATATCAATATTTTAAAAACCGTGATGATAATGAAAAAATTTTACCAATAAAAACAAAAATTATTGAAAATGATTATGACCCAAAACGAGAGGTTCCTATTGATGAGATAAATAGTAGTAATCGTACTACTCGTAGTGATAGTATGGTATAAATACAATTTCAATAAAAATATATTTAGACATTTCTAATTATATTTATCAAATGGCATATATTCATCCTGAAAATCAAAAATTATTATGGAATACGATTCAAAAAACGCCTATATTTAATAGTCTTGGTTCTCAACAAAGCCAATGGTTCAAATCTATAATTCAACGGTTTTACGAAGAATATCCAAATGCAAAAGTAATAAAAACCAAAGATGAATTGCAAAATATAAATCGTGCAACAATATCTTTTATGGTAAATTCTTTGAAAGAAATGGTTCAACCTAAACAAATTATGCAAACATCGTCACTATCTTTACCATCTACAACTGGAAGTAATGAAAGAATGTCATACTATAATGACCAATTCAATAATCGTCAAAAAGAATATGAATCCATGAATACAAAACCATTACCACCAACAAACAGTGTTGTAGATGAAAAAATAACAGATGAAGTAATTACAAATATGGATGAACTTATCAGACAACAAATTGAACAACGAGAACTTGAATTGAAAATGTTTGGTCAAGCACCATTATCACAAATGCCGAAAATAATAATTAATGAAGAAATACCTACTGTTGAACATTTAGTTATTTCAAAGGACGATGAGAACAAAGAAAGAATAAAAAAAAATGTATCTTGGAAAAATGTAGAACCAGAAGAATTTGAAGAATTGAAAAAGAAAGTATTGGAATTAATGGATACTGTTGAGAATATGAAACAACAATTGGATGTTCTTACTGCTGTAAAAAGTGATACACAATAAAAAAGGTTTCCCTTTTATATTTTTGTTGTGTGAATTCAATATAGTAAATAAGAGTTTATTTTTGGAATTAAATCAACGCCAATTTTAGATGATAATAATACAAATGTTTCTTTTTTTTCTTTTGTATGATTTCCCAAATAGTCATCAATTTTTTTCAAAGTCAATAAAATATTTTTTTTTAAAGTTTCTGTTCTGAATGTTTTATCTTGTTTTGTTAATTCATCCAATATTATATTTCCTCTTGTTGCCATAGTTTTGATTAACGATATGAAGAAATCTTCTTTTTTAGTGTGACTATTATGAATATCATGACGAATTTGATAAAATTCATTGTATAAAATACTATACAACTTATTTATGATATATATACGACTCTTTTTACTACCATTCGTTTGAATATTATGAGTAAAAGTATCTGCCATAATCCGTAGTTTGTAATAAGACTCGTTTGGAATGATGTTTTTGTTTTTGTTTATAATTCTCTCACTTCGGCGCAACATGTTCAATATTATTTTGGTATAGATGTCAATATTGTATTTGATAAAAAGTATTTCAATTTTTTCATAACAAAAATATAAAAGTGTGGAAACAATTTAGAAATATAAGGAGAAATACAATAAGTATGTTTGTGTGGATACTGTTATTCAGTTATTTATATTATACACAAGCATTAGATGTGCAAACGCCATTGCGTTATCCAATTACAGATTCAAGTATAGTTCAAAAAATTAAACCATATTTACATGAAGACCAATATAATAATCTTATTTCAAAAATAAAAACACATAAAATAAATGAATTATATTTCACACCTAAAATGGATGTAGTTGTTTCACATAATACAGAAACAACCGATAAACCAATATTAGATTATTCAGTAACTACGGTGAATCCATCGATAGTAAATTCTATTGTAGAACTTGCAGATAAAAATGAAGTAAATACAGTGTTTTTGAAAGACCCTCAACAAAATGAAATTATAACAGGAGCTGCGAATATACTGAATTTTGCATTGAATTCAATTTTTCCAATATTAATATTAGTATCAATATTTCGCATGTTTTCAATGAATCAAACACCAATGGGCGGTGGATTTGGTCCAAATTTTGGTAAAAAACCACAAATTAATGTAGATAAAATAACAATGCAAAAAAATAACATAACATTAGCAAGTTTTGCAGGAAGTGAAGAAATTATGCGCGAATGCACGGAAGTAGTGTCTTATTTGAAAAATTCAACATTGTATGAAATGGCAGGAGCAACAATACCCCGTGGAATATTATTAGAAGGTCCGCCAGGTAGCGGAAAAACGTTACTTGCAAAAGCAATTGCAAGTGAAGCGGATGCAAATTTCATATCAACAACTGGAAGTGAATTTGTGGAAATATTTGTTGGTATGGGAGCATCCAAAATCCGTAATTTATTTGAAAATGCACGAAATAATCGTCCATGTATAATTTTTATAGATGAAATAGATGCGGTTGGAAGACAACGTGGTGCAGGTATCAATATGGCAAATGATGAACGAGAACAAACATTGAATCAACTTTTAGCTGAAATGGATGGGTTTGCAAATAATGATGGTATAATGATAATTGCCGCAACAAATAGAAAAGATGTATTAGATGCAGCATTATTACGCCCGGGGCGTTTTGACCGAATTATTACAGTGCCATATCCTGACCGCGAATCTCGCAAGTCAATATTGCAAGTTCATTCACGTGATAAAAAATTAGATGAGAAGATAAATTTAGATTATATTGCAGAATTAACAGCGGGGTTTTCAGGAGCACAATTGAAAAATTTATTGAATGAAGCTGCTATATATGCAGTTCGCAGTGGTTCTATTGTGATAAATGAAAATAACATATTAGATGCATTAGAAAAATTAATAGTAGGTATAGTAAAAACACGGGATGAACGTTCTCCGGATTCAATCAAACGAGTAGCAATACATGAAATTGGGCACGCATTTTTAGCAGCATATTTCAATGAATATTTCGATTTGAAAAAAGTGACAATTCAAAGCACCTACAATGGAGCAGGTGGATATACATTATTCAATGAATATTTGAATATAACTGAAAGTGGGTTATATACAAAAGATTTATTACTGAAACGTTTGATTGTGACAATGGGCGGTAAAGCCGCAGAAACGATTTATTATGGAAACGATTATGTATCAGTTGGGGCAGTTCAAGATTTAAAACAAGCAAATAGTTTAGCAAAACGAATGATAGGAAACTACGGTATGGGTAAAAAATTGGAGGCGTTTTATAATGAAAATGTCGAAGATGATAGAAATCCTTTTTTAGGTAGAAGTTTAGCATTAGGTTCTAAATATTCCGAAAGAACAAAAGACATGATGGACCGTGAGACATTAGAATTAGTAACTTTTGCATTGAATGAAGCAAAAAATATTTTAATGAAAAACCGCACAAATGTTAGCATTTTGGTAGATTGTTTATTGAGCAAAACTACATTAACTGGCATTGAAATACTTGATAAAATGAATTTATAATTATATTATATATGAATGTTGATGATATAGTAAAAAGCGATACATACAAAATATTTAGAATACATAGATTGCTCTTGATATCTTCGTTATTTTTTTTGATACCAGTGTATATATTTATAAAAAAATTTGTGTTGTATAAAGAACAATTGCGCATATTTGAATATGTATTGGTAGGATTTGTCATTTTCAATATTTGTGCGTCATTGTTTTTTTGGTATAACGGAAATGAAAATTCGTGTTTTCATATAATAGATGGTATTTTTGCAAAAATTTCCTTTATTATGTTTGTTATATATGTGTTATTTTTCAAAAATATACCGAATTATATGATATTATTATTTTTGATTTTATTGTCACTTGTTGTATATTTTGTATATTGTAGTAATTATTATTCAAGAATAGAATGGTGTTCAGAATCTCATATATTCCATCATGCAATGTTTCATGCATGTGCGTCCATGGGAGCAATATATGCATTTATATAATATACATTTATAATGCATATAAAAATATGAATACATATATATTAGTGATGTATTTATATATTTTATTTTTTCTTTTTTTCATTGGAACGAATGTATGTGAAAATTTAAGCAAACTTTCACAACAAAGAATAAAACACATTATTCAACACCCAGGAACAACTCCTGAAATGCGAGATAAAATAAATCATGTATTATTTGATAGTTACAAGGGATGGGCCGAATCGAAAGCGATTCATTTCAAGCGTTTACATAAACATAAATGTTATCACATTACACCTTTTAACATTTCAAACGCCGATTTTCTCGGCATTAAAAAATAATTAAAAAATGTAAAATCAACAGGCGTGCTTATCTTTGTGTTTCTTAACGCCGATTGTCTCACTTAACCCTGTCTTTTTGTTTCCACAGGTGAAAGACGATGCTTGAAACTGAAATTCTACTGGTCTTGTTTGGTTATGTATCCAACATTCAGTTAAGTTCAGTATATTTATAGCGGAATTCTTATCCCTTGTTCTAAATACGACATTTTTGTTTTCGCAACTCACGCAGTTAGAACAAGTGAATAATCTGTAAATTTCAACTCCTTTTGTATCTTTATAATGTTTCAACTCTTTTCTACATTCACAACACTTTTGAGATGTATAAAATTCATTAATAGTTATTGTATCATACTTTTTATGAATTAGTTTCCTTAATCCTTTATTCATTGTAGGCATAGTATATTTAATTTGTGAAGACATACTCCAATTTCCATAACCAATAAGTATATTTTCTCCAAATGTATCTTTTATTTTATTCAAAAATGTATCTATGCTTTTCTTACCATAACTATATTGTCTAAATTTCATTTTTCTCCAAACTTCTTTTTTGTAAAATTCTGTTGTTTCCTTATTTAATTTGTCTTTTTCAACCAGATAAACCTTGAATTTTTCATAATTAACTGATTTACTATTTTTACTTGATAAATGAGTTTCTTTTTCTATAATATGATTCCTTTTCTTTTCTTGTAATAATATTCTCTCATTTCGTTTTCCATAACTTTCTACCTTTCTTTGTGATGCTGTAAATTGTAGTTTGTTTCCATTTTTATCCATCATATACACTAATGAATGCTTACCAGGGTCACAACCCACAATATTTCTATCTTTCAAATTATCTAATTGCTCTTTGGATAAATCTTCTATATTGTAAAAATCTTGTTCTTGTAAAACAGGAACTCTTGTTCCCCATTTTTTATCTTTCAAATCTTTTCTAATGAAGAGCAAACAACAACTAATTCCGTCCGTTTGAATTTGATTATGAAACTGATAATGTTTATTCTTAAATATTTTATTTTTCAAATCTAAAAAGTTGCACCATACTTCATTTTGGTTGTCTTTTACATTACTTAATAATTCTCCCTTTTTCACTTTATTACCATCTTTGTCTTTTTCAGGACAAAATAGATTTATCAAACTTGCTGTATCAATAATAATATGTTTTGGAATGATATTGTTTCTTAATGGTAATGGTTGGAATAATTTACTTTCTTGTTTTTCCAATACAGAATTCATATATAACATTCCTTTCAAATATTCAAATGGTCTAACCTTAATATCATATTGTATTGACTTTTTAATTTCGGTAGGTAAAATATTAGATAAATGAGTAAGTTTCCAGTTAGAAAATATTTCATCAGTTTCATTCAATTCTAATAAATGTTTTTTGAATTGAAATAAGATTGCTTTATCTTCTGTAATTTCATTTGTGGTTTTGTTAATAAATCGTAAGAAATGCTGAATAAAATGCTCTTGAAAATTATTATGTAAAGAAGTATGTATTTGTGTTGCTAAATAAGGTAATAAAAAAGTGGTATTTTTCAAATTAGTTTTTTCGTGATTAAATAAAGGTTGATATTCAATTTTGTAAAATTCTTCAAATATTTCTAAAAGTTCTGTATCTTTACCTTTTTTACCTCTATTATCCCTTAACCCTAATGTTTTGATACAATACAAAATAAATGTTTCGTCTATTGTTGGTAATGGTTTGTTGTTTGTATAACAATTCAAAATATATAACCGAATAAATTGATAGGTATGAATAACCAAATCATTCATCTCAAAAACTAAATTATTTATAACTGGTTGTATAGTAGCACGATTAAGTAAAATAGTTTTGAGTGGTATTTTGAAAGTTTTATAGGCAGATTTTTCAACATTCCTAAATTCTTGGAATGTTTCCTTTGGTTTTTTCTTTTTCACCATTCTATATATTTACTAAATATTTTATTTTTATATAGTTAATTTAATTAATTATATAATTCCTAAATATTTTCAAATTCTTTGTTTTCATTAATATTTTTTAATTTTTCTTTTTTATTTAGATATGCTGTCCTTGCGTATTGTTTTTTTTTCTCGGTAGTTAGTGTAGCATTATAATTTATTTTTTCTTTATATTCCTTTACTTTCTGTTTATGTTTTTCTTTATTTTCTTCATAATATATTTTATTTCTTATTGGTGCTGTATATTTTTTGAGATGTTCTTTGGTTTCAATTAATTCATTTTTCGTTTTTTCTAATTCTTCTTTTAATAATATATTTTCCTTAATAAGTTCTTCGTTATTCATTAAGGTAATATAATAAATTATTTTTATATAATTTTCACTATATAAAAATCGGCGTTTGAAATGTTAAAAGGTGTAAAAATGACGAAATTAAATCCTATGCATTATATGGATTATATCAAGGAATAACGCGATACAATGGTAATAATACATTTATCACTTATATTGATTTTTATATGAAAAATCAATTACAACAATGTATGTCAAAATTATTACCGATAAATGCGTTGCCAAAAACATATTTGAAGAAGAAGAAAACTACACAAGAAAACAATAAATTATACAATATTTATTTGAAACCAATATATATTGGACTTGATAATTATTTGATGGAGAATACAATATATAATTCAATATATTCACATGAAAACAAATGGTTAAAAAATGAAAATGATTTGGAGTTTCAAAAGATGATATGGGAAAAAATACGTCAATTACCACCATTTCAAATGAGAATAATGTTTTACAAATATTCAATTGATTTTGAAATGTTACGCAGTAATCGTGCTATTGCTGAAATAATGGAATGTTCAACTCAAACAGTTCGTATAAATTTGATTGATGTAAAAAATAAATTACTACCTTTCATTAACAATAATTGTAATTAGTGAATTACAACCGTAACCACTGCAATATGGTGTATATAATTTAGGAAAAAATAAATTAATAATATATAATGTCGGTTTTAACAGATTTGCAAAAAACAGAAATTACGGGATATATAAATAAATACAGAGCATTACATCAGGCACCACCATTGGTGTTTGATGAGAATATTACACGAGTTTCACAAGATTGGTCAAATTATTTATTAACAAACAATGTGTTTCAGCACAGTGGAAATAAATTGTATGGTGAAAATTTGGCATATTTTAGTGGGTATGAACGAAATATAATGGTTTTATTAAAGAAATCTATTGATGCCTGGTACAATGAAGTAAATAAATATGATTTTAATAATCCTGGTTTCACACCAGGAACTGGACATTTTACATGTTTAGTTTGGAAATCAAGCACAACATATGGTATTGGTATTTCAATAGATGCAAATTCAAATGCATATATAGTAATGAACACTTATCCAGCTGGTAATTATATTGGTCAATTCAAAGAAAATGTATTACCAGCGGTGCCGATGCCTGCACCAAGTCCTGCACCAAGTCCTACACCAAGTCCTGCACCAAGTCCTGCGCCAAGTCCTGCACCAGCCCCAGTCCCGGTGCCAGATAATGTTATCAATAATAAAACATATATAATCAATATGTTATACAATATAATAACATCAATACAAAGAAATCAACCACGAACAGTAATAATAAGTGCGATATATAATTTGATATTGTTTATAAATGGATTGTAACAAAAAAAAGATATAAAAAATTACGTAAATATAATATATGGAATTATTCAAACATACATTATATATAAATTTGGAGTCAAGACCAGACAGACTTAAACATGTAACCGAAGAATTAAAAAAGATGAATATTGAAGCCGAACGAATAAATGCAATAAAAATGGCAGATGGTGCAATTGGTTGCACATTGAGTCATATACGCTGTTTAGAACTGGCAAAAGAACGACAGTATCCATACGTATTTATTATGGAGGATGATATTACATTTTTAAACCCGAATTTATTAAATGAAAATCTTGTAAAATTTCAAGAAAATCCAGAATTAAAAAATTGGGATGTTCTCATTATTGGAGGTAATAACTGTCCCCCATATATGAAAATTACAGACTATTGCATACGTGTCGCAAATAATCAAACAACAACAGGATACATTGTAAAATCTCATTATTATGAGACCCTTATACAAAATTTCAAAGAAAGTGCGCAGAAATTAATGCGAAACCCAAACAATAAACGAGAATATGCATTGGATATGTATTGGAAACGATTGCAACAAACTGGTATATGGTTGATGATTATTCCTGCAACCGTAACACAATACCAAGATTATAGTGATATTGAAAAACGTGTTGTCAATTATAATCATTTAATGTTGGATATTCAAAAAGATTGGCTATTTCGTAGATGAATCATATACAATTATCGTTTATTTTCTAACATCATAAATGACGATAAAACAGCCTTATTTTTTTCTTCATATTGCATTGTTCTCAAATTAGATTGATACTGACGTTTCATCATTTCTTCTTGCATTTGTCGTTCTTTCGCTGCCAAAACTTGTTCTGCACGTTGTTTTTCCATAGGATTCAATGATTGTTTGCTACGTTCTCTCACAAAATGGTCAACCGATGTATATGTTTGAACTTTTTCAAAATCACGTTCGCTAACTGCAAATACGGTTTGGTCTTTATGAACTTTGCGTAAATCATCGTATTTCAATTTACTAAATGGGTCGCTAGTTACATATGCATTGTTGTTTAAATCATCATCATCATCATATACATTTGTTCCTGCACCAGATGAATATAGATTTTCTACACCGCGATAATTAATAATTGCCTGGTTTTTTTGTTTCATGTTCTCTAAAACATCTCTCATATTACTTGCATTTACATTTTGGTCAATGTTATAAATCGGTTCATCTTTTACAAACCATTCATTTTTAGATGAATTGGGTTTTTTAGCCATATTTTCTTCAAATAATTGATTAAATTTACTTTGAAATTTTTCGGGATTCATTTCTTGAATAGCGGATGATACTTTTTTTGTATTTGTTTTATTAAGTTCTCCATTTAGTGGTTTATATTCAATGTTCTCAACTGCTTTGTTTTGTTTATTTTGATTTTCATAAAATTGCAATACAATTTCAAAAGCCTTTTTATAAAACAAAAAATATTCACTTGGTAATTTTGATTTATCGGGATGTAACATGAGAACTTTCTTTTTAGCGCGTTTTAAATCATCTATTGTAATTTGATATTTCAACTCAAATAAACCAAGTATTTCATCCAAAGAATACATATGAATATTTAAATTATGATTGGATTGCATGTTTTTATAGTATTTTAGGAAAAGTATTTAGAAAATTTTCGGCTAAATATTTTTTATTGAAAAAAACATATACTGTAAGTATATACCATGGAAAACGGGTTAACTATGTTATTGCATTCACTTATCATTGGTGTTCTTTTATACATCATTATGGTTTTCATTTTAGGACAAAACAGATTAGTTGCTGAAAATAGAAGTATTTTGATTGCAGCAGTAGTTTTGATTTATATGATTTTATTTGGACATGGATTACCAAAATCTATCAACAAAAATATCTAATTGATTTTGTAAGAAATTGAGAACATTCCATATAAGTTCTCAATTTCAATGTATTATATATATTTAGTAAAAATGAAATAAAAATAATTGAACATTATAATATAAAAATGCCAAAAGAAGTTATTACAGAAATTGCAAGTATGCAAGATTTAATAGAAATATTGAAAGTAAATGATGGTTTAGTAATTATAAAATTTGGAGCAGAATGGTGTGGGCCTTGTAAAAAAATAGAACAACAAGTATATGCTGCATTCGAACAAATGCCAGATAATGTTCAACCTATTATAGTGGATGTAGATGAATGTTTTGAAATATATGCATTTTTAAAAAGTAAAAAGATGGTTAAATCTATCCCTACAATATTATCTTACGAAAAAGGAAATATTTCCTATATACCAAACGATATTATAGTAGGTTCTGATACAGATGAATTGAATCATTTTTTCAAAACATGTTTTGATAAAGCAAAAGAAATGTTGTAAATATACTATTGTAAAAAATATAAAGATTTTTACAATAATAATAGAATAATGAAAAAGGTTAATTATTATGTATTAACCAAGATTGATTCTGTTAAATATAATAGAATGAAATATAGATTTGAACATGAAAATATAGATGCGATGTATTGTCCAGTAGTAGAATTCACAGATGAAAGATTGGTAGATGTAGATGATAAATACAAACGTCCATGGTCATGTATGTTAGGACATTTAGATATGTTTGCTAAATTTTTGAATTCAGATGCAGACTATGGTATATTTTGTGAAGATGATATTCATATTAGACGGGGTATAAGCGAAATTATACCAGAAACAGTTGCTAAATATGAAAGGCGGAATTTAGAAATATTAATGTTGGGATATTTATTTCCATTTAGACCAGTAGAATTAACCTTTTATCATGAACCCGAATTTTATGACCAAAAATTAGAATTGATAGATGAAAATCTTATTTATTTTACATATATTGAAAGATTATGGGGTTCTCAAATGTATATGTTGAACAAAAAAACAGCTGAAAGATTTTTGAATACATATACAATTGAATATGCTAAACAATCATTGACAAATCCAAACATGGCACCATTTGCAGTAGATTGGACAATTACTAAAAATGGAAGAAGAGCCGCTGTATATCCAATGTTAGGAGTAGAAGAATTAACAGAAGACCAAAGTGATTATGGTCAATTTATATATCATAGAAAATGCACCGCTATTCATTATGATGCTACTAAATATATTTAGTTTTTATATTTTCGTTTCGTTCTTCGTTTTTTCTTTGATTTACCCCCAGTTGTTTCATTATTTTCTTCTCTTGGAGTTTCAAATACATTTTCATTTTCTTCGCCAAGTTGTTCTTGTAATACTTCTTGTAATCCTTCTTGTAATCCTTCTTGTGAATCTTCTATTTGTTCGTATATAGTAGCAGCAGCCAATACCACACACGTAACTCCTATCATACCATATGTCAATAATGTTTTTGAATCAATAATATCAATTGAACGTTCTGTTAATATTTTTAAAAAATTATAATTGTATAAATCTGACATATATACTATACTATTATTTTATTGTTTATTTTTATTTTTATTATACAAAATATAATAAAAATCAAAAATTTGCATTCCAATCATCATACAATCCACCTTCCATTATATTTGATACATATTTATTGTTTTTTTCTAATTCTTCTATAATCAATGATTTTTCAAAAATAGAAGTTGTATTGGATTCTAATAACATTAATATTTGTTTTTTTTTTATATATCCTAGTATTGTTCTATTTAATTTTTCTTTTGAATATGTACGCAAATCATACCCGGTCCTATTTTTTATAATATTTATATACAAAGGAATATTTGTTTGTAATTCAGTATTGTGTTTTTTTTGTATTTCATAGTAATTTAATATAAATAAATATAAGTTTAACAATAAATTCATATATACATAATTATAACATTTTTATATTTTTTTAGATTCTTCTTTTTTTCTTTTCATAGTCTTCCATTTGTCTTTTATACATTTCATCTGCATATTTGTTTTTCCATTTTTCTTTTGTAATATCATCAATTTCAGTGTTGAAGTGTTTTTCATATTGTTCAGGACTATCATAATACAATGTTGTCAAATCTTCATCACATTTATCTGTCAATAATCTTATTTTGAAAAATAAATCTTCATCAAATGAACCTACTAAACAATTTGTATATGCACCGTTAATTGCATTGCGAATTTTTCTACCAGGACATATTGGCGTTGCATAATATTCAACACTATATTGTTTTCCATTCTTGTAACGATATACTTTATTATATCCTTTATCTTGTCGTTTGATGTCTTCTAAACTTTTCAAACGTTTCTTTTTTTCAGAAGTTATTGTATAATCTCCGGTTGTAATGGAAACATCGTCATCCATATATACATCATTATACTTATCAACTTCTTCTTCTGAATATTCTGACATTTTTTAAAATTATCTAAAATACCAATGTGTAGATATTATTTATCTGTTGGTTATAATATAATACATATTTTTTTTATATTGTTTATATTTATATTTTTGTATATATTACTATTATATAGATGTCATTTTTTTTGAATAAAATAGAGAGTGTGAAAAAGATGTTTTTCAATCAAGATAAACGAGAACCTGAAAAAACTGTCAAAAAAATACCAAACACTATAAAAATAAATCAAGCCTATGATTTAGAAAAAAGTAATATAACTAACAAACAAGATAATTTTTTAAATAGTGATGAAATAAATGAAAACAAAAATGATGTAATGCCAACAATTCATGATGATAATTATTTTGATATAGATGAAGAACAAGATAACAATGAAGAGTTTTATGACGATAGTCCATATGAATACAAAAATATATATTCTAATGAAATTACATATTATCACTATATAAATGACCGTTTAACCAAAACGTTTGGTTCTTGTATGGATTACGATTCTAGTAAATATAAAATACATTTCTGCATTTTTGCAATAAATGATAAATGTAGTATAAAAGGCAATAAATTACCATTTTTACAATTTGTATTTGAGAACAAAGATAATGTTTTCGTATTTCCTAGTATTGAATTCAATTGCCCACATAAACAAACTATTGATAAAGAACCTATTGAAGTAGATGATGATGTATATTTCAAAAATGAATGTATTAAGAAACTATTAGATGTATTTCAAATAGATAGTATTGACGAAACTATGATGGAAAAAATATATAAAGGGTTTTTAGAATTTGATGAGAACAATATTTTTGTAGTATTTGATTTTACATATATACAATCTATTATTTTCAAAACCGAAGAAAGTAAATCCTTTTTATTTTTCTCAACCAAAATTGAAAAATATGAATGGGGTATTATTGATGAAATTAGAAAAAAAGAAATCCAGAAAATACCAATTGAGAACCTTGTGTTAGATTTTTTCCAAAAATACAGATATATGAATGAAATTAAAACCGATAATAGAACTTTATTATCTATTCCTTCATCTTTGTATTTATGTAAATATGAGAACAATAATTATGAAAACATAACAGAAACTTTCAATACAAATTATGAAAAGAGAAGTATGCATCCGCATTTAGGATTTTTCTATTTTTTCTCTGTTGAACAACTACAAAAAGATGCAAAACGTTGTGCTATATTTAGCGAAAACAATATTGTATTAGATAGAACATTTGACAAAATGAAGGAAGATGATATACATGAATACAATAACATTCTTTTAAAATATTCTGTATTTGAATATGTTGAGAACAATAAAACAATTTGGTGTGTAAAACCAGATACTTTATTCTGTGAATTGTAAAAATATAAAAAAACGATTTAGAATAATAATTTCATAAAATAAATATATGAAATTAGTAGTATTGACATTTGGTGGTCGCGAATGTTATTTGAAAATCCTTTTTCCATTAATTTTAAAATACAAAAATTATATCCATGAATATCGTCTTTATATTGCTACTACCATACAAAGTGATATTGATTACATGGAAAAATTTGCAACAGAAAATGCATTTGTAAAAACCGTATATTGTAATGTGGATGGAAAAGTTATTTTAGATGATAAATGTTTAATATGGGATAATGCATACAATACATGTAAAGATGAAAATACTGTATATTTGAAATTAGATGATGATATAGTATATTTTGATGAATCTTTATTTACCGATTTTATCCAACATCGTATTGAGAACCCTAACCCACCATTGTTATATCCTATAATTATTAACAATCATTTCATAAGTTGGATGTTACAAGAAAAAGGTATTTATAACCCAGAACATAAAAGTGAAATTGGAAATACTTGGAAATATACAATTACGAGAGTGTTCTCGCATATTATGAATAATAAAACAAAAAAATTAAGAGTAGGAGATTTTATTCATGATAATGAAATTCTTTGTCCAATTGCCTGGGGTAATTTAAATTATTGTTACAATTTACACAATCAATTTTTACAAGATTTACAACAAAATAATATTGATAAATACAAATTTGATAAAAATATTCAATTGAATTATGCAGAAGCGATATCTATCAATGCATGTGCATGGTTAGGAAGTGATTTGAATGAACTTGTCAATAAATATGGTCAAATATATCATGATGAAAATTGGTGGTCTTTATATGTTCCCATTTGGTCAGGACGTATAAATGAAATTTATGGAAAAACAGTTGTATCTCATTACGCGTATTATAAACAACGAGAACTTGGTTTGGATAATACAGATATTTTAGATAAATATTATCAATATATGAATCATTCATTATTTACGTCTGTTATTTGAACAAATTTTTATAGTTTCTTAATTGAACCACCATTTCATGCCAACTATTACATTTATCCAATTTACACAATATAATATTTTCATCTAATAATTCAGTTTGTTCTTCTTGTATTGAATCAAATAATATCATTTTATGATTATTTCTAAAATTACCAATCAATCTATATATTTGAGACAAATAAACATAAACGTCAGTTATTATAATTCTATCATCAATTGTAAAATTACCGTTTTCTAATGAAGATTGAGATGTATATATAAAATATAATTGTTCTGTTGAATTCAATATTATATCTTTCAATCTTTGAAATCTTCTTATATATTTATTGATAGTTTCAATATTATCAACATCATGTGGAAATATGACATTATATTTAGTATTATACAAAGCACTTCCATTATCAAATGTATAGTAATGTTCCATTTTTTTCAATGTTGCTCTTTTTTCACAACAGAAAAAATGATTTTTAACTAAATCCTCTATATTCATATTTTCAATTAGTAATAAATATAACATTTCAAAAGTGAATTTTGGATTAGCAAACATCCAATCAAATGGTAATGTTGGACTTTTACATATTTCATTTTTGAAAACATTAGATGAGCATTGAACACCAATCGGTATAATTATCATATATTTATATAGATATGTAATGTATATAAATATAAATGTAATAACGTAATATAATAAATGAAAGTAGCAGTATGTTTATCAGGACAGCCAAGAAAAGCATTAGATACATATCCATACATATATAATAATATTATAGCACCGAATAATGCTGATGTATTCATACATATGAATTATGACAAAGATAATCGATATATAGAAAAAATGCACATGGATAATGGAAATTGTAATTTAGAAAAAGATATAGATATACATTTAATAGAATTGTACAAACCAAAAAGTTATTTAATAGAATGCCCGCGTAATTTTCAAAAACCAAATTTTAATGTTCCCGAAAAGAGAATTGAAAATATTCAAAATATGAATAAACATAAAAATTGGTCAAAAGAAGATGCAAAAAAACATCTTGTAAAACAAATGACATCTATGTATTATTCTATTTATAAATCCAATGAATTAAAAGAAATTTATGCAAACGAGAATAATATTGTATATGATTACGTTATTCGTCTTCGGTTTGATTTATTACCAGAACAACCACTATTATGTTCTCAATTAGACCCAAATTATATATATTATATTGAATTAAATCAACCTGACCAATTAATTAGTGATTGGATGAATATTGGAAGTAATACTATTATGAATGTATATGCATCCTTATACTTACATATGGATTATTTGAATACTTTTACATATTATAAAAAATACGAACGGTTGGATAACAATTTAGAACCATCTGATATTTGTGGCGGTGTATATGAACATATGTTGCGAGATTTAATGAATTTACATAGAATACCAAAACGTGGGTTACGCTATCCTGGAAAACTTATTTATTGAGAACATGTGTTTTTACAAAACTATTATATATATAACAATATATATATGATAGAAGTTCCTCATACCGAATTAACGAGTGGCACAAATTATTATATTTCAAAAGGACAAGCAGAACACAAGAACAAACAATTTGGAACATTTATGAAAACAGACATTAAACCAAATGGGGATGCATGGGTATATTTCAAAGATATTGAATATCTTGATAAAATGGATACCATTAAAAAAATTAACCAACCTACTGTATTTATCTTACGAGACACTGATATCTATGAAGATGACCCGAATTCACAAGAATATCATTTTTATAAAGAAGTAGCTAATCCTATACAAAACAAAATGTATAGAAAACTTTTGGATAAGGTTCTCAATGACCCAAATGCAATAGACGAATATTCTAAATATTTACCAACAACCCGAAAAACCCGTGGAAAAGGAGGAAAAGGAATAAAGAAAACAAAAAGAACAAAGAAACAAAGAAAATCAAAACGTAGAAATTGAGAACTTTTATACATTGTTCTCATAATCAGTCAAATTAATAGACAAATTTGTATATTTATCTAAATATTTTTTCAAAATATCTTCTGCAATCTCTTCGCTAAAATTGGATATAATTTCTTCATTCATTGGACGTCTTCCGTTCATGTTCTCAAATTCTGTTACAAATGCATCTATTTTATCATGTGCTACTTTTATTTTATTGGAAACTTCTAATGCAACTAACGCAAAATGTTTCTTTTGTTCTAATCTTTTTCGTTCTTTTTCTTTCTCTTCGCGTTCTTTTCTAACAATTTCATCTACTTTGGATTGTATTACTGTTTCACGTGCTTGTAAATCGGCTATATTATCACTTGGATCAAATGTTGGCGCACGTAAATCTTTATACCAATGATGACGACTTTCATTGGACGTTACAATAATATCACATATATCTGGTTTTTTCAATGCATCAAATCGTTGTCTTTGTTCTGTGCCAGGTTTTCCAGAAAATGTTTTATTGAATTCATTTATTATTTTTATAGGTATAGATGGACTGGTTTCCATAAGTCTATCAAATTCTTGACGATTTAATTTCAAAAAATGACCTGCATCCATTCGTTCAACTGGTGCTTTCGCTAATTCAATACGAATATTACGTGCAAATTTATCCCAAGATATTGCAGAAACCCGGTGCGCCTCATTCAATTCTGATATTTTCAAATACTGTTGTATAGTAGTTAATATACCAATTAATATATTAATACTACCAATTACCATTGGTGCAAATGTTTGATATTGTAATGGCAAACTTGCCTGTGCAAATGATGCAGTTCCACTAATAGTAGATAATGTAATTGCAGGTATAGTGAACCATGCATGCATTACAGCATATTTATTATGTGCCCGCGTATTTAACCATTTATAACATTGTGCAATATCACACCATTCAACCATTATCATTTCATTTTCAGGAGACCATTCAATATTTTTTGTAGAACTTCCTACACTGCTACCATTATCATTATCATTTTCATCCATATTATTTTTTTTATCTTCTTTTCCTTTACTCATAGAGACAGTATATACATATCTTGTAGAAATTCATTTAGAATTGTAAATTACAAATTTTTTAATTTTCACTAGATTCTTTCATATCTACCGCAGCATCATTTATTATATCCACAACTTGTTCCATATTTTCTAAAATGGTTTCATTCGAGTTGAGAACAATATCTGTTTTTTTGATATTTTCCTCTACAATGGATTCTTTTGTTCTAATAGGATTTTGTGTAAATCCATCATCAAAATCAAAATCGATTGTTTCATGTGATAATATAAAATAGGATTCAATACCTGCATCATGATTTGTTTTGCGGTTGTTATTCAATATATCTTCGTCAATTTCTCGTTGGAACATATCCATTTTAGTATAAAGTTTTGCTAAATAATTTTGTTGAGAAGAATGAAAATAATGGATATAGTTGATATATAAACTCATTTGTTCTCGAACCAATGTATTTTCAAACTCTAATGTGGTTAAAAAATTACTAATAGACATTCCTACATTTGTATTATCACTGTAATCATTTTTTCTTTTTTCTGAATTTGAATAATATGAATACATATCATTCAATAGTAGTAAAATAGTTTTGTGTATTTCTTGAATATCTTCTATTTTATATTCACGAAAAGGTTCTAAATCTTTATAAATTGGTATTTTTGTGCTATCTGGTGCATTTGGTAATTCAATATTTTTTTCTTTGGTTTGCATTACAATAATGTTGTATAGTTTATAATAATCACCATACATACGGTTATTAATTAATATGATAAAACGATTAAGGTTCTCCAATTCCATATTCAATACCTTGTATTGAAAATAAAATGAATCCAAACAAAACAAAAATATTTTTTTACTATTGTGTTTAATCAAATTATTATATGTATTTTTCAATTTATTCAGGTTCTCGGTTATAATATCTTTTTTTTCATAAATGAGTTTATCAATATCTATCAATTTAGAAAAATTATGTTTCAATGAATCCACATTAAAAAAATGTAAATAAGACATGTGTATAGTATTTCATTAGATTTTTGTTTTACTAACATAAAAAAATCCCAATTTAGGGAATTTTTATTTTATTTTTTGTTTTTTCAGTATTTTGAATTTTTAGAATAATGAATAATATTTCATTTTTGGTTTTTCATAAATTGCATTAGATATTTCTAATAAATTATTTGTCTCTTGTTGTAGTTCTTCAAAATCACTTTGCATGATTTTATAGTCACTTTCTTTGAAAGAAGAAGGCACTTTGGTCAATAATTTACATAACTCATCGATTTCAAGATATTTTTCATCATTACGTTCGTCGTATGGAATGTAATGTTTCAATTCCCAATAATGGTCATCATCATAATACAATTGCATACTTCCATTTTTGTTTATTGCTTCACTAATCTCGTTTGATTTAGGAGTTCCATTCAATTCAACGTTCAAGAACGCAAATGAATACACATTGCGTTTTTCATTCATTCTCTTGCGCATGTCAATATAAACAACCTCTCCAATATTCATATTCATAAATGTATCCTTGATAGTTTTCTTTGATACATTTGATAATATACGTGGAATGAAAATGTTAATGTATGACATTTTTGCTGCTCTCTTGTTAGTTAATCACTTTAATCACTTGTTGTTATTTGTTTAATGCTATAAATAATAACAAATAAAAGTATTTCAATTTTCTGCAAATTTTTGTTTATTTTTCATAATATTCAATGCATGATAAATAGCATCAAACAATGGTATATATTCACTATTTTTTTCTTTTTGTATTTTTGCTCGTTCTTTTTCTTTTCTCAATAATTCTTCTTGTTGAGAACTCCATGGTATTTTTCCAGGAGGTTTTTCATATTTAGGGTCAATTAGTTCCAATTTTTTTTTATTTTCAATAAATCTTTGTATAAAAACCAAATTTTTATCTAAATCACATAATTTTTCACATTTTTCACATTCTTTTTTAGCAAAATGACCGACTATACTACAAATACTACAATTAGTTTGAGTATTTTTACTCATTTTTTCTAATAATTTTATTGTATATTCATCTAAAATCTCTTCATCAAATGAACCTCCGCGAACATTTTCAATTCCATACAAATCCATATATTTTCGTGTATATTTATCAACATCATAATCATCGCAATTTTCTATTATTTCTAATATAGACAACGGTGGATATGTTCTTGTCCATATATGACCACCATATTGGAAATGTTCATTTATGGTAAAATCAGGATTATATGTTTTCCCAATATAATATTTATTTTTTACTAATTGAAGAACGTATATATACATGATTTATATATATCATTTTTTTTATACTTTTTCTATAAAATTGAAATACAAATTGTTTTTTAATTATGAAACTAAATACAAACCAGTATTATTATTAAAATGTCAGCATTTTCAAATCTTAATTGTGTATATGAAATTCATACAAAACCAATGGAAGAATTTCCATTAACATTGTTTGATAATGAAATTGAATACAAAAAATTCGGTATTATTTCACTAACCACTGGAAAAACAGAATCTATTAAAATTCCACTTGCAATATTCTTCAATGTAGATTATTCAGGGTCTATGGCAGATACATGTAGCGATGGTCGTTCAAAAATGCAACATATCATTCATACATTGAACAATATTTTGAGAGTGTTCTCAAATATGGAAAATACTGAATGTTATATTGCAGTCGATGCATTTGATAATGATATTAAAACAATATTTGATTTCACAAAAATAACATCAACAAATTTAAATACATATACAGAAATGATATCTAAAATCTATCCAAATGGCTCTACTGATATAGAAAAATCACTAATTAACGCAAAAACAAAAATAAATGATTATATTGAAAAAAACCCAACACATAAAGTTGTGCATATACAATTAACCGATGGCGACGCAACCGCTGGCTGTAATGAACCAGAAAAACTTGCAGAAATCGTAGATGAACGATATACAAACATATTCATTGGTTTTGGAAATACACACAACAGTTTTATGCTAAATACATTGGCAAATAAAAAATACGGTGAATATTTATTTATAGATAAAATAGAAAATGCAGGACTTGTATATGGAGAAATTGTCAATAATTTAGTATATTCTCTTATTGAAGATGGATTTATTGAAGTTGAAAATTGCGAAATATATGATTGGAAAAAAAATAGTTGGTCCAATAAATTAATGATTCCAAAAATTGCAGGTGAGATAAATAAAACATATCATATTAGATACAATGATGCGGATAAAATTAATATTAATTTACATGGAATATTGATTGGAAAAAACAATATTGAATTACTGTGTAATGTTGAAAAAATACCAGATTTGATAGATATAAATACAAATATGGCTGAACATAACGATTTAACTAAATATATGTATCGTCAAAAAGTACAAGAATTATTGTATATTATAAATGAATATAATACAAAAAATAAAAAAGAAAATTCTTATTTTGGATTCGTAGATAGAACAACTGAAACAGATTGTGAAATTGAATTTGATAATAAAAATGAAATACGTAAAAATATAAAAACTTTATTTAATCATCTCAAAAAATATAGGGATGATTTGGATGACAAAGAAAATAAACAATTTATCAAAGTATTAATGGATGATTTATATGTATCTTACAAAACAATGAATACACATACATCTCATATGTATTCATGTGCAAGACAAACGTCCCAGGGTCGTCAATATTCTTATAATGTTACTAATATTCAAGAAGATGAATTCAAATTGAAACGTTCTTCTAGAAAATTCAATGTGAAACAAACTCCACTAAACAGAACTAATAATATACTATGCCAATGTTTAGATACAAATGAAGATAAAGATAATGATGATGATGATGATACAGATAGTTTATTTATAAAACATATAAACAAAAAATTGGATTTTGGAAATGAATATGATGAAATATTTAGAGAACATGATATAGAAGAAAATTGCGATGAATTTGATGACTTTGTGCTATCGCAAAACATAGAAACTACTTATACAAGTCCATCTATTATGAATATGATGAGGTCGGTAAGTGAAAGATAAAGAAATAGTTTATAGAAATATGTTTTATGTAAAATATAATTTATGTTTAGAACAGTATAAAAATATATAAATCATTAGTATATATTTTTAATGCCAAAAAAATCAAAATCTAAACAAGAAAATAAAGAAAGTGAAAAAACTGTTAATACTCCACCTGAAAATTTTATTGTAATTGTTCGTGATTTCATAAAAGATTTATCAATTACATTTCCTGAATATGTTCATTTGTGGATAAATTGGACAGACCCAAAATTACCAGAATCTGAAATACAAAGATTATATGATTATTGTGTTAGTGTATATCCTCAACGTTTTTTTGATATTTTGTATCAAAATGCAGACGTATTTGATGCTGAAAGCAATATCAATACTTGTTTTTTACCAAATGTAGATTTCAAACTGTTATATTGTTGCGATAATGTATCTGAAAATACAAAGAAAGCATTATGGAAATATTTACAATTATTGTTATTTACTATTGTAAATTCTATTAAAGATAAGACAAATTTTGGTGATACAATGAACTTGTTTGAAGGTATTGATGAAAATGAATTGCAAAGTAAATTAAATGAAACATTCAGTAGTATTGGCGATTTTTTCAAAAACATGGAAGAAAATATTAACAAAAATGATAATGAAACAAATGAAAACACCGATATACCAATGCCAGATATGAATGATTTTTTAAAATTTGCAGAAAAAATGAAAGAAGATGTTAATGGAGATGGTGAAATGCCAGGTGGATTTAAATTTGATAGAAGTAATATGCCAAATCCCGAAGATTTACATAATCATTTGAAAGGTTTGTTTGAAGGCAAGATTGGAACGTTAGCACAAGAATTAGCAGAAGAAATTTCACAGGAATTTGGGGATATATTGGGAGGAAATGAAGGAGATGAGGCAACATCCACACAAGATGTATTAAAGAAAATGATGAAAAACCCTAAAAAAATTATGGATTTGATGAAAACAGTTAGTGCTAAATTAGACCAAAAAATGAAGAACGGCGATATATCAAAAGATGAAATCTTGAAAGAAGCTACTGAATGGATGAGTAAAATGAAAGATATGGGCGGCGCTGACCAATTTAATGAAATATTCAAAAATCTTACAAAAAACATGGGAGGTTTAGGTAAAAATATGAAATTTGATAAAAATGCATTTGAACGTATGACAAAAGCACAATCTATGAAAGAACGTATGCGTAATAAATTAGAACAACGCCGACAACAAGCAATTGCACAAGCGGCATTGAATAAATCAAATGCAGTTATACAACAAACCGATGCTCCAAATAATTATGTATTTAGAATGGAAAATGGTGAAGTCCAAGAAAAAACATTCATTAGTAAAAAGCAACAAGACAAAGAAATAGATGATATTATGGCCAAATTGGATATTAAGGATGAACCAACATCCCAAGTCTCTAAAAAATCAAAGAAAAAGAGTAAAAAATAAAATGTAAATGTATTTTATATATATGATTTCATTATCCAAATATATAAATGTTCCAGTATTTATTGCAGCACTTGTAATAGGTATCATTGTTATGTATGTTACTATGCCAGATACTCGTAAAATATTCGTATATCCATCCCCTGAAAATATTGATATATTACAATATCGTGATAAGTCAAACGGTTGTTTCAAAATGAAACAAACCGAAGTTCCATGTCCAAAAAATGAAAAAGATATTGCTAAAATACCAGTTCAGTCGTAGAGTTTTTGTTTAGAAATATTATATTTGAAATATTATATTCAAATACAATATATGAAGTCTATCAATATAAATTTACGTGCAAATCGTAGGTATTCTGACCCTTATCCAGATGAATCAATAGATTTGAAAAAAGAGAATCAACAAACAAAAGAGGAACGTAAGAAAGCAATATATCACAGCACTATGGAAAATTTAAATCGTGTTGAACCTGGCGGATTGATGACTGGACCTGAATTGAATACATCACTTAAAAAATTAAGATTGAAAGGAAAATGGGGAGGTAGCCGTATGAAAAAACGAATAACCCGAAGAAAAAAGAGAAAAATGAAACAAACAAGAAAAAGAAAATAACATCAAATTATTTATATTACTAAAAACGTTATCTGTTTAATATATATATATATGAATATTAAACGGGTTTTATATTCACCAATCGGTAAAATCATAATTTCTATTTTATTGGGATTAGGTTTAGCAACAATGTTTCGCAAAGTATGCACTGACAATAATTGTATAATATTCAATGGACCAGTAATAACAGATATTGAAGGAAAAACATACAAATATGGTGAAAAATGCTATAAATATACAGCATCGCCAGTAATATGTGATAAATACAAAAAAATTATTGATGTATCATCTCCACCACCAAAAGATGAATAATATGCGTTAATAATATGAGTTTTAGACATTTTAATATAGTATAGTTTTATGACAGACCGAATTGCTACTACACGAATTGCGGATTTACCTGAAAATATAACGGTTCAAATGCCACCAGGTTCTTATAATCCACAACAACCAAATTTCAATCAACCCAATATTGGATATGGAGAATCAATAGAACAAAATACTACATATACACAAATGAATGTTCATCCTAATCCATATGGAATTCCTCAACAAAATAATATAATGGCATTACCACAAACAACTCAACAACCCAAGAATCAAAATCAATTCCTACCACAATACAATATGCAATCCAATGAACCTCAATATAAATTACCATCACGCGATATTCCAATAGACACAACACAATATTTGAATGATGAACAAGTCCAACCAAATTATATTCCAATGCAAAAATTAACTTCGGATTATATCAAAGATTATGAAGATGAAAATGATATACCAATACAAGAATATAGACAAAAAAAACACCGCGAATCCTTGGTAGATAATTTATTAACAGAATTACAAATTCCAATGTTGATTGCAATTTTATTTTTCATTTTTCAAATGCCTGTAATAAATTCACTTATGTATAAAAATTTAGCATTTTTACCTATATACAATAGTGATGGAAATGCTAATTTTTATGGGTTGTTATTGAAAAGTATATTATTCGGGTTAGCATATTATGGTGTATCAAAATTCACAAACTATATAAGTGAATTGTAGATATATGTTTTTTATTTATCATATATTGCATAATCAATATAATGAATTATAACAATAATCAACCCAGCGAATAACATAATTAGTATATAAAACAAGATTTGTCTCTTTGATATACAATAATGTGGCCGTATTGTTGATAAATCTTCACTTTGACTATCTGATATTCGATTTACAACTTCATCTGTGTTGGATTCAATATCATGTTTTTCTTCTTCTGGATAAACTCTCATTGGATTCAAATAATCTGATTTATTTTCTGTATTAGATTTTTCATTGAAAAATCCAATATTACAAAGTTTTTGTAAAAATTTCATAATTTCTCTATGAAATCATATTGTTAAAAAAATATTTTCAATTTTACATAATTGATGTTTTGCTAAAAAATATTCAAAAAACCGGATTTATTTTTTCTCTTTTTTCTGGTTTGTCTTTTCTTTTCAACATTTTTTACCGTTTTTTTATTTGATTTTGTGGATGGATTATATCTCAAAAACCATTCTTCATATTCTCGTGTTCCCCGTTTACCTTCAAGTTCTTTGAATTTTTCTGCTTTTTCTGCACGAATCGTTTCCAATGTGGGTTGTTTTCCATAACAATCCAAACTAAATCTTTTCAATAATCCTCGTTGTTCTAAACGATTCTCTTGTTCTACATCAAACAAAAATTTTGCCATACATAATATACGTTCTTTATTGAAATATGGAAATGGTTTATCTGCATAAATAAATGCTAAATAAAAACTCAACATAGTATCAATTGTTGCAACATTAATTTCTTTATCATTTATAGTAATTTTATTGTAACTATGACAGGCAATTGGTTTATATATAAATACTAATGTATCTTTTCCAACACGAACTTCACAACGTTCTGGAATAATTTCTCCAATAGCATCATGTTTTACTATTTTTATATTTTCATATCCATATTCATTTAATTGTTCTCCAATAATATTTGCTGTTTGTTCTGGTTCTTCACTTAATACATCAAAATCTGGTATTTGCATAATCAATTTTTTTTGTGATTTTGGCATATATCTTGAATATAAACTACTTGCATATCCGCCGAAAAATACTACACCTTGGTCTATCAATGCGTCACGCACAATAAAATATATTTTAGAAGACTCTTTTTCATTCGTTTGCATATTTCTTTGAAAATCTATTGTTTCACAATCTACTACCGATTTCAATGGGTAATATTTGTTTAATAGATTCAAACGTTTCAATACCTTTTCCCAACGTGATACGTCTCCTTGTGGTCGTGATAATTCTAAATACATACTCATGCGTAAAAAATTTGGTGGAGCATACAAAATACCTGAACGTTTTATGGATTCTTTTTGTATTGCGTCAAATATATCTTTTTCTAAATATGTAATATCTGCTACTGGTATAAAATTTACAAATACTTTGTATGTTCCCGGATGAACCCCGGATTTTGCTTCTACATCAGTATATCCTTCTTCAAAGTAAATATCTGCTAATTCTTTTGCATGTTCCAATGCATTTTTTGAGAAAAAATCATAATCAGGAACTTCTACATCTTTATTATAAAATTGAGCAAATTTTGGTAATATAGCATTGATTGCAGTTCCACCATAACATACTAGTTTTTTCTTCATTAAAAAATTTTCAACAATAGATATTATTTTTTTTACATCTTCACTATTTGCAATTTTTTGTCCTTGAATAGTTTCACTTTCATCAATTGCGTGTCTTAATATTGCTAATTCACAATCTTGAAATGTCATTTCATTATCACACAATTCTGTGTTGTATTTCTTATATGTCATTTATATATAGATTACATATATTTTTCATAATATATGTAATGTGCTAAATATTTCATTCAATTACAACATATTCTCAATACGATTACGTTTTGATATTCTTCTATCGGTCAAACCAGATAAATCACCTGTTGTGTGACTACGTTTCAATGTTTTCTTTTTTTTCTCACTTTCAGGAGTATCCAATGAAGACATTTTTACAGGAGAAAATGGACTTCTTGGTGGTTTTTCTGGATAAAATTCTAATGCTTTTGGGTTTCCTCTAATCTCTTTACTTGTTTTTTTGAAAAGAGGAGAACGTAGTGGTTGTGTAATTTCTTTAATTCTTGAACATATAGTTTGAAAATCTTGGTCTTTCATTTTCCAATCAAAATTCAATATATTGAATCTGTTTTTATCAAAATTGGTAATACTATAATTTGCTATATATTCTCTTTTTTGGTCATCGCTCAAATTATTGGGTATTTCATAATCATACCATGGACGTTTCATATTATACAAATTGTCTAACAATGGTATTATTTGTGGATATTTTCTAATTTTATCACCAATTGAACATGTCTTTGCATAATCTATATAGGAAATAAACCTAATTATTTTTTCTAAATTTGTTTTCATGTTATCTTTATTGGCTTCATCTATATTATGGAAATCACTGGATTTTACATCTTTTATTTCATCAAAATTACGTTGGAAATAGCTACTTACAATTGTAGGTTGTTCTTCCGTCATAATTACATCATCATCGTCATTCATAATTATTGTAGGTATTGTTTCTGTATCTATATCGTTGTTCTCAACATTCATTGTTGAAAATGGTTTTATATTTAAATTTTGGGTGTCATATAATTTATTATATAAATCGTATAATGGTTTCAATTCATGATAACTATCTTTTTCAAAATTTACAGTTCTACCAAAATCAATCATTAAAGGTTGTTTGTTCTTATTTTTACTTCCAAATATATTACCACTGTGACTATCATAATTTATTATTTTCAAATTCATAAACAATACTGCTATTTCAGCTAATGCATACAAACAGTTATATTTTCTTGTTTCAGGTATTCGTATTTCGCTTAATATATCATATTCTTTTTCATCCACAAATTCCATAAGAATTATACCCAATTCTAAATCTGGTATTACATATCCCTTTTCATTTGTTACATTTCTATACAAGAATGACAACATTTTTATGGATTCGTCTCCTTTTTCTCCACCAATTTTTTCTAAATTTTGTAGAAAATGTAGGATATCATTATTTTTCAAAAATAATAAATCAATAACACTTGGACATATATTAATTCTATTCAAATCTAATGTATGAATATATATTTCTTTTTGAATAGCATATTCGTTTTCATAATCACTCTTTGTTTCACTCTTTTTTTGATATCGTTGTTTATGTATATTTTTGTATATTTTGTATATTGGGGTTTCACTAATTAATGCAATTTTGAAAATTATACTATACACAGGTCTTTTTTCAAAATCACTAAAATATATGTTTTCCTTTCTATGTTCTACATCTAATTTGAATATAAATCCAGATAATGATGAATATGAAATTGCGGTCAATGTTGCACCTTTACTTTTTATCATTCCTATAATAGAATCCAATATTGAGACTTCATCTCGTGTTTTGAATACACCGCCTTTCATTTTTTTATTTTTTATAGAAATTTTCCTTGGTTTTCTATATTTTTTGTATGTTCTCTTCATATATATACATTTACAAAAAAATGAATATATTACTAAATACATTATTTTTCTACCACAAAATTTGCACCATATTTTAATGTCATTTTTTCATCAGGTTCTTGTTTATTTTTTTTAATGAATTGTAATACAGATGCTAATGGAACAAATGCGGATTGATATTCTGCAAATATGGTTTCATATAAATCAAGAGCCATATCTTTATTGTAAAATTTATATGCAATTGCTTGAACACCATAATTTTCAATTAACGAAAAAGGATGTTGTGGATTTGGTGAATTTGCATCTACATCAGGCATTAATAATTTCAATTGAGTTACATCGGTTGTTTTGAAATCATCTTTTATTTTTGGTGGTGTGGTTTTTTGATTCTTAAATAAACTATATTGTTGAGATGACCATGTATTTCCGCCAGTAATAACATTCACATAAGGTGCAAGAATATCTTCTGGATATGCCGGATTAATAGATTTATCCATTACTATTACTACTTTTTGTTTCAATTCATTCAGTAAAGTATCTCCATTTATATTCCGTAAAGTATCTCCATTTATTTGTTTTCCATATATACTTGCTTGATGTGAGTTCAATATTTCTGCAACCTTCGTGTATATACTGTCATTTTTAGATTTTATACGTAACTGTATAAATAATGGGTCATTTGGATTTGGTGTTTCATATTCTGGTTTAGTAATTTCATTCATAATTGTTGAAAAAAGTATTTCATTTTTATTATCATTTATAAATGTTGTATATGTAGTGTCAATAGAATAATTTACATAAACAATATTATCTATTAAATAAAGTTCAAAATCCAAGAAACGAACACCTTTGTTCATTACATATTTTAGTTGTTTGATTGTAATATTTTTGCCATCATATGCAGAATTATACGAACTTTTTATACAATATTGTTTTAATGGCATATTCATCATTTTATCAGTTATATTTGTAATAGTTGAAGTGGTCAATCCTTCTTCAAATCCTTCATAAATATAACGCATATTTCTCTTTTGCACTAAACGAAATGATATATATACAAATAAAAAAACAATCAAAAGTATAAAAAACAATTCAATAAAATTCATTATATATAATACCTATAACAAAAAATAATAATAAAAACAAAATAATGTATTATATTATATACTTATTCAAATATGGCGGGAGGATTACTAAATCTCATATCTATTGGTAATAATAATGTAATATTGACAGGGAATCCTACTAAAACATTTTTCAAAGTTACTTATTCTAAATATACTAATTTTGGATTACAAAAATTTAGAATTGATTATGATGGTTTAAGAGAATTACGAACAACAGAAAGTTCAACATTTACATTCAAAATTCCAAGATATGCTGAACTATTGATGGATACATATATAGTAGTAACTTTACCTGATATATGGAGTCCATTTTATCATCCAAATCCAAGTAATGCAAATACATGGACTCCATATGAATTTAGATGGATATCTGATTTAGGAACAAATATGATAGAAGAAATCACTATAAATTGTGGTTCTCTAACTATTCAAAAATATACTGGTCAATATTTAGCTGCTATGGTTGATCGTGATTTCAGTGCAGAAAAAAAACAATTATTTAATGCAATGACAGGTAATGTTCCCGAATTAAATGACCCTGCGAATGGATTTGGTAGGTCCAATACATACCCATCTGCGTTTTATACAGGTGCGGCAGGTGGTGCTGAACCTTCTATACGTGGTAGAAATATATATATTCCTATCAATACATGGTTCACTTTGGATAGTCGTTGTGCATTTCCATTGATTTCATTGCAATACAATGAATTATCTATATCGGTGACATTACGACCTATACAAGAATTATTTCAAGTTCGTGATGTATTTGATGTTGAGAACAATTTACCTTATATTCAACCAGATTTCAATAAACAACAATTTCAAATGTATCGTTTTTTACAAACACCACCAAGTGTGAATATTTCTCCTGAAAAATATCAAAATAAAATAAACACATGGAATGCGGATGTGCATTTAATGGCAACATATTGTTTCTTATCAAAAGAAGAACGTCAATTATTTGCAGGAGAAGACCAAGTATATTTAGTGAAAGATGTATTTGAATATAAATTTGAGAACATTACTGGTTCTAAAAAAGTGAAATTGATGTCGAATGGTATGGTTGCAAATTGGATGTGGTTTTTACAAAGAAACGATGTGAATTTGAGAAATGAATGGAGTAATTATACAAACTGGCCTTACAAATCGGTTCCATCGGATATTACAGAAGCACCTGACAAATCAAGTGACCCTGCATTTACATCCGGACCATTATATAATCCAAATGGTGAAAATACAGGATTTTTCTATACTGGTAATTTTTTCACAGGAAATCGTAAAGAAATATTAGAAACCATGGGGATATTATTAAACGGTGATTATCGTGAAAATATATTGACTCGTGGAATATATGATTATATTGAAAAATATACGAGAACACAGGGGTTTGCAAAAGAAGGATTATATTGTTATAATTTTTGTTTGAATACAAGTCCATTTGAATATCAGCCATCGGGTGCGATTAATTTAAGTAAATTCAAGAACATAGAATTAGAAATAACAACGTATGTTCCCAATTTGGATGCTGTTAATTCATCATTTAATATTGTATGTGACCAAAATGGAAATGCGATTGGTATTAATAAACAAAATTGGCGTTTATATGAATATAATTTCAATTTGACATTATACGAAGAACGTTACAATATATTATCATTTGTAGGAGGAAATTGTGGTATGTTATATGCCAGATAATTTTGTTTTTTATCAAATACTATTATATAATTATTTATATAATAGAATGGATGAATATAATGAAACAAAATGGAAAATGAAAACATTTAGTAAAGAAAATAATAATGTTGTTGAGAACCTTGAAACAATTTCCAAAAATCCACATAATGATGAAAATAAAGATACTGAAATTATTATTCAAAAAATCAATAAAATAAATAAGAAAAAAAAAAGAAATTATAAAAATATTGAAGAATTAGAGAACATTTATGAAAAAACTGAAAAAGATAGTAAAAAAGATAATAATGAAAACAAAGAAACAAACGAAAACTTTGAAAATGAAAACAATGAAAATTTTGAAGAAAATGTAGAAGGTTTCAAAGAGAAATTAAGTAATAGAAAATGCAAAAAAAATGCTGTATCCAGTTTTTTTGCCAAATTACGTTCATATATTGCAAAAATTGACAAATTGATATTTGGAAATATTGATAATACTTTAACGAAAATAATAACACCTATTTATAATTTAGGAGATAAAAATGCAAAATCAAAAAAACAAGATGTTAATGTTATCAAAAAACAAGCATATTATATAATAGCCATACCTATTGCATTATGGGTAACATATAATTGGTTTTTTATTACATTTTATAAAGAAAGTGGTATGAAAATCAATACTGAAATGAATTTTGATTCATTACAATCATTTTTACCTATGTTGCATTTTTTCTTTTATTATTTGTATGTTCCTACTTCATTATTCAGTAATACGGTTATCAATGGTATTCCTTCAATAATTGATTCTACAAAAAAATATGAGCCTATGAATGTTTTTTTCAATAATATGTTATTATTTTTAATTATGGTTTTAATCATTTCATATATTATTTGTAAATATTCAATCAGAATAAAAGATATTTTCTTTGGATTCGTTGGTGGTTCTGTAAAAGTAAGTCCATTTTTAACAAGCATTTTTTATGCAGTAATACTTTTCACTATGTTAATGTCATTTTTTCCAACCGGACCATTAGATGTTGCTGCCAGTTATGTCAATTTAATTACTGCGCCATTTTCTACTATATTTGGTGGGTTGTTTAAATTGATATTTACATTGATAAATATGGCAATATCTGGAATATTTTTCATAGGATTTATTATTATTCATTCTTTATTTTCTATTTTGATTTATTCAACAACATCACCAACACTTACTATAAAAATGATTAATGAATATTTACATGAGTGTATTCAAGGTATAGGTAAATATGATTGTCCTCCAAATACAGCAGATGGATGGGTTGGTATATTAAAAATTGGTTTAGAAATCATCTATACATGTTTATACGAATTTATTTACATATTGTTCTTTTTCATTGGTTTTATTGTGTATTTGATGAAAATTAAATCAACTCCCAACAAAATAAGTTTCTCTATTGTCAATATATTAATTATTGCTGGTATTTCATTTTATGCATATACTACTAAAATTACCAATTTATTTGAAGAAATGGAAAAAGCAAAATATGAATCTGAATAAAAAATATATAAACAATAGACTTTATATATTTATATTGAAAAAATGGTTGATAAAAAAAAGAAAAAACATCCACTTGTTAGTGTATGCACTCCTACATTCAATCGCAGACCATTTATACCTATTATGTTTGATTGTTTTCGTAATCAAAATTATCCAAAAGACCGTATTGAATGGATTATTGTGGATGATGGTACAGATAAAATTGGTGATTTGATTGAAAAAGCAAATATTCCTCAAATTAAATATTTCAGTATTGATAAAAAAATGTCACTTGGTGAAAAACGCAATTATATGCACAAACAAGCAAAAGGTAGTATTATTGTATATATGGATGATGATGATTATTATCCACCTGACCGTATTTCTCACGCAGTTGAACGGTTAACATCGTCTCCAACTGCTCTTTGTGCTGGTTCTAGTGAAATGTATATTTATTTCAAACATATCAAAAAAATGTATCAAAGTGGTCCATATGGACCAAATCATGCAACTGCTGGAACATTTGCATTCAAAGCAGAATTATTAAAACAAACTCAATATGAAAACCATGCTGCATTAGCAGAAGAAAAAGCGTTTTTGAAAAATTACACTATTCCTTTTGTGCAATTAGACCCAATGAAAACTATTTTAGTATTTTCACATGAGCATAATACATTTGATAAACGCGAATTATTAAAAAATCCACATCCAGATATATTCAAAGAATCGCCTAAAACAGTAGATATGTTTATCAAATACAAAGATGAAGAACATATCAAAAAATTCTTTTTGAAAGATATTGATAAATTACTTGCAAATTATGAACCTGGACTTCCTAAAATGAAACCGGACGTATTAAAACAAATAAAAGAAATTGACGAAGAACGTTCTAAAATGATGCAACAACAAAATGCATATGCACCTATTATGTTACAACAACCTGGGAAAGAACCAGTTGCATTGACCTCTCAACAAGTGGTTGAAATGATTCAACAGCAACAACAACAGATAAATAGTATGACCGAATATATTAAACAATTGGAATTTTCTAAAAACATACCTCAAAGTCCATTTGCACAACCTCAAAGTCCATTTGCACAACCTCAAAGTCCATTTGCACAACCTCAAAGTCCATTTGCGCCACCTCAAAGTCCATTTGCACAACCTCAAAGTCCGTTCTCAAACAATAGTGAATTAGAAAAAGAAAATAATGAATTAAAAGAAAAATACAATAGTATATATAATGAATTGCAAAGATATAAAGTGACAGTTGAATCACAAAAATCAATTATTGAAAAACTTAAAGAATCAACAAAATTACCCGAAAAACATGTAAAATTTCAACAAAATAAATATGTTGTATTTGGCTAAAAATCCTCCTCATCATCCATATTTTCATCATCATTTATTATGTCTTTTTTGACATTTTTGTCTAAATATCTATATATTCGTTTTATATCTAATTTATTGATATCGTAGTTCTCAAATATTTTCTCAACAACAGCCATTTTATCATTATCATTGAAAAAATCATTTCCATAAAACAATCTTAATTCTTGAAAAAAAGATACTAAATCTTTTTTATCCATGGATAAACTTTGACTCAAATTGTAAATAAATAATTGATTATTATATTCTGTTGAATATTTTGTTAATACTTTTGTAAAACGGACATCATTTATTTTTGTTTTATTTTCAGGAAATGTATCATGATATATTTTATTATTATGAAAAGTTTTTATTAAAGACGACATTTCATTGAATTGCCATATTTGATTTTGAAATGTAATTCTGTCAGTATAATCTGCAAAACATATGTTCTCCAACAATTTTAAATAAAATGGTATAGATTTGTCTTGTGGTATTTTTTCAATAACATCAATAACATTTTCATGCCATAAAAGTGCAACAATAGTTCTATCCGTTTCATTCATGAATACATTATGTTGATTCATTGGGATATGTTTATTCAACAACGTTTTGGTAATGGTTTTTGAATCTTCATTGTATGATTTGGTATGAAATATATTTGTAATTGTATTTATGTTCATTAATTCCGGTTTTTTGTTGTTAATGTTTTGAATAAACATCAATTTTCGCATATCGCCTTGTATATAACTGATTAATGGATTAATCAAAGTTTTTTGTATGGATGGTTGTAATTTTTCGAGTAAGTTACCGATTTGTATTTGTGTCGGTTGTTTTAATTCAAATACATTACATACCTTCATCAATTCTTTTATTTTTTTATCTACATAATAATTTCCAATACAAATAATTGGATTTAATGTCATGTTCTCCATTTTCTGTTTTTTTGTTTTCTTTTGTCTTATTAATTTTATCAATGATGTAATACCACCTTTATCACCATTATTCATTCCATCTATTTCATCCATTACTATTGCTATTTTTTTACGTGTTTTGCTCATCATTTGCAATACATTTTGATTCGATACATTATTGGAGGTGATTGTATCTATTAATGATTTGTTACGCACATCACCTGCATCATATTTGATTATATCATAATCCAAATCTTTTAATATATTCATTACAAAATGAGTTTTTCCACATCCAGGAGAACCATATAAATAAATTCCTTTTTTATAAGACATATTTTTATAATTTGTATCAAAATTTAGCAATATTTCTTTTATTTTGTTATAAGTATCTTCTCTATTTAATATCTTGTTCAAATTTTCACTTTCCATAACTAGTTATTTAGAAAATAACTATTTATTTTTAATCTATTTCAAACGAATTATTTATTTTGCAAATGCACTGAAATTTGCGGTAACTGGAATATAGTTGCCTCCTTTGGATGGTAGTGCTCCATAATATGAATAATTATCGATTCCATTTACACCTCTTGTTGAAATTCCTGCACCAACTACGCCCCCTGCCCCAACTCCTCCGGGGCCAACTACTCCTCCTGTGCCAACGACGCCCCCAGTTCCAACATTTGAACTACTTGCTACTCTATTGTCTGTTGCAATATCTTTGAGTCCTGTTCCAGCTGATTTCAATATATCCGTTGCACCTGTTGCAGTAGATTTCAATAAGTCAGTTGCGCCACTTGCGGTAGATTTCAATAAATCGGTAGCACCAGAACCAGCGGATTTTAATAAATCGGTTGCACCACTGCCCGTGGATTTCAATAAATCGGTTGCACCACTACCAGTTGATTTTAATATATCAGCGGTAGTATCTAATGTTTGCCCACCGAGAACACCTGCGGTTCCAACAGTTGTATTCAATGTATTTGCGGTTTGACTAACTGCATTACTTACAGGTTTATCCGAACCAGTTGTTCCGGATACAACTGCACCACCGGATGTAACTACTGCGGTTGCAGTGACATTATCTTTTGAATCAACCAATGTTTTTCCGTCACCTCTTAATGTTCCAGAACCACCTGAACCACCACAATTCGAGCATGTTCCCGAAGAATATGCACAAGATGGACAAGATGGACATACCGGAGGAACGATTTGTGTTTTTAATAAATAATCTTCTGACATATATTGACTATCTGGTCCCATAAATGAACTCCATAAATTTGTATTATATCTTCTGTAAAATTCATTCATATCAATAGAAGATGATGTAACACCACTGTTTGTAGCAGTTCCGGATTCTGTTTCAATTCCGTCTTTGTTAAAACGAACAACTTTTTCAATTTTAAAACGATTTGAATCCGATGGGTCAATTTTCAATAATGCAATCATTGTTTTTGTTGAAATAGGTAAATATAATACAATGTAACGGTCACTTTCTTTCTCTATAAATGGTCTAAAATCACTATTATCAATTGTATTGGATGTCGTTATATTGCTTCGACTATTATATTCAGTTACGGACCCATTTCTTCCACGAATTTTGATTGTGGTATCTGTTCTTATTATTAAATTGGCATTGGACCTATCAAATTTGACATATTTACTTAATTGATATACAGATTTATTTACATCATAATAATCGTCATAGACATATTTGTCATTACTTGGGTCATTTTCAGCATTCTTTATGTTCAAACCCCCTGCGCTTTGGAATGAACTTCCATCGCTATAAGATTTTCCTGACATACTTTTTCCTGGTCCAAATAAGATACTACTAATATGGGAAGGTGTGAATGCAGTGCTTTGATATGTTTTTAATTTGATTATATGAATATATGTGCTATCTCCCCATGGGAAATAAAATAATTGATATTTGTCAGTGGTAGTTGCAGTTGTTACATAACTCCAATGATTGAATGAACTAACCACAGTATTGGATAAACTTTCAGCTACATCTCTTCCTTGAACTACTCCATTGATTTTTGAAGTAGCATATGACATATTTGCATTATTACGAGTAGTAATGTATATATTAGATACGCTAGAACCGGTTGTATCTATATTTCCATTGCCACTTATATTACCTGTATAATTCAATGAATCTACTTCAATTATATTTCCATTCAAAACATCAAAAAATAAATTATCATATAATTTTGTTACAGTGTTTTTTGTTGAATATTGAGGTAAATTTACGTTATACATTGTATTTGGGTTCAAATTTGTATCTTTGTCATATTGATAACTAACAAATCCTTCTTTACTTCTATTTAAAAAACAATTATTGCATATTATTGTAGAAAAAATTAATACAACCAATAATATAATAAACAATATTAATGGACTAAATTTCAGTTTTAACATTTATATACTAATATATATTATATTTGCCGAAAAGAATTTTTGTTTTACATTTTTATTCTTTTATTGTCTTCAAAATACATAAAACATAAAATTGAAAAAAACATTTTACTTTTGAATATTGCAATAAAATATGTCTAAATCTACTGAAATAATCAAACAAAAAAGAACAAAAAAACCTGTTATACCACTGGAAACTACTCATGATACATGTAATCAATATGAAATTGGGGTGGATGAAGCTGGACGAGGTCCTATGTTTGGACGTCTTTATGTTGCCGCCGTCGTTTTGCCTAAACACGGATTTTCACATGAATTAATGAAAGATAGTAAAAAATTTACAAATAAAGAAAAACTTCGAGAAACTGCTGAATATATCAAACAAAATGCAATTGCATGGAATATTCAATATATTGAAAATGATGTCATTGATAAACAAAACATTTTGAAATGTGTTATGCAAGGTATGCATGAGGCTATCAAACAAGTTATTTCTAAATTACAACAAATACCTAGAACAGAACACGATAGTGAATATACTCGCGATATCATGTTGTTAATTGATGGTAATTATTTCACACCACATATTGTATTTGATGAAGATACACAAAGTCTTCGTGAAATACCGTTTGAAACCATTGAAGGCGGAGATAATAAATATACTTGTATTGCCGCTGCAAGTATATTAGCAAAAGTTGCACATGATGAATATATTGCTGATATTTGTAAAAAATATCCTATTTTAATTGAACGTTACGGGTTGGATAGTCATGTTGGTTATGGGACAAAACGTCATTTGGATGGAATCAATGAATATGGTATTACCCAATGGCATCGCCGAACATTTGGTTTATGCAAAACTGCAAAATATTCACCGATTGAAGAAACAACTATTTGATTATACGGATATCATCATTGCGTCTATGACACGTTTGGAAACTGTCATGAAATGGGTTTCACGATCCATTAAACTATATCCAATATAGAATTGATTTGTATCTTTCATATGAACAAATCCCAATGTATATTCTACTTTTTCTTTTTCAAATGTAAGTAGTGTTGAATACTTTTTCAATTGATATGTTTCTGCATCTATTGCTACAAATATATGGTAATAATAACGTCTGTCTTCATAACTTACTACATGACATATAAACCATATTTCATTTCCAATTTTAACACCATTGGTTGAACCACGTAAAAACCGGAATAATACTGGTGTTTGAACAACATGTGTCTGGTTGTATTCCATATATTCAAAATTATTGGTTGGACTTTCTACATTACCAATTACTAATGGATGCCACCCATATATCATTTTTTGATTGTTCTTTGCATCATTAAATATTACCCAATTCTTCTCAACATCATGTTGTCCTGGTTTTGAAATAATACCAGATTTAGTAAAACCTTCATTCATATCTATTAAACCATGTTCCACTTTGATGTTATGATAACTTAAACCACGATTTGCATTGTAATATACATTATCATTATGAACGTGCAAACGAACATCTTCTAAACCAACATACAAATTATCTATTTCATTATTGTATTCTAATAAAAATTCATCTTTTTGTTTCCATTCTAATGGATTGGATATATCAAATACACCAATAATGTTCTTGGTTTCTATATGTTCTTTATTTACATATCCACCATTTTCATCTATTTTATAATTTACATAACGTATATTGACAATCAAATCTCCTGCATTATTTATACATAAAGATGGTGTGCTTGGATTAAATTCACTTGCATATGGTTCCATAATTTTTTTACCTACTTTTTTCAATAATTCATTGTTATAATCAATACCTATATCACATTCCTTCAATCTATAAGTATAAAATTTGTAATTACTTAATACATTCTTTGCTGTATGTTCTTCACATGTTGGATGTGCTAATACTTTCATACAATATTGTGGAAGATTCAATTTGTCTTCATTGCAATAATATCCAATAATAGTAAATTCATAATCCAATTTGTAATCATATACATCTTTTTGCATAAATAAATAATCACGTTCTGGATGATTGTTTCTCTCCTTGTTTGCAATAGTAAAATAGGTATATGCTAATCGATTCTTACCTAGATGTCTATAATAGGTTATAATCTCATACAAATTTTCAATACGATTTGGGAAAAAATTGTAACCTTCCAACCAATAATATATTGCATTTGGCATATCATTCATATGTTTATAACATTTTCCAATACTGTAATAACTAAACCATACTTCTTCATACCAACCACCCAATGCAATTCTTTTTTTGAAAAATTCTATTGCTTTTTCGAAATTTCCTGAATCGCGATAACTGTTTGCCAGATAAAATGTATATCTATCATTGTTTGGATTCTCTTCTAAACCCTTTGTTAGCAATTTAATATCACGAATGAATTTATCAGCCTTACTTCCACCATCACCAATATCATTAATAAATAATACATCTTTTTCTATTCTAGATGCCTTTGCCCAATCTGGTGATTTGACATATTCATGTGTTACGCCCCAATAATACATTCCACAATTGTTTTTGACTATACGTGTATTTTTATAATAAAAATCATCATTACCTTGAAATACATGATATACTTCATCTTTTAATGATTTTTTGAATTCTATTGGGTCGGTCTTTTCACCAATTTTCAATATCATATCAGCATCCAATAACAATATGTAGTCAGCATTATCCATATCTTCACATGCTTTCAATGCAAACGAACGGTTATATCCAAAATCTTTGAATGGTTCTTCTATTACTTTTCCCGGAATGTTTTTACTTTTGAAATAATCACGAATAATTTCTTTTGTATCATCTGTGCTACCGGTGTCACAAATACAATATGAATCGATAAGTGGTGTAGCGGATTCTAATAAACGACGGATTACTTTACTTTCATTTTTGACAATCATATTTAAACATAATTTAGGCGTTTTTTCTTTTTCATCAATAGACATTTTAATATTCTCAACAGTATCGTTTGACATATTGAAATGTAAATATTCTGTCATAAATATACATTATATTAATTGTATTATTTAAATCTTTTTGCCATTTTATTTTTTATACTTTTTTATCATTTAGAATAATTAATTTTTATATTTTTTCATATATGCAATTGCTAATTTATATTATAATAAATTATAATAAAGACAACCCGTTTAATATTATTAGGAAAATGGTTTTCTTGGTTTATCCGTCCTCGTGCAATGAAACTTGGTAGGTGAGTCCCGAAGACAAACAAATGAGTCCTATTAAGTAGAGCACTGTAAATCATTAAAGCGTCCTTCACGGTTGCACTCTCAATCGGCAAAGTTGGACCATCGTAGGTGTAATACCTACTATTGACTTTATACTTTTTTATTATTCACAAAAACAATTTAGAAATAATAAAAAAGTGTAACTATTATATAACTATATCAAATAATTTGAAATGGCATTTACTCGTTTTCACGATGACCCTCACCGTATTAAAAAACAATCCGAAATCAGTTCTTTTGCTGGTAGATATCAGTTGAACACACCCGGTCCCGGTGCAAATTTACCTTATTTTGCTGACCCACAAATCCGTTTAGAAAAATGGGGTGCAAATACAATGACCAATACTGTTAATTTAGAAAGTGATTTATTTGGATTATCCCGTAAATTAAATCGCGATTTAATGGAAGAAAATTGTTATAAAAAACATGCTGTAACTACTAGTTCTCAATCATATAACAATGCTCCTGAATTTGTTGAAGAATCCCGTGCAAGTCATCCAGCATGGATGTATAGAGATTTAGAACATAAACGATGGGAAAAACCTTGGTTGAATCCATTAGCTAATTTAGAAAAAGGATTTCATTCCAATATTCAAACACGTATTTTAGAAAAAGATAATTTTGTTCCTACTATACCTATTATTCAAGGTAGCAATGATTTTTATTTATCCGGAAAATCAATATGTTTAGGCGGAAATACTCAATGTTCTCAAATACGTTGATTTATTTTAGTTAGTGTAATACAAATAAATATTATATAAGTTATATATAATTATATAATATAAATGGAATTAGGAATACCACTATTGGCACTTGGTTCTCTATATGTTATGAATAATCAATCCAAATCATCGGGTAAATCAAAAGAATCTTTTTCAAATAATGAATTACCCAACACCAATATACCTAACAAAAATTATCCTGATGAATATCCGGTTGTCTCTGGTGAAACAGAACAAACCAGCAAATTATCGCATGATAATAAATTTGATGCTCCTTATGTTTATACTGATAAGTATTTCAATCCTCGGGTTAATTCTAATATTGTCAATCCACAGGCACCTATGAAATCTGGTGAAATTAAGAATAGTTCTCCATCTAGTTCTCAATATTATTCTTTGACTGGTGAAAAAGTGGATAGTAATTATTTTCAACACAATAATATGGTCCCATTTTTCGGCAGCAATGTTCGTTCTCGTCTTGTGGATGCAAATTCTAATGAAAGTGTTTTAGACAATATGAATGGTTCTGGTTCTCAAATATATAACAAAAAAGAACAATCTCCTTTGTTCTCACCATCTGAAAATTATCAATGGGCACATGGTGCTCCTATCAATACTGATTTCTATCAATCACGTGTTAATGTTGGCACACGTATGGCAAATGTAAAACCATTTGCAGAAGAACATGTCGCACCAGGTCTAGGTTTAGGATATACAACACAAGGTTCTGGTGGTTTCAATTCTGGTATGGCTATTCGCGAACAATGGCTAGATAGAGGAGTTGATGAATTACGTGTTGCAAATAAACCAAAAGCAAGTGGGCTCGGTTTATTTGGACATGAAGGTCCTGCTATGAGTCACGTTACTAATTTAGGAAGTATTGGACAAATGGAAAAAAACCGGCCTGACACTACTTATGAAATGTTTGAAGACCGTTGGTTCACTACCACTGGGGTTGAAAAAGCACCTACATTACGTGCTATTCCAGTTGAAAGACATGTAAATCGTGCCGATGCTACCACAGATTACATTGGTGCAGCATCCGTTGCAGGTGCATCTATTTATGTTCCTGGTGAATACATGCCTTCTACCAATATTGAATTGGGTGCTGTTCCTATTGCAGGTGCAAATGCAAATGGACGTCAATTTGCAAATGAAGGGGATTATGGTATTAAAAGTAAAAAAGCATATCCTAATAATAGAACTGCTAATAAACAAGAAGATTATTATGGTGGAGTTGGCGGTGCCATTGGTGCTGCAATTGCTCCTCTATTGGATATATTACGCCCATCTCGTAAAGAAAATACTATTGGAACTTTGAGACCATATCAAAATCCTAAATCAGAAGTTGCACAATCCTATGTATTCAATCCTGCTGACCGACCTGCCCCTACTATTCGTGAAACTACTGAAAATTCTAAATTTCATTTGAATGTCAATGCGAATCAAAATGGTGGTGCATATAATGTCACACAACATCAGCCTATTGAAAATAATAGACAAACTACCAGTGATTTCTATTACGCCGGCGTAGCCGGCGCCGGTGCCGGTGCTCGGGAAGTAAGAGCATACGATGCTGAATATAATCAACGCAACAATGATATCAAATCTTCTACTATAAAAGGATATATGGTTCAAGGTAATATGTCATTAATGAATGGGGATATCAACATGAGAACCAGTTCAAACCGCGATACTTATATGAAAAATTCACGAAATGTTGTTCCTACTATGCCTGCACAAACCCCTGATATTACTAGTATGGGAAAACTTCAAGGAAACAGTGGTTCATCACTATATTCCAATATTAATTTAGATAGAAGTTCTCCTGAAATTTTAAGTGCTCTTCGTAGTAACCCTTATGCAATCAATACTGCACAGCGTTTATGAAGTATTACTTCGCTGTAATTTTTTTTTTAGTTTTTGAACTATACTTACTGTTTTTCGATATTCCATTTCATTGAAATCTTTTTTTTCATCTTCTTTTGTATCATTCATATGAATATCATCATATATATTTATCAATTGTTCTGTTGTTTTTGTTTTATTCTCTTTACCAAAACAGTTACACCATTTCAACATTTTTTACACAAATTTTTGTAATATTATATAAATACTTTATATAATGTTAAAGCAAAAAAGTCCTTCAAACAAAACTCGAAAATCTCCATCTCCAAAAACATCACCTGGTTCCATGACCGAATCCAAAAAATCCATCAATAAAACCAAAAAATCTCCATCTCCTCCAAATAAAAGTGAATTATTGAAACAAAGTGCATTTAATATTTTTTATCAAAATGAACCTAAATCATTAGATACTTTGAAATTGTTCTCTACCAGCACAAAATATAAAAAACAATTTAGTAACATTGATGAAACTGATATTAAAATAAATACATTGAATGAAAAAATAAAAAATTTAGAAGAAATCGTTGCTGAAAATAAACGCAATAAACAACATTTACAAGAACAATTTTATCAATTGTATAATGTTGACCCTATAACTAATACTATTACCAAAAAAAATATCAAGAAAATCAAAAATGAAATGAAAACTATTGATGAAAAAATCAAGAAAATGAATGATGATATTGAAAAATATGAAATAATGATTGAAGATACTGAATTTATTCGTAACATATGGATTTCTAATAAAATTGATGGTGCTACTAAACAAAAACTCGTTGATGATTATAATAAATTTACAAAAGTTAATCAACCCAAAATTGATAAAATATTAAAACTAATTGAAAAAAATAAAAATAAAACCTTTGAAAAAAGTTATCCCAATGTTGCACCGGTTTTTATTGAATCGCCTGAAAACATACCTGAAAATGCTGTATCTGTTGGTAGAGACATGTATCTTATCAACGAAGATGCTGCTAAATTTTGGGAATTTACAAATAAAAGTGAAACTGAATTCCAAAAAAATATGAATAAATTGAATTCATTGAATAGTGAAATGAGAGAATTTAAACAAAATATATTGAATATAATTTGATTATACATATTGATAAATAAAATGTCTATCCGTTTTCAATAAATTTTCAGTGACTTCTTTGATTTCATTGTTTTGAACTTTTCTATTTATAAAATGATGGATTTCTGGTTGGTCATAGTCATCAAATATTACATATCCATCTTTATTCAATAACTTTTTTGTATTTTCATAATCTACTGAAAATACACTTTCAATATGACCACCATCTAAATGACATAAATCATATGTTCCAATTTCTTCTGGATGGTCAAATACATATTGTGTCATTGTTTCCACTGAATCTCCAAATATGATGTTTATTTTTGTATTTGGAAAACTCTCTTTTACATAGTTGAGAACTGGTTCAGTATAATTATGATTATTCAAATCAAACAATAAATATTCTGCGGTTGGGTTTTCCAATAACATAACCATTAAACTATGACATGCATTTACACCAATTTCTATAATTTTGGTTTTCTCTTTGCACATTGTTTGTAAATTTGTTACTTTTGCTAAACATCTTGGGTCTCTATCCCAATTTTCTGGCGTATTATTACATAATAAATTTCCTTCTATTCTTTCACCTATATTTGTAAGAATATTTGTAATGTTCTTGATGTGTTCATTTTGGTATATATCGTTTATATCCATTATATATCCTATTTATATATTCGTCTCTATATTTCTTTTCAATATACACATTATAAAACGCGTTCTCAAATAAAATGCTCTTGTTTTTGGCGCGTCTTTCCCCTGTCCCTTTGTTCTGTTCTGTAAATATACTCCTACTTTTGAACTACCTTTTAATGTATTATTTTTCATGAAATATTCTCGTATGTTCTCATAATCTTTATGCAATTGTTCTTTTATTTCAAAATTGTTAGTTATATTAAAAATTACTGGTTGCATGTATTTTATTTTGTCATGTTCTCGATAATAACTTACAAACAATACATTGGATAATTTTTTGTAACATTTTGATTCATAAAAATTTGTTGCAGTCAATTCGTTTTCATTTATCATACATACGGATATTGTTTCTTTTGGTGAAATATTACCATTCTTTAATTTTTTCACTGGAAATACTTTTAGTTCTCCATCATTACAATCTAAACATTCACTTGTAGTTGGAATACCTGACAATTTTTCTAAATAAATACCCGGATTTCCTTTGTTTGCTATTTTGGGTAATTCATATACTGTATTTACTATTTCTGTCAATCTTGATTGGACTTCATGTATATACGGTCGCTGGTATGTTTTTTTGGTTTTGAATTCACTTGTCTTATTATTTGCAAATGAAAATAATAATATAAAAAATGTAAGTAATTGAATTTTTTTGATAAATATATATTTTACTAATATACATTTATTTTACTATTTATTTCTTGGATTTCTTTGATTTGTTTTGATTTTTCTTACTGCCTCCTTTCTTTGATTTGTTTTGACTTTTCTTAGTACCTCCTTTATTGGATTTTTTTTGTGATTTTCTTCCTCCTTTCTTTCCTGTCATTTGATAATCATCTTCTTTTTTTTCATCAACTGGTACGGCAGGAGATTCGGGAACAGTTTCATCATCAGATCCAAGAGCAGGTCCGGCAGGAGGTTCGATAGCAGGTTCAGCAGGAGGTTCAGGAGCAGGTTCTTCGATAACTGGTTTTTCTCCTTCATTGCCACCCTTTTTTTTACCCCCTTTTTTCATTTGATTGTATGGTCGAGATGCATCTGTTAATGCTTCTCCATAGGTGTAACTAGGATTTTGTTTTTTTTGTTGTTTAAAAAAGTTAGTTGCAAATTTTGTCCAATTCGACATATATATTTTATATAGATATTTATTCACAAAATAATAATGACATTTTTATTGCTTCCATATTCTTTTCATTTGGAAGGAACAAATCCATCAACATACTATTTTCCCTAAATCTTACACTATATTCTTGTTGTATATTATTCCGTCCAATCCTTCCTAAAGACTGTATTATTTTTTGTTGTGTCATCATTGTTAAATCTTTTCCTATAAATCCGTGACAAAACTGATAATTTGTACCATAAATATAATCCGACGATGCTACTATCATATACAATTGTTGATTATATGCTAAACGTTTCATTATTTCAATATATTGATTATTTTGATGATTTGAAAATACACCTATTCCTAATAATAATAACAATTTCATTGAATTCTCTAAATCTAACAACATGATATCTTTCACAGTTTCTCCATCAATATTTGGCATAAACGCATTTTCCACAAATTCTTCGTTTGGTATCCATATTTGCTGATGCTGTTTTGTATTTGGAATATATACTGGTTCTAAATTCACATCACTAAACTGTTCCCTTAACCTCGTTATTTGATTCATTATTTTATGAGTTTCACTATTAAATTGTTCTCGTTCCATTTTTTTACTTTTATCAATTTCATCTCCCAATTTATCTTCCAATAATTTTTGTTGAATGTCCAATTGTTTTTGTAATACATTATTCTTTTCTATTTTTTCCATTAAACTATTCAATGTTTTTTCTGGAATCTTTGACTGTTGAATAACAAATTTTGCTATTTTTTCCACATCATCTGCTAAATATATTGTTGGTCCATCCGTCAATGTATGTGCATCTTCCGTTGTTAATAATATACCTCTGGATGCATTTATTTGCACTGGTTCTTTTACTGGTGTTTTCGGTGGCATATACGATAAACTGGTTGTTCTCATCAATACATTTCCATCATTATTTTCACTTTCTTTTATACTATTTATATGTGTTCTTGTATCCAAACTTACTGATTTATGAATGCCGGGTTTTCCAAATTTAGGCATTTGTGTATGTTTCATATTCTCATAAATAGTTATCCAATTTTCATCTTTTACATGTTTCAACGTATCCAAATAATAACATTTTACTGAATCCATCGTTATATTTGATATGTCATTTCCAAAATATGATTCTACTGTATATTCCGCATCTACCAATTCATTATCATTTACATATTTAATAAACCTTATAATTTCACCCAAATCAAAATAACGCAATAATGATTTGTTTTCTTCACAATGTATTACACTTCGTAATAAATCAACATATTTGGGAAATAATAAATGTGGTAATACACAATATCCATTTTTGTTCGTTAATGATATTGTTTTTCTACAATCATAACTTTTTATAGTATGTATTTCCGCATTTTCAAATTTTGAACGGAAATCCATTATTGTTTCTGCTATTTCTTCTTCTTTTGGCAGGGTTGCACATGATAATACCACTTTTGATATTTTATTTTCTACCCAATTTTTGTGAATTGTTTCATGCAATTCATGTGTATCATAATCCATCGTAATTGTCGGTTCATCCCAATAAGTAATTATTTCATTTTCAGCATTGAATGCCAACATATAATGCATTGCTATCAAATACGATTTTACATCACATATTATCATTTCCACCTTATTACCTACACTGTTATCTATTTTCATAATTGTTCCATTTTTCTTATTACGAATACAATCTGTTGCCGCAAAGTAGTGAAGACGAATATCCGATGAGGTTTCACATCCAAATGCAAATGCTATTTTTTTTTCCATAGATATTGCGGACTTTGCTAATGCTAAACCAACATGTCTTGCTACACATACAAATATGACTTTGAAACTATGGGTTAATCCAATTGGGGAAAGTGTTTTACCTGTTCCGGTTGGTGCTGTATATAATATCAATTTTGGCACATCTTTTTTATTTTTCACTATTGTAAATAATTGTTTTTGATGTGCAAACAGTTCTTTGTCTGCATATTTGAGAATATCCATATTTTTCTCAATTATTTCGGGTGATTTATATACAAATTCTTTTACATATGCATTTTTTAAAATATATTCAATAAAATCATCTACAACCATGGTTACATATTTATTTTTGTTTGTAATAGTAGATTTTCGCATTTGAACAAGTGTATATACACAAAATGTTGTGTTTTTTATTGTATTTTTTGATTTTTTGATTTTTATCTTTTCTTTTTTTACTATTTCTTGGGATTCCATCATATTTTCAACAAGGTCCAATTGAACAAATTCCAATATTTTTTCACGATATTTTTGAACAGTGTTATCAATACGTTCCAATCTTATTGTATCTGCTTTTTTTATTTTTTTTAAATTATTTTTTGATATATTTGGTATTTCAAAATTCATTTTTGTATTGTTTGTTGTTTCATATTTTGTTTTTATTTTTTTGAAATTTTCTTCAAAGTATTTCGTATAAAGATATCCTTCTATTTCATCATTTTTTTCTATTTTTATTATACATTGCAATGATTGATTACTATTATATTTTATATTCACATTATTGAACCCATCATCTATCAATTTCAATATTTCTTTTTCATTTTCTGATACAGGAACTTCTATACTGTTCCATTCAGTTCTTGACAATTTGCATTGATTCAAATCCATTATTATTATTGATTTATATTTTTATATATTTATTGTATTTACAATAAATATATTCAATTTTCTATTTTTTTATTTTTTCCAATAAAATAGAGAACATTCTACACATTTTTCTCGTAAAATAGCATAAATATTTAGATATATTCATTGTAGATAATGTTCAAAAATTGGTTTACCCCGAATATACCTATTAAGGTCGGGTTTGAAGATGTCAAAATTGCATTACAGAACCCTGATAAATATTTATTGATTAATACTTTGGGAATAAACGAACAATCTTGTCTTATCAAAAATACAGTTCCTATTGAATTGGAAGAAAAACTAATCAATGATTTACTTGATAAATTTGATTTCAATACGAGAACCTTTTTAATTTATGGTAAAAATACCAATGATAATAGTGTGGATAATAAATACAATCAACTACGTGGTTTGGGATTTAGTAATATTTATATTTATCCAGGTGGATTATTTGAATGGTTACTATTACAAGACATTTATGGTAACAAAGAATTCCCTACAAATGGTAGAGAACTTGATATATTGAAACATCGTGTTTCGAAGACTTTTTCAAATAATCTTTTATTAACATGATATATGCAGTGTTAATATATTGTTTTTATCCACAGTCGGTTGCACCTTACAACAATGTTCTCAACTTCTTGTAAAAATAACTTCCTAAATATCTTTGAAAAGAATTGTTGTTCTCAATTTTATTCTTCCTAAACAACTATTTTTATAAAATGGTTGAGAACATGGAAACAAAAAAATAGAAATTGAGAACTTTTATTGCAAGGTTCTCAACTTCTTGTAAAAATAACTTCCTAAATATCCTTCAAAAGAATAGTTGTTCTTAATTTTATTCTTCCTAAACAACTATTTTTATAAAGTGGTTGAGAACATGGAAAAACAAGGACTTTTATAACAATGTTCTCAACTTCTTACAAAAATAAGTTCCTAAATATCCTTCAAAAGAATTGTTGTTCTTTGTTTTATTCTTCCTAAATAATCATTTTTATAAAAGTGGTTGAGAACATGGAAATAAAAACATAGAAAAACAAGGACTTTTACAACAAGGTTCTCAACTTCTTACAAAAATAAGTTCCTAAATATCCTTCAAAAGAATTGTTGTTCTCAATTTTATTCTTCCTAAATAATCATTTTTATAAAAGTGGTTGAGAACATGGAAATAAAAACATAGAAAAACAAGGACTTTTACAACAAGGTTCTCAACTTCTTACAAAAATAACTTCCTAAATATCCTTCAAAAGAATTGTTGTTCTCAATTTTATTCTTCCTAAACAATGTTTTTTATAAAGATGTTGAGAACCAAAAAGAAAACATGGAAAAACAAGGACTTTTATTGCAAGGTTCTCAACTTCTTACAAAAATAACTTCCTAAATATCCTTCAAAAGAATTGTTGTTCTCAATTTTATTCTTCCTAAACAATGTTTTTTATAAAGATGTTGAGAACCAAAAAGAAAACATGGAAAAACAAGGACTTTTTGTAACAAGGTTCTCAACTTTTTACAAAAATAAGTTCCTAAATATCTTCAAAAAGAATAGTTGTTCTTAATTTTATTCTTCCTAAACAATGTTTTTTATAAAGTGGTTGAGAACATGAATAGAAAACATGGGAAAACAAGGACTTTTATTGCAAGGTTCTCAACTTCTTACAAAAATAACTTCCTAAATATCCTTGAAAAGAATAGTTGTTCTTAATTTTATTCTTCCTAAATATCTTTCAAAAATGTGGAAAATTGATTTAACAAAAATTATATTATGTTGTATATACAACTAAAAATGGGTAAATACTATTGCGAAAACTGTGGAAAGGAATTCAACCAAAAATCTAACTACACAACACATAAAAAAAATCTGTGTGTTGTTGAAATTAAAATAAAAGAATTTGTTTATGATAATAAACTCGTTAAAGATATCCCTACTAAAAAAATACATATTCCCAAACCGATTTTAAAGTGGGTTGGTGGAAAAACCCAAATAATAGATAAACTTATTACTGATTTTCCAGTTGAAATAAATAATTATCGTGAATTATTTTTAGGAGGAGGTAGTGTTTTATTAACTTTATTATCTTATGTAAAAAATGGGATTATAAACATACAAGGTAAGATATATGCATATGATTTGAATGAACCATTAATTTATATGTACAAAAATATTCAGACCCACCATAATGAATTATATGACATACTGCAAACTATTATTACTGATTTTAATGAATGTGGAAATGGAGAAATAAATAGAACACCCGCAAATATAGCAGACGCAAAAATCGCAAAAGAAAATTACTATTATTGGATAAGAAGTGAATATAACAAATTATGTTTAACTGATAAAAAAAGTATATTAGGTTCTGCAATGTTTATATTCTTGAATAAAAGTTGTTTTAGAGGTATATTTAGGGTTGGTCCAAAAGGATTTAATGTTCCATACGGACACTATAATAATCCAGAAATTATAAATAAAGAACATTTAGAAGAAATACATAATTTGATACAAAATGTAGTATTTGAATGCTGTGATTTTAGTAAATCATTACAAATTGTAGAACCAAATGATTTTGTATATCTTGACCCACCATATGCTCCCGAATCAGATACTTCATTTGTAGGATATACTGAAAATGGGTTCAATATAGAAAATCATAATAATTTATTTAAACTAATACATATTTTAACCGATACAAATAAAAAAATAATGTTAAGTAATGCAGATGTGAGTTTAGTGCGTGAAAACTTTACAAGTGAAAAATATAATATAACATCTATTTTATGTAAAAGGTCAATTAATTCTAAAAATCCAGACGCAAAGGCAAAAGAAGTTATTATAAAGAATTATTAAACCATATATCGAATGTTTCAAAATAGTTTTCATCGTCGCCAAATAAAACTTCAATATTATTTTCACTGAATATTGTATTCAAAATTTTATATTTTGTTTCATTTGATACAAATTTTTTTTTCAAAAAATCACTTACGCAAAATCCATAAAACACCTCAAACTCTGCACCCAAAACTAATTCATACTCTCTTTTGAGTGAAGGTCCCGACCATAATTTTGTTTCTACTGAACCCTCAACATTTTGTTCTTTTTTTTCTAATATTTTTATTACTTTTCTACCGCTTGTGTATTCAATAATATACGCTTCATCCGGACATCTAAACAAATCAATATTATATATATTTTTCATATACATTTTTAGTCCATTTTGTAAAACAAACACTATTATTTTATCTTCAAATGTTTTTGATAAATAATAATCATATGCTTTTTTTGGTTTTTTTGTAAAACTATTTTTGGTATATCCCATTTCTAATAATCTTTGTTGATTATTAGTTTTTTCTTCAAACTTTTTTCCATAATAATTTGTATTTGCACCACCCGCACCAGTGCCCTTATTGATAAATAATTGTGTATTTTTTTCTGTTGTGGGTAATTCACTCATCTATATATAATAATCAAATACTTATTTATGTATTTCATTTCAATTTTTTTATCAATTTTGTGAAAAAATAATCCAATAATATATATTCATGCTCATAAAAGTAAAAAAACAAAAAAATGTTCTCAACTTCTTACATGTATTGAACATTTTTCCAATCTATTGTCTTTTCAGTAATAGGATGTTCAACATAATTTTTTTTATTAATCTCCATTAAATTATTAACATAAGTCATATCAACTAAATCTGGATGAACATACCAATCTTCATATGGATTTCCATTGTCATTTATGTCTTCAAAAACACGAACATATCCTCTTTTATTGAATATATCTCTGGATTGTAATCGTGTATTATCAAAATTAGTATGATATATATCATGTTCAAATGTTACAGTAGCAAATTTATAGGTATCAAATATTTCATTATCTAATTTTTTCAATGTATTTATAGTTGAACCGTTAATAGCTTCTAAATCAATCTGTAAATAATCAAATGATAAAGGCATAATATTTTATTCAAATATATTTTTATAATCCACTTTTGTAGCATCATTTATTATATGAATGCTATTTGGACGATGAATTTTATATAAATCTAAAAAAGAACTATTATACTCAATCATAATCCCTTTCCAACCATATTGTGTTTCTAATAAATAAGAATTATTGATATTAATAGGATGGTTAGAACCAATTTCTAAAAAATATCCATTTCTCTTTTCTTTGAGAACATTCAACACAAATTTATCTTGATTTGCTTGACCCAAATAGTTCATATATAATATTATATAATTTTATATACAAAAATAGAATTTTTCCTAAATAATGATGAAAACCCTTCGGGGCCCGGGGGCGGCTTGTTTGATACCAGTAACACGCAGAAAAATACAGCGTCCCCCTTCGGGCCCGGGGCGGTTTCTTTGATACTAGTAACACACAGAAAAATACAGTGTCCCCCTTCGGGCCCGGGGGCGGTTTCTTTGATACTAGTAACACACAGAAAAATCGCCCCCGGGCCCCGAAGGGGTCAAGATGTTTTCTATATGAGAACCAAAAGAAAATACTCTCTATTCTGGTATTTTCTTGCAAAAAATTGAAATTGAATTGTATCTATTTATTTTTATCAAATATAACTATATTTAATACAACATGATGCCTAAAATTATTAGTATTGAAGGAAATATCGGTGCTGGAAAAACCACCATTTTATCCAAATTACAGGAAAAATATGCAAATGATAAAACTGTGATTTTCATAAAAGAACCGGTTGATGTATGGGAACAAATATGCGATGCATCTGGTGAAAATATCTTACAAAAATTTTATGCGGATTCTACCAAATATGCGTTTCCATTTCAAGTAATGGCATATATTACTCGGTATTCTGCATTGGCTACTGCTATTCGTGAAAACCCAGATTGCCGTATTATTATTTGCGAACGGTCTTTGGATGCAGACTGCCAGATTTTCGCCAAGATGCTCTTTGACGATGGTATTATTGAAGATGTTTGTTATCAAATTTATAAAAAAATATATGACGAATATTCGGGAATACATCCCGTTACAGGATATGTTTATATTGATGCGGATGCTGAAATATGTTCGCAACGTATTGGAAAACGCGGTCGCGGCGGCGAAGCCGCCATTCCTCTGGAATATTTAGCAAAATGTAAAAAATATCATGATAAATGGCTCTTACAAAGTAACAAAGTAGAACGTGTGTTGTATTTAAATACGAATGAAGATGTGAATTATGATAATGATATGGGAAATCTTTGGATTGACCGTATTAGCGAATTTATGGAAGATTAAAATCAATATTACAATTCATTTTGACAATCTATTTCATATTGATTTTTTATTTCTTGTGGTAATTCATCCTTTGTAAATATTTTTTTTCCATTGTGCGTTATCAATTTGAAATGATTACCTGTATATGAACTTAATATATATTTTGGGTTGTCCATTACAGCATTGCCAGTGCAATAAATAATATTGTCATTTGTAGGGTTTTCATTGAATAAAATAAATATTACATTCAAATTTTCTTGTATAATTGCAATAGCCATATTATCTGCCCAAAAATCTTTTGTTTTTATATATTCTTTATATTCAGTTAATTGTTTTTTTTTAAGAGTTTCTATATTATTCAGTAGTTCTTGTTGTCTTGCTTTTGTAAATACATGTTGAGGTTTTGTTCTATTTTCAGCTATACTTTTATCAATGTCTGCAATTCTATCATAATAACTCTTGATGTTCTCTGGCATTTTGTCGCTATCAACTAGAAGAAATTTTTCTTCATCAATATTTTCCGCAACAATATCTCTTAATTGACTCACTGTTTTTTTATTATCAGTATCTTTAAGTGCTTCTTCTGCTACATAAAAAAAACAATCACCGTCTCCCAGTGGGTCATGCACGGTGTATCCTTTGTTATTTTGAAAAAATGTTTCGTATATTCCACTACCAACAGATTCAGCTGGAACACTATTTTCTTTCATATAATCATTATGAATAATCAGTGTATTTATTTTTAAATTAACTGCATTTATAGCTATTTGTATAATGTTCTTACGAATATCTTCCATATTAGATTCATTCACTATTACATTTTCTGTTTTTTTTATTGCTGTATTTTTTATTAGTGACCTTGTAGTATCATCAATTGGTTCAACAATACTTTCACTATTAGATTCCGTTGTAGAATCTTTTGTATTAGATTCGTTGTTCAATGCGTGTTTTTCATTTGGGTTTTCTATATTACTTGATACAATTTGAGTAGGAGTAATGGTTAGTTCAATAGTTTCAAGTATCTCCTTTAATTCATCATTGGTTTTATTTTTCAAAATATCATATGTATTTTTGAATATATCTAATATATCCTCATCATATGGTTGAGTTCTCAAACGTTCTAAATTTTCTATATTCAATTTGCATAATTCTTCTACAAATGTATTTTCTATTTGTTCTAAAATAGATGTCATAATATATCGTATATATAATATAACTAAATTGTTTGCACAATACTATGCGAATCGCGAAACAAATGACTAAATGTAAAAAATCAAATCCGTTATGTTTTGATTTTTTAGTGTTTATTTTCTACGTAAGGATTTTCTTGCCTTTCTTGATTTTCTTGACTTCTTTGATTTTCCTCCTGTCACTTTTGGTGGTTTTGGTGGCGGCGATTTGAGTTTTTCTTGAATTAATTTGATGTTATCGTCTTGACTAGAATATATTTTTGCTTTTAACCTCTTTTCCATATCAGTTTCATTTTCATCATAATATACTTCTACAACAACCGCTGGTAATTTCTCAGCGCTTTCTATGTCATTGAGTGGTATATATATTGGCGTTTTCGTTGTCGTAGTCATTATTATTTACTATATAATAAACAAATATATTTTATTATAATAATATATTATCCTAAATATTTTCTATTTTGCCAAAATACTATCATATTTTGTTAATTCTGGTATTTCAATTGGTTTTCCATCTTCATATCTATATGTTTTATCTGTAATTAATACATCATAATTTGACGGCGGTTTCAAAACATCAATAGGTATAAGTGCAGGACTACCAGTAACCCCAGTAACTCCGGTAACTCCGGTAACCCCAGTAACTCCGGTAACTCCGTTTGGACCAGTTCCAGGTGCTGGTGCTGGTGTTTGAACAAGTTCTCTAATTCTCTCATTTACAGCATTTATTGCTGTATTTTGTATTGCAGTGTAATCAGTTACCTCTTGCCCTGGTGCTGGTGCTTGTCCAGGCACTTGAACCGGTTCTCTAATTCTCTCATTTACAGCATTTATTGCCGTATTTTTTATAGAAATTAATGATTCAATCAATGGTATTTTTTTTTGGATAAATTTTGAAATAATCTGTTTTACTGATTGTTGTTGTGTTGTTTCTTTTTCTTTCTGTGGTTCTATCAGTGATTGTACATCGTTATTTACAGCATTAATTGCAGTATTTTTTATAATTGAATTGGTATTTTCTTCACTATCTATTATACTAGTTGTGGGAATATTTAATATAGCATTAACCGCATTAATCGCTGCACTTTTTATTTGATTTATTGCTTCATCTTCTTGTATTGCAGGTTTTGATAATTTTTCTTTTTCTTCTAACTCTTCTAATTGTTGTATTTTATTTTTAACCTGTTCAATTGCAATTTTTGATATGTTTTTTTCTAAATTATATTTTCTAAAATGGTTTATTAAAACATCTGTTTTTTTCCATATATTATTAATATGTTCTTGAATCATACTTATAATATTATAATATTATTATTTTGATATATTACAAATTAAATTTACCGTCATTGTTATAAATTTCTGTATAATCAGCTGGTTTGATTTGTTCTTGTTCTAAAAAACAAATAGTTTGTGTAGTGTAATATTTTGAAATTTGGTCTAAAAATTCTAATGTTCCTATTGCTGAAATAGCATTACTATTATCAATACATTCAATAAATTTTTTAATATAAAAAATGTCACTTGCATTCTGTGCATTGTTTAATTTTGTTAATATGTTATCATTATCATGATAAATTACATCAAACAAGTTTCTATTGTTATACATAAATAATTGTATAGATGATGTTTTACTTTCATCAAATTTATTTTCATTTATATTACTTCCATCAGTTACAACTTGAATTGGATTATCTATATTTTCATTAACATCAAATGAAGTTCCCTTTATTTTGTAATAAATTTTTTTCAAATTTTTCATTAATTCATTTTTTACGTCATTGCTTATTTTATAGTCTTTAATAGAAACATTATCATTATATTCTTTTTCAAATATTTTGAATGCAATTTTCAATTCATTAATATCAATATATGGCACAGTTGGGGGATTGTTTGCACTACGTGATATATTAAATACACAAAATACACTTATTAAAATATCTTTGTAAAATTGGGTTCGTTTTATTTGGTACGAGTCATTTATTGTAAAATAACTATTGTTTATCAAATAATTGAAAATTCTATTGAAAATAACTGACCTTATTTCATTATTGGATTTATTATCCTTTTTGAAACAATCGCTATGAGTTGGACAGTATTTTTCCAAACATAAATTAACATAATCTGGTGAAATGAATATGTTATCTTTTTGTTTTTCATAAAAAATATCCTTAATATCTTCACGCATTTCTTGCAACGATTTATTAATAAAATATCCTTCGTACAGCCGATAATTACATATTTCTTTTCCACGGGTTAAACGGTTTTTGATATTTGTAAGAACGATTTTAATATCTCCTAATATTTCATTTTCTCTATCAAATACTGGCTTTACTTTTGAGAAATCTTGTTTATATTCTTTCATATATTCAATTGAATATGGATGTTTGTTTAATAAATTATTACGTTCTTCATTATATTTATCCGTTATTATTTTACTTTTTATATAATTTGGGAAATTACTTTTATCTTTCAAAATATCTGGAACAGGAGCAGTTGTGTCAAGAACAAATCTTTCATTTTCATATTTTTTTATTTTTTCTTTCCATAAAGATTCATTTTTTGAATATGTATAACCAGTAGGTTTTGCGATAAGCTCATTATATGTTATGCTTTTGCTATTCAAAACTTTTATTTTTTCGACAGTAGATTCATATGTATCAATTTGTTCACATTTTTGAATCGTTGATGTTAATTGATCAATTATTTGATTATAATTTGTATCTTTGAATTTTTCTATATTAATATTCAAATTGTCATCAATCCAATTTACGTTGAAAGTATCAAATATCCATTTGTTCATTATACTGTTCAATACATCAGCATTAAACTTGATTTCATTTTTCATATTCATTTGTGTTGATAATACTTCTTTATATTTATCATAGACTTTGTTAATTTGATTCTTTATATACATTTCATCTATTTCTCGGGTTGATAAAACTAATAGTTCATTATAATATGCTTCTTTTTGTCTTTTTGCTTCCGCTTCTTTCTTTTTTTGTTTTAATTCTTTTACTCTATCTAACGCTATTTTACTTTCTTTATCTGCCTGTTTTGCTATTCTTTTTGCTTCTTCTTTTATTTTTGCTTGTTCTGCATTTAAACTTGCTAATCTTTTTTGTTCTTCTATTTTTTTATTATTTTGAATATTTTTTTGTCTTTCTAACTTTTGTAGTTCTGTTGCTAATCTTTTTTGTTCTTCTATTGCGTTTTGTTCTTGTTGTTTTGCTTTTATTGCTTCTCTTGCTTTTCTATCTGCGTCTTCTTTTGCTGCTTTCAATTCTTCTTCTTCTCTTGCTTTTCTTTCTTCTTCTTCTCTTGCTTTTCTTTCTTCTTCTTCTCTTGCTTTTCTTTCTTCTTCTTCTCTTGCTTTTCTTTCTTCTTCTTCTCTTGCTTTTCTTTCTTCGTCTTCTTTTGTATTTCTTTCTTGTAATATTGCTTTTAATTCTGTTTGTAATTCGTTTTTCAATCCTTGTTTTATATTTCTTTCTTGTAATTTTGCTTTCAATTCTGTTTGTAATTCGTTTTTCAATTCATCTAATTTTTTTTTAAATTCTTCTTCATCTTCTTTTTCTTTTTGTTGTTCTCTAATTATTTGTTTGACTGAATCAATGTCATTGTCCGTATCGTAATAGTCTTCAATATTACTGTCGTTAATATCATTAACATTCGTAATTTGTTTTTTTTCTTTTAATTTCATAATTGTATCAATGACATGTTTCTTTGTTTTGTATGATTGTATGCTATTTGGAAATTTCGTGAAATCACTGTGAATATTTTTAAATATTTTTTTTTTATTATCATCATCAGCTTTATTAAAAGTGTCTTTGTATGTTTCAACATCATTACTTTGACTATATATTTTATTTATTTTATCTATAATATCTGTAAAGTCATATTTTTTCTTATTATATATCGAGAATTCTTTTTTAAATGCATCATCATTTGTAGATATAGAATTTTCGTATTTTTCTAATATATCAGTCAAAATATCTGCGTTTCGCAAATTGACTAGCTCATCTAATTTATTCAGGTTTTTTCCAATGAAATCAATATATGATTTTAAATGATCATCACTTGGGTTTCCAGTTAATATTCTAATCATATCTTTAAAAATATTTATATCTTTTTTTTTATCCTGAATATAATGTACGTATTTTTTTATTATTTCTCTGGCATTATTTTTATAATCATTTGTTGCATATCCTCCATAATATGTTTCTTTTTCATTTTTTTTTATATTCAAAAAATCTCTTATTGTTACTATATTATTACAACTGAATTCATTTTCCACACCAGCAAAATCTCCTACAATCAAATAACCAAGCGAATTGTTATCACGAACAAATTTAATGAATGCAAATGAATGACTACGAGAACTTTGTGGGTTATTTGTTGTTGCTTTTACCAATCTATCATTATCTATTAAATAATTAAGTATTTCGCCAAATTTGGTTCCAATAGAGCCTGGGCGTCGATAAGGATGTTTTTCAATATAGTTAATTTTATCCTGAATTTCAAAATCATTTTCTTCTTCATTATAATTAAATGTAAATTTGTCTGATTTACAATTTATTATTTCATCATCTTCTTTACCACATCTTGATGAATATGATGCATTATTCTCTTCATTGTTCTTGAATAATTCTTGTGTTTCTAAAACAATTTTTTTGAAACCGTTTTCTCCTTGACATATTAGCTTACAAATATCAACGATAATACCTTGCTCTTGATAAATATTTCCTTTCGCATCAACCGTTTTAAGATTTATAAGTGATGATGTTTTTCCAGAACCACTTGCACCATAACCCATTATGAAAACTGGTTTTCCACCTTTAACTTTTTCAACAATTTGTGTCATTTTTTTTGCAATTTCAGGGTTCTTCATATTCGGTGGAAATATTTCTGAAAATTTTCCAAATAAATATGTTTTTGGATATTTGTATTCAATATTTTCTAACTGATTACCTTTATTATCATAGTATGGTTGGTCAATATCATTATATTTAACAGCCATGGTATTATATGTGGGATTTATTTCACTTACACTATTCAATAAAATATCAAATCGTTTATTCCAATCAGAATTTCCATTAATCTTACCATGATTAAAATTATTTATCTTAACAAATGTGAGTATTTTATCTGCAACGTTTTCTTTTACAAATTCATCAAATTTTTGAATAAATGTATTATTATTTACATACAAACTGTTTATTATTTCTAATAATTTGGCTTTTTTTTCTGTATTATCACTCAAAATCAAATTATTTTGGGTTTCAAAATTTTTGATAATTTTTCCTATATGTTCAACAATTATATAGAATACGTCATTTATTATATCTATATTTAATTTTTCAGAACGTTGTATATCTTGTTTCAACTTTAATACAATATTTTTAAAAATGGTTTCCAAATATTTTATATGAATAATTGTTTTATATTTTAACGGTTCATTTTCATTCAGAATAAATGTTTTATACTTTGGCACTTCAACACCATTTTCCATAATTTGTTCATTTTCAAAAAAATCATCAGTAGTATAAACATTCATATCTATAACAGTTTTTTTAATATTTTCTAAATTATATTCTTTAATTTTAGTATCAAATATTGTACATACTTCTTTTCTTATTGTTGGATTTACATGAGAATAATCAAATTCAAATTTGTCAAACAAAAATTTAAATAAAATTTTTTTTATTTCAGTTGAGTCTTTTACTTGTAAATCATCAATATTAATATTAATATTATCAGGTGCATTATTATTAAATAACGTATTTACTTGTTGAACCAATAATGAATTTAATTTCATTACAGTAGGCATTGTAATAATTGTATCGACAAATTTTTCAAAATTATTTATTAATTCCTCCATTGTTTTGAATTGTTCTTCAACAAACTCTTTGTTATCATCTCTCAATCCAAAACGCAGTCCTCCTCCTTTTTTTTGGTTTAAAATATTCAATAATTCTTGTTGTGTGGATTTAATTTTTGCAATCAATGCATTTGTTTGATATAATGGAACACGTGAATCAACATTCATATTTCTAACTAGTGGTGCTGGTGCTGGTGCTGGTGCTGGTGCTGGTGCTGGTGCTGGTGCTGGTGCTGGTGCTGGTGCTGGTGCTGGTGCTGGTGCCGGTGCTGGTGCTGGTTCGAAATATACCAAAATTTTATTTTCATGATCAACAAAATTGAATTCTCTAACTTCCCATATTTTTTTCAAATCATTAAAACCTCTATGAAAAAAATAATGTTTATTTTGAATAGTTTCTTTTGGTATGAATGTATTATTAATATCATATTCAGTTCCATCGTTATTTGTATTCAACCATAATATATCATTGCCTTTTAAATCAAATTGTTGAGTTATACTGGATTTGGTATCATTTGGAAACCCAGTAAATTCACCTTTTGAAAAAAAAGTGCCAAGAATTTTTTGATTTTCATCTACCACAAATAACATATCGGTATATTCATTCCAACCTTCATTCCATTCAGGCATTATATAAAATACTATATATTAAGGATTTTATATAATTTTATCCCTCAAAACAAAATCCAAAAATATTCAAATAAAATCAAACAACAACGGTATTTCCAACATATCAACCCTAACCAGCATTGGGTCTCTATCATGACGTGATATCCAAAATACATACTTTTCGCCTAAAATTCTCATTCCTATACAAAACTCTACTCCCAATGTTCTAAAACAAAATGTTCGTGAATATTTAATTGGTCTAAATGTTTCCTTATCCAATAATACCATCATATGATAATAATGTCGTGGTCCATGTTCTTCACTCAAATGAACTATTCCTAATAAACCTAAATCTGTTTCTACAAATGGTGCCGAACCTCGCACCTTGTGAAATAATGGTGATTGTATTGGATAACTATGCACTATTTCTAATGTATCTGTTTCCGGATTCACTTTTCCAACTTCTAATGGAAACCATTTGTATATAAAATATTCTTCATCAGCGCCTTCGGCGCTGGGTCTAACCACTGGTATCCAATTCTTTTCACACCAACTATCGCCCCCGGGCGGTTTCAATATTTTACAATCTCGGTATTCACATATATCTGGGTCATACACTCCATTCATCATCATATTACGGCCATTCAATGAATAACTCACAGTTGTTGCTATAAATTTTACTATACCATTCATACTATATAAACGAATATCTTCTAAACCTCGTGAAAATGATTTATCCGCCGATGGCATATCAATATTTTCAACCATTTCATAATAGGTAATTGGCTGCATATTGTCATCTAAAATGGAAACAATATTTTTATTATCAATGATGCGGTCTGGATTATGAAAAAAGTATGCCCCAGTATCCATCAACCAATAACTCACATATCGTGTATTCAATAAATGTCTTCCATCATGAAAAACATAAGATGCAGACGTAGGATAATATTCATGTATATATGGATATTGATATTCTTCAAATGTGGCAACGTCATATATTTTTTTTGTGAAAATATCCGCAGACATAAATATAATGGTATCGTCATGTCCAGCCAAAAACCAGGTTGGATTCCAATCACATTTGGCTTCTAACCATGCCCAAAAATTGACTTCCCATACAAGACGATGACTTTCTTTTAAAAATTCTGGAAAATACTTTCTATATAAATCATAAAAATGGACAATGGAATCACGGTCTCCCAAGAAAAATCCGCCACAAAATCGCCAATGTATTAAATCAAATGCACGACCTACATCATCGGCCGGTAATTTACCCCAACACCCTGGAATGGTCAAACATGTATCTGCATATTTGCGATATGCTAATAAACGTAAATATTCTAATGTTCTTTCTTTTTCTTTAAAAATATAGGCAATATTGAAATCAATCCATGAAAAATGAGTTGAACCCCAAGGATTTACATCAATCGCCTTTTTTAAAAATTCAGTTTTTGCATTCATTAACAATATATACTCCATTGTATCTTTACCTGTATTACGATAACTTGGTAAATCCCATGTTCCTGGTTGTAAATTAACAGCATCTGTATATGTTTCCATAGTTTTGAATTCAATCGTTTTCAATATAACATTTGAATAATCTTTCGAAATTTCTTTCATAACTTCTTCATATTCTGGACTAATAAATACATATAATTGTATTCCAGTTTTCATAATATCTGAAAAATGCCTGGTTCTCCATTCAACATCACGATTATCATAATGAGTTTCATATATATTTATATAGGATGTTACAAAAGTGATACATGATTTATCATTTTCCATTATAAAAAATATATACAGCCGAGTTTTTATATATATTTTTTGTATTTTTTATTTTTTCTTTTTTCTTTCAATGTAGTTCAAAATAATTCGAACAATTCACTATTTTCCATATTATCAAAACTTACGTCTAAAATAGAAGAGAAATCTGGAAATATTGTTTTATTATTTTCATTCATACTATCACTGTATTCAAGTGAATCTGTTTGTGTTTCAATGGATACATTTTTTGTGTGAAAATCCACAGGTCGTTCATTTGAATTATACAAATATTCAATTACGAATTTTTCTTTATTTTCCACACTAGTATTCAAATCATCGAGTTCTAATCTTCCATTATCGTCCCAATCATCATCCAAATCGTTTATACGAACTCCAACAGGAATATTTTTACATTTTTCTTTTTCCAATTCTTCTTTGAGACATTCCATTTCATTTTGCAAACTTTTTATTTTATCTGTCAAAATGATTGTATTTTTCACATAATCATCCAAATAAGATATATATTTTACCTTCATAGTATCAATCATCAATTCATGTTGATGATTTTTTTCCCTTAATAGTTTATTTTCTTCGGTTAAATAATATTTTTCTTTCAACAATACATTGATATACTCACGTTGTGTTTCAACCATTGTATCTACAATATTACCAGTATATTCTGCCATTTTGATTTATTTTGATTACATACAATATATTCAAAATAAGTATTTCAATTTTTTGTAATTTCTACTTTTTCATTATTTTCATTGTAATATTTATTCAATGCATTTTGAAAATTCACACCACCGCGAAATGCACAACTGCGTTTCATTTTGATATGACAAATTGCAGTGTATGGTGTAATGTCATAATATTTCATTAAATAACATGCAACTACTGCACAAGACCGTTGCATTCCAGCATAACAATGGACCAAAACCGTTTTTTTATTTCTCAAAAAATCATATATTTTTTCCAAAACACAATTACGTTTCATTATATGAAGTAAATTATCACATTCATGTGGGCTATCTACAATTGAGATACGAATACAAGAATAACATGTTTTTGGAAAAGGAATATCGTCAGTGCAATTTACAATAAATTCAAAGTCATTTGCATATTTGAGAGAATTGATATTTCCAATATATAAATAAGGTATTATTTCGTTACAATAATTTTCTTTTTTGTATTCGTATTCCATTATATAATATTGTGAAATATATTTATGAAATATATTTTACATAAAACAAAATAAACAATTTTTTGTAATTATATTCAATGATACCAAATTGCACATTAGTTACATCGTGTTTTGTATTAACAAAATACAACCCCAATGGTCGTTCTCGCGAAGAAACAATAAAAAACATGGAAACATTATTGTATATTCCAGTATTTTTGGTTATTTATTGTGATTCTATTGTAATAAATGAAATAAAAGAAATACGAAATAGAAAAGGATATAATCATTTGACACAATATGTTGAAATGGATTTTGAAAATATTTGGACATACAAATATGTTGAAAAAGTAAAAGAAAATCGTGCAAAATATCATCCTACCCACGATAAACGAACTTGTGCGGAGAGTCATTTATTATGTTGCAATAAATTTGATTTTCTCTTGAAAACAATAGAGTCAAATCCATTTCATACAGATAGATTTGGTTGGATAGATTCCAATATAGGTGTAAGTGCATCTAAAATTGCGAGAAATTATCATATTAATATGTTACCAGATGTATTGAATAATATTACAGATAAATTCAAAATACAAATATTGAATGTTGCTGATAAAAAATACAAAATGCCAGAAATGAAACATGAATTTTACAATCAATATAGATGGGTAGTATGTGGTTCTCTATTCACAACTGGAAAAGAAGTAGGAATTCCAATTTTTAATAGATTAAATGAAATATTTATTGAAACAACGAATGCTGGATATGGACATGCAGAAGAAATGTTTTTTTTAGAAGTATTAGATGAATTTTATGATTCCATTGAACGTTCTTATGGAGATTATCATCATATATTGAATAATTTCATTCAACCAAAAAATGATTTATTATATACATATATCCATATTGTAAAAAGATATTATGATTTTGGATATTATCGTGAATGTTATGATTGTTGTCATCATATAATTTCATATTTGAAAACGGTAAATGAAAATGTGGATTATGCTACTTACATGATGATATTACTTGCATATTATACATCGGCGACATATCACAACCCAAGTGAAGTTCCAAGAATAGCAAACCATATTGCATATTTAGTATCTAATGAAAAACCATTTGCAGAAGAATTTCATAGATATCGTCATTATTATAATATAAATGGGTTTGAATCTGCAAAAATTGTATAAAATTGAAAATCCTATTTATTTTATACAATTTATACAATCAATAAAATGTTTCCAGTAAATTATCACAGTTATCGTAAAGTGTTAGTATTTGATGTAGAAACCACTGGGTTGATACCAAAAACAAATCGTGAAACGAAATTGCCTCCGCCAATTAATGAATGTCCATATATAATACAATTAAGTTTTGTAATATACAATATGTATGACCATGTAATTGAAGATGGATACAATGCATATATAAACATACCACAAGATGTTGTTATTTCACCAAAAATAACGGAATTGACAGACATTACACGTGAAATATGTAACAATGGTATTTCTATTATAGAAGCATTGTCACGTTTTTATGAGGCATATACAGATTGTGATTGTTTAGTTGCACATAATCTGGATTTTGACAGTAGAATGATACAAATTGAAATGGAAAGAAATCGCAATACATTATTACTAGAAAACCCCAATATATTAAAAATGTTTGAAAATGAATTCAAAAAATTTGGTATGGAAAAATTTTGCACAATGATGAGTAGTATTCACACTTGTGGTATATTAGTTACAAATATTGATAAAAAAGGAAATACATATACATACAAAAAATTCCCTAAATTATCGGAAACATATCAACATTTATTTAGTCAAATCCCACGAAATTTGCATAATTCAATGATGGATACATTGGTATGTTTGCGATGTTATTTAAAAATGCGACATGGATTGGATATTCACAACAGTAAATTTACATTTTGGGTAGAAAAATACATGAAAATATAAAAATTTGCTCAAAAAATAAAAATATGCACATTGTTTGCATATTTTTATTGTAAAAAATGTTTGTTTATAATATATGAATTCATCCAGAAAAAATTCTAGGAAAAGTTCTAGAAAAACTTCTAAAAAAACTTCTACAAAAACTTCTAAAAGTTTAGCAATCAAAAATCAAATGAAAAAAGTCGTTATAGAATATTATTCAAATATGGCTGATATATTCAAAAATACAACGCAGCGTAAATTAATAAAAACATTTTTAAAAGAAAACAAAACACATAATTTACTTGCTAAATATCCGTTTCTTGAAGTTACTTGTTGTATTTTTGCTGAATTCAAAAACACCAACATGAAATTAATAAATGCAGTGTCAAATAATCCAGAAAAGTTTTTCAAAAATACAGAAAATGCTGTTGGTAAATATTACAAAGATATTAATCCGGTTGATTTATATATTACATCCATAGTGTGTGCGAGTGCATACAAAAATGATGTTCTCATTGGTATGATGGTTACTATGTTGAATGATAAAAATATTGATGGAAATCTCATTCGTAACATACTTCAAACATTATTGAGTGGATATGTTCCAGATTCCTCTGTAAAATATGGCGGAGTGAATTGGAAAGTCATTATATATTCTCTCATTTTTGTTGCTCAAATAATATATTTTTTATTAGAATGTAATCATTTTTACTATTCTAGTAAAAATTTGATTCACGAAATGAAAGAAGGTAAAACAGTTACTTTGATAAATACATTGAAAGACATATCTGAAAATAGTGAAACATTACAAAAATGTATTCATTATGACCAAGCAAACCCTAAATCAAACCGTGGAAAACTTTTTCAAATGGCATTTTCTGGTATGGGTAATAATGTTTATGATAAATTGATTGGATTAAATGCAGTATATAATTGTATTGAAGACCCATTGATTACAATTAAACTTGGCGAAGAAGCAAAATGGACAACATCTATAAATTTAGATAATGAAAAAGAAATTATAATTAATGAAGACATTGAAGAGAGTGTTATTTATCCTATTATGCAATCCAATTATGGTTCTACCATGTCAATGGAATTAATTACAAATATTGAAAATGATTTGGTTGAATTTAGTAAAGATTTACCATATGTAAATGAATTAACGGTTCAACAAAAAGAAGTTATGAACAATGGTTTGAAAACTATTTTCAAAAAAGCACAAACAAAAAAAACATACAAGGAATTATTAAACTATTTCAATGATTTAGAAGAACCTGAAAATGACGATTTAGCAAAAGAACTTTTCAACAATGATGACTTTATTAAATACAAACTTCAAGAGGATGAAAGAATCAAACGATTAAAAGAAATGAGCGGAATCATAGTAAAAGATACTTCTTATATTAGTATTATTGGTATTGTCAGTGGTGCCGTAAAAGAAATATTTTGGTCATCATATAGTCATGCACCATTACTGGATGTTATAAATTCTATTAGAACAAAAATAAATGAATATACACGTATGATTCGCACAAAATACAATGCATATACCGATTTAATTACCGATGTTACAGTTGAACTTTCATCATTAACTCAAAAAACAGAAACAGCTATAAACAGATTTTTCAATATTATTGCTACTGGTGCTGTAATAGGCGGACAAATAGTTGGTATTATATCTTATATTAAATTCAATAAATTTTTGAATAAAAAACGAGGGTCATATTTGATTGGCGAAGAAAGTCGTTTATTGAAAAATGAATAAATAGAATTACAAACATTTGATTTTGTAATTCTATACTTCTTTACCATTATATATTTGGTTTAACTGTCTATTTACACGAATAAATGTTGCACATTTTGGTATATCTTTTATTTTTTTTGCACCAATGTAAGTCATAGTTGAACGAATTCCACCTTGTATATCCAATATATTGTTCTCAACTGGACCACGATATTCCAATTTCACTGTTTTTCCTTCACTACTTCTATATTTTGCAACACCACCGCTATATCTATTCATTGCAGTAGAAGAACTCATTCCATAAAATATTTTGTATTTTTTACCATTTTCTTCTATTAATTCTCCACCAGATTCTTCGTAGCCAGCAAACATGGAACCACTCATTACGAAATCAGCCCCGGCGCCATATGCCTTTGCAAAATCTCCTACAACTTGCAATCCACCATCACTTATTATATGTGCATCTAAACCATGTGCGGTATCAGCACATTCAATTACAGAACTTAATTGTGGCATACCAATACCAGTTTGTTTTCTGGTTGTGCAACAACTACCACTTCCAATACCTACTTTCACAATATCAATTTTACCATTCATAACCAATTCTAACACTCCCTCGGATGTGCATACATTTCCAGCAATCAAAATCTTATCTGGATATTTATCTCTAATTTCTCTACATTTTTCAATAAATCTTGACATATATCCATTTGCGACATCTATACATATAAATTTTGGATTGATTTTATTTACTATGTTATCCAAATTATTCAAATCGTTTTCTCCAATTCCAGTAGAAACTGCATAATATTCTCTGTCCAAATTGGCATTTGATATATCATCACTATTGTAATATTTGTGCAAACATGTGATTATTTTATGTTTTTGAAGTTCGCATGCCATTTCAATTGTTCCAGTTGTATCCATATTACTTACCATAATAGGAACTCCTGTCCAAGTATAAGGAGAATATTTGAATTTAATAGTTCTTTCTAAACTTACCTCTGACCTCGATGAATATTGACTTCGTTTCGGTAATAGTAAAACATCGGAGAAATCCAATTTGACATCGTCTAAAATTTTCATATTATATTCTTTTATACGAAAATATTAGTTGTGAAAAACCGCATAATATTTTGTTTGTTCTCAACATCTTTACAAAAAACATTGTTTAGGAATAATAAAATTGAGAACAACTATTCTTTTGAAGGATATTTAGGAACTTATTTTTGCAAAGTATTGAGAACCTTGTTATAAAAGTCCTCGTTTTCTATGTTTTTATTTTCATGTTCTCAACCAATTTTATAAAAATGATTGTTTAGGAATAATAAAATTGAGAACAAATATTCTTTTCAAAGAAATTTAGGAATTTATTTTTATAAGAAGTAGAGAACCTTGTTACAAAAATCCTTGTTTTCTATGTTTTTATTTTCATGTTCTCAACCACTTTTATAAAAATAAATGATTATTTAGGAAGAATATAAGAACAAGTATTATTTTCAAAGATATTTAGGAACTTATTTTTGCAAGAAGTTGAGAACAATGTTATAAAAGTCCTCGTTTTCTATGTTTTTATTTTCATGTTCTCAACCACTTTTATAAAAATGATTGTTTAGGAAGAATAAAATTGAGAACAACTATTCTTTTCAAGGATATTTAGGAAGTTATTTTTATAAGAAGTTGAGAACCTTGTTATAAAAAGTCTTTGTTTTTCTATGTTTTTCTTTTTGGTTCTCAACCACTTTATAAAAAACATTGTTTAGGAAGAATAAAATTGAGAACAACTATTCTTTTCAAAGATATTTAGGAACTTATTTTTGCAAGAAGTTAAGAACCTTGTTGCAAAATTCCCTATTTTATATGTTTTTCTATTCATGTTCTCAACCACTTTTATAAAAATAGTTATTTAGGAAGAATAAAATTGAGAACAACTATTCTTTTCAAAGATATTTAGGAACTTATTTTTGCAAGAAGTTAAGAACCTTGTTATAAAAATCCTTATTTTCTATGTTTTTCTATTCATGTTCTCAACCACTTTTATAAAAATAATTATTTAGGAAGAATAAAATTGAGAACAACTATTCTTTTCAAGGATATTTAGGAACTTATTTTTGCAAGAAGTTAAGAACCTTGTTATAAAAATCCTTATTTTCTATGTTTTTCTATTCATGTTCTCAACCACTTTTATAAAAATAATTATTTAGGAAGAATAAAATTGAGAACAACTATTCTTTTGAAGGATATTTAGGAACTTATTTTTATAAGAAGTTGAGAACCTTGCAAATATATATTGAAAAACCCTTCGTGACCCGGGGCGATTTTTCTTTCTGCTACTGGTAACACAAAGAAAAATCGCCCCGGGCCCGAAGGGTTTCAAAAACGTTGCTCAAATAATTATTAACAAAATAAATTGAGAACTTTGAATAAAAATTCTCAATTTATGATTTTTTAGGCCGAACACATTTCACATATTTCTTCTTCATGTTCTACATCACCAGAATTATTTTTCTCTGGTTCAATTGTAAATTGCTGTGCCTGATGGCGCCCACGGCGTCTCAAATAATATATACCTGTTTTTAATCCTTTGGACCAAGAATAAAAATGCATCGATGTCAAACTTGCATAATTCGGGTCTTCCAACCATAAATTCAAACTTTGACTTTGACAAATATATGCACCACGGTCTGCTGCCATATCAATCAAATTACGCATTGGTATTTCCCATACAGTTTTGTATTTATCACGTATTTCTTGTGGTATAAATTCTATATGTTGGATTGAACCGTGATTGGCAATAATATTATTTTTCATTTTTTCATTCCATAAATCCAATTCAATTAAATCATTCATCAAATACTTATTTGCTAATATGAATTCACCTGCTAATGTTCTTCTGCTATAAATATTACTTGTAATTGGTTCAATACATTCATTATATCCCAATATTTGTGAAGTTGATGCGGTTGGCATTGGAGCAAGTAATAGAGAATTACGTAACCCATATGTTTTTATATCTTCTCTTAAACGACACCAATCATATCGGTCAGTGCATGGTTCTACTCCCCACATATCAAACTGTAATTCTCCTTTTTGGGCAGGACATCCATCAAATGTTTCATATGCACCTTCTACTCTGGCGATTTCACATGATTGTTCCAATGCTGCATGATATATCGTTTCAAATATTTGTTTATTCATTTGTTTTGCATCGTCACATGCAAATGGTAAATTCATTTGCATAAATACATCTGCTAAACCTTGAACACCAATTCCAATAGGTCTATGACGTTTATTACTTAATTCGGTCTTTGGTGTTGGGTAGAAATTCACATCAATAATACGATTTAAATTATAAGTAACGATTTTTGATATTTCATGTAATTTATCATAATCAAATACTGGGGGATTTACTGTTCTATCTACAAATGCTGGAAGAGCAATACTGGCTAAATTACATACTGCTGTTTCTTTATCGTCAGAGTATTCTATTATTTCGGTGCACAAATTTGACGACTTTATTGTTCCAATATTTTTTTGATTTGACTTTTTATTGCATGCATCTTTATACAATAAATATGGTGTTCCGGTTTCCATTTGTGCATCTAATATTTGAAACCATAATTCACGTGCCTTCATTGTTTTTCTTGTTTTTCCACTTTCTTCATATTTTTTATATAATGTATTGAATTCTTCTCCATATACGTCTGATAATCCAGGACACTCATCTGGACACATAAGGGTCCATGTTCCATCTGTCTTAATTCTTTCCATAAACAAATCCGGCACCCATAATGCATAGAATAAATCTCGGGCTTTCAATTCTTCATCGCCATGATTTTTACGCATTTGTAAAAACATTTCAATGTCTGCATGCCATGGCTCTAAATATATTGCGAATGAACCGCTGCGTTTTCCTCCGCCATTTTTTACAAGACCATTATGTGTTAAAAAATTATGATGGTCATCATCATCTACTTCAATATCAATAACTCTTCCTGAATAATCTTTTACAAAAGTATTACCATTAACGATACTGAATAAATAATCTTCGTATTCAAAAAATGTGAAAGAATCGCTTGGAGAAATATTTTTATTTTTGAATAAATCACAAATGATAGGTTTCTTGGGAACAATTAAAATATAACTTATTTTTTTATTTTGTATAAAACAGTTATATTTAGTTATATGACTTTCATTTCTTCTATCTCGCATACTTCCAGAAGATAATATACCGAGTCGCAAAAGCATATAACGAACACTTTCTACTATATTATTTGATGTCAGTTCAAGAACTATTTGATAGTCTTTTACTTTACCGTCTGTTTCTAATATACCTTTTATAATTTGTAAAATTTTAGGTTTAGATAAATGTAACATATTTGGCATAACAAATTTTTCTTTGTTTTCATCATACAACATTTCATATGTAAATTTAAACATATTATTACGACTCCATGTAATTCTTACATATTTATCATTTTGGTATGTATATGTTACGTGCGCATTAATTTTTTGTAAATAGTTTTCAACAAATTCAATCGTATCTTGTTTTGTTTCTTTGTTCAATGCAACATAAGCAGTGTTTTTTGTAGTTGAAATATTTCCATCACCTAATAAAATACCATAAAATCTACAATCGTCTTCTGTATATTGCGGAATATCCTTTTCATATTTTGGTATAGGAAATCCAATGAAATCGTTTTTAGAAATGTTTTTAACTTCAATAAATTCAGGAACCAATAGATTTCGGTCTAATTGATTTATAACATCATCAAAATTTCGTTGATAATATTTATCATTTTTAATTGTCCACAATGGATGCATATCGGTCAATTTCAATGGATACAAAGTATGTTTAATATCCAATATATATAAATCTCCCAAATATTCATTATCTAACACTTTTCCAATAGAATAATAGTTTCCATCATCTGCAATTACTTTGTCCCCAATTACGATATTTTTTATTTTAATTGGACCGCGTTTTGTATATACAATCGTATCTGGGTCTAAACATTGGTCAACATAGCGTGCAGTGTTATTAAACACACGTAACATGGGAACAATTCCATTGGAAGAACCATTGGTTCCACGAATATGACTACCAGATGCACGAACATTATGAATATGTAATCCAATACCACCTGCCCACTTGGAAATCAATGCACAATCTTTCAAAGTATTGTATATACCTTCAATACTATCTTTTTCCATAGAAATCAAATAGCAACTGGACAATTGTGGATGTGGGGTTCCAGCATTAAAAAGTGTAGGAGTTGCGTGTGTAAAATATTTTTGCGACATACAATCATATGTTTCTTTCACTTTTTCAATGTTATTACCGTGAATACCAATTGCAACCCGTAACCACATATGTTGGGGGCGTTCAACAGTTTCTTTGTTTATTTTCATTAAATATGCACGTTCCAATGTTTTGAATCCAAAATAATCTATTAAATAATCTCTACTATAATCTATTATACTTTCTAAATAATCACCATGGTTTTGAATTACATCATATAATTTTTGCGAAACTAATGGGGATTGTTCTCCATGTTTATCCTTATATTCATATAATTGTGTCATTACCTTACAAAAAGAATCTGTTGTATTTTTATGATGATTTGATATAGTAATTCTACTTGCTAATACATTATAATCTGGATGAGTTGATGCAAGAGATGCACATTGTTGCGCACTCAATTCGTCTATTTGTGTAGTAGAAATACCATTGTATAATTGGTCAATTACTTTCATTGTCAAAGTAGTATAATTGATTTTTATTCCTACTTCGGTTCCAATTGTTTTAATACGTCTTAAAATTTTATCAAATGCAATCACCTCCATATTGCCGTTTCTTTTTTTCACGAGCATTTCGTCATCTGTGTTTATGGTTGTGGTTGCCATTTATATAAAACAATAAAAAATTTTTATATTATTTTATAAATAATGTTTATCTTTTATTCATCCATTTTAACTAAACATATTCCACCACTTATTGGCATGTTTTTTATTATTTTACCATTATCTCCATTTGTTTCCACTATTATTTCATTTCGTTTCTTTTTACTTGCACGATGTTCAAACCCAGTTACTCGTTCTTTTTCTATTGTATTCCATGCATCTTGTATTTTTGGAACCGCTGCCGCAAACCATTTACGATTCCGTTTTACAGATACACATGAATATTCATCCAAATACCAATAAATTAATGTAAATAATGCATGTGTTTCTTTTAATAATTCTTTTTGTGTTTTTATCCATTCATCAATTACTTCTTTTTCAATTGGTGTATCTATTGGCATATATACATATTTTGGAATGTTACTAATGAATGTTTTTGATACAAAATGCGCAATAACACCACGAAATGGTGGTTCTTCCTGTTTTTCTTCTTCGATTGGTAAATTTTCATCATCATCAGGTTCTTCATCCACTTTTTTTGTATCTTCCATAAAATCTAAATTCAATTCCACTTCCGTTACTGTATCTATTTTTTCAACAACAACATCAATACTTTCTTTGCGACGCCGAATATTATTATAAAACATCCATTCATTTTCATATTCACGGAAACGGGTTTCTACAAAATCACATTCTTCCAAATCACATGTTTCCAATTGCACCTGCATTTGAATCCAATATTCTTCCTTTGGAATACCTGTAATTTCTCTATTTACAATATTTTTTATTTCAACCATATTACCAAATCGTTCGCTAGATGGGTCAATTACAATCCCATCCGGGGATGCACCAATACATTTATATTGTGGATGTTGAATACAACCAAAATCACCTATTTTTGTATTGTTGAATAATTCATACATCATTACACTTACTGGTTCATATTTTACACCCCAATGCAATGACGATTCTGTATTCACATATGTCCCCATTTTATTATCAAACGGAACACATTTTTCATATATTAAACTGTTATATTGCGATTCACTTGCAAATACTTTCCAAATATTACTTGCTGTAATCATATTATGTCTATATTCATACCATTCTTCTGTTCGTTGGTCTGGTTGATAAGTCGCTTCCAATTTTTGTATTTTAGTTTGTATTATTGACACATCTTTTGGTTCATTCAAATTAGAAACCTGATATTGACGTGCTGGTATATCATAATTTTCAAAATAATCATTACAAACATTTTCAACAAAATCGCAAATTTCTTCATAAACTTCATCATTATCTTCACATATTCCACCACTTATCCATTGTTCAAATAATATATCACTTATTTGATTCACAAGTTCATTATGAAAATCAGGTGAAGACATATTCAATATTTCATCACTTAAATACTCATCGATAAGTTCTGATACAGTAATTTGTGTATCATACATATCATCCGAATCTGGTTCAATAAAACTCAACATTTTCTTTTATTGTAAAATATACGAATATATTTATATACTTTCAATTTTTTCAATAATAGACAAAAAATTGAAACAAATGTATAAAAATACGTTGATATATGAAACTAAATGAATAGTGAATTTGATTTTTATAAATTGAAAAAGTGGGTAAAAATAGATAGGCTACATTGGTGGAATTTAATAACGAAAAAAGATGCGATACCTTTTATTGAAAAACATATTGATGTTTTACGTAATGATATCATGACACATAAACACAATGAAAAATTATCCATAAATCCATTTGCAATAAATATATTAAGAAAATACCCCGACATCATTTCATGGAACGATTTTGTAACAAATCCAAATGCTATTCATGTAATAGAAGAAAATATAGATGTTTGTTTTGAATCATTGAATGCATATGGTAGAGTAAAATTATTGTCTCATCCAAATTTCATACATATTATTGAAAAAAATACTGATAAAATAATTGATAAATTACTATGTAAAAGTTGTTTGCCAATAGTTGCAAGAAAAGAAGAACCTATTTATATGGATTTATTGGAAAAATATATGAAAAAAAATCCAGACATATTACCGAGTCCAGCATGTGATTATATTTGGGATGATATTATGAAAAACCCATATGCAATAAATATCATAAAAACTTATTTACACAAATTATCACTTTCATGTTGGCAATCATTGGCTGAAAATCCAAATGCTATACCTATTTTAGAAAACAATTTAGACAAATTAACTCAACAAGGATGGAACAATTTATGCGAAAACCCAAATGCGATTCCTTTATTGAAAAAAAATATTGATAAAATTAATTGGTTTAAATTTTGTAATAACAAAAATGCAGCTGAAATATTGGAACAATATCCTGACAAAATTCAATGTTATTCGTTTGTAGATTATGATAATTTTTCCATATATTCATCTATTTTTGAAATAGATTATGATGCAATTGAAAAAAGATGTTATATATATAAAGAAGAATTGATGCAAGTTGCATTGCATCCATCCAGAATAGAAAAATATTTGGAATCAGGAATATCTGTGGAAGAATTGGATAATTATATATAATTATAATCAAGAAAAATCAAAATCAACAATTACAGGATAATGGTCCGAATTATATTTTCCACAATATTCGGCATATTCCTGGTAAATAAAAACATTTTTTACTTTATCCATTAAATTGGAAGTCAATAGAACATGGTCTATCATGGAAAATTCGTTCAAAGTAGATTTACAATCGCCATTACTGTCATACCAATCACTGTATCTATTGGATTGTGGTATCAAACTTGCCGCATTATACAATGTATATATATTGGTATTCATACCTTTCAATATATCCAACACATGTGATGTTGGAATATTATTGTTTCTATCGGGAGTATTTTCATCAAAATCATTGAAATCTCCCAACATTATGATTTCGTATTTTTTATTAATATATGATATAATAACATTTTGTAAAACGGTCGCTTGTGCTTCACGTTCAGCGCATCGCATAGAATCCGTTGGAAATGCCAATAAATGTGCACCTATAAATGCAATATTCATATTGTTCAATGTAAATTCTGTTATATAATGTTTGCTGACACCTGCGGTGCCCGGTGCGCCAGTGTATCCACATTTTGAATTGGGAATAGGGTAATTCACATGTTCTTCGGTTCTATACAAATTGACACGTGGGTTTATTTTCGTTAGCATACCTACATTTTGACCAGTAGATGTATCTTTTCCATTTATTAAATATGGATTATATGAAGAACCTTGAATCAACATATTCAATTCATCACATCCTTCAATTTCGCATATATTTACAATATCTGGTGCCAAATCATGAATTACTTTTGCAACATAAGATAAATGAGTTTCAGCCTCACTTTGATTTTTCCATGTGCATCCTGCGCCTGGACAATTGGATGCAGCATAATAATCAATAAACAACCATTCTGTATTATATTGCATAAGACGTATATTTGTTTTTTTAGCAGATGTAGTATATTTTTGAATAGTATTTTTGATTATTGCACAATCTGGTTCTGCGAAATACAATGCTGAATATGATAACAATAAATATACAACTATTTTATAATATGTATAAAACTTCATTGTGTATATATACTACATACACAATAATATATGAGACCAATCGAACTTTGATAAATACTGAAATTACTAAACAATATATTTAGAATATAATAAACTTTACATATAATATATGCCAAGAAGTAGAAGACAAAGTAATTCTTCAATGACGACAACACCACCTAGTCCAACCAGCCCACATCCAGATTTGATAATTATACCATCAAGAGCACCTATGTTAAACAGACGAGATAGACTTCGTGGATTTATGGAGCCTGCCCCTCCTGATTATAGCAATGAATTGCGTACGCTATTGAGAGAACAACAACATAATGACCTTGTAGATAGATTGATAAATATAGATAGATTGACGAATTTAGAAAATGATATGAATAGCACTTATTCAACCGATGATGATAATGATGAAGATGAAGATGAAGATGAACAATACGGTATAAATTTGTCTATACCATACTCATATGAAAGAAAAGAAATATATAATATAGAACCTCTTTCTAACAAAATATTAGATACACATAGTGGTAAAATAAAAATAAAAAACACTCAAACTGTATATGACTATATTGATTCACAAGATACTAATATAAAAAATTATATTACGAATGATGTTGATAATATAGTTTTTGTATATGAAAATACTTATTACATATCATCTAAAACAATGTTAAAAAAATACATAGATATGACTACTACGGATAATAGTATTGTATTTGATTGTAGAGGAACGGATTATACAAATGTAAATTTTGATTATCCTTATTTTTTGATAAATGTATTAGGCATTAATTTAAGTGATTTTACAAATTTAATTTCATTAGAAAATGCAATAGCTATAACAAAACCTTATTCTGGACAATATTTTATTATAAAAGGTACAGATGAAGTTTTGATTTCAACAGTAACTGATAATGTATTGAATGGAAAATATCCAAATGCAGTAAGTGGAAGTCATTGCCAACCTGGAAAAAGTGCAATTGTATATGATATTCAAAAATTTGAACCAACATATACAAATGAACGTAAATCGCCAAAAACTAAAAAAAGGAAATCAAAATCACCAAAACGTGTAAATACACGTAAAAGAAAAGTGTAAATATTTTAGACATCTTCTTTATTTTTTTCACTCACTCGTTTTGGTGTAAGTGATTTCAATGTAGATACGCGTTTAGTATCCAAATTTTTCAAAGTAAAATTATGTGTATCCGTATTAAAATGCAATGCTGGTATGCTAACCAATTCCTTCTTTTCTTTATCATATACAACATCTTTTGTTTTTTGTAGTTTTTGTTTTTCTAAACAACCAATAAAAAATTGTTTCAATGATTTTATTTCTTTTACAGGCAATCCATTATCTTTACCATACTTTTCAGCAAATGCGTGTAATTTCTGGATTTTGACAGTTTTATCTAATTTATTCCAAGGGTCAGATTTATTTTTCTGTGTTTCATTTTCTAATATTTCATCAATAGCATTGTATGTAAGGTCATTGAAAGACGAAGTTTGAGGTATAATAGATTTGTATTTGGCATTTGCCAATGTATTATCTACTTTTGGTGATGCTGGCAAAGTGGTTTCATTTTTTTCACTAAACATATTTATTTTAGAATGTCTTTATGTTATATTCTAAAATAATGTTTATTATGTTTTTAAATATATATAAATTTGTTATTCTTGTGAAATAAATTCCTATGAATGTATAAACAATATGGAAGAAACAAAAAAAATAATTATATTTGAGAACAAGAAAGAAACGAATGAAAAACATGAAAAAAAAGTGAATACTACAAAAGAAAAATCAAAACGAGTTATAGTAGAAACTGATAAATGGAATTTTACAGAAGATGACTTGAAATTTGAGAATATATTCAATGTTCTCAACATGATTCAAAAAAAAGAGATAGAGAACCAAGAATATAAAAATATAGTAAAATGCATAATACAACAATTGAACCAAAAAATAAATGGATACAAATCACAAGATATTCATAAAAAACTATTAGATTTGGAAAAAGTAGTAGATTTAGAAAATGTAATACAACTATTAATAGAAAGTAATTTAGAGTGTTTTTATTGCAAAAATAAAGTAAAGGTTCTCTACGAACATGTTAGAGAACCTTTACAATGGACATTAGACCGTATAGACAATGATTATGGACATAATAAAGGCAATTTAGAAATTGCATGTTTATCTTGTAATATTCGTAGGAGAACAATGTATGCTGACCGGTATGTTTTCACAAAACAATTGAAATTAATAAAAAAAGATGTATGATAAATAATGTAATAATATATTAAGTAATTTATGAAAATAGAACAAGAATTGTTAATTCCTATTATAGTATTTCTTATATTTTTTGTATTGAATCGTTATTTTCAATGGAAATTTGCAAACAATTTTGAGAAAATGTTGGGTTTAGTAATACTGATATATTATTCATTGATAGATATAAAATATGGTGTATATTTCGGTATTGTTTATATGATCTATTTGATAAATTTATCAAAAAATAACATAGAAGGATTTGATGAGAATGAAAATGACATCAATATAGTTGTATCAAGATATAGTGAAAATTTGGAATGGTTGAAAGATGAACCGTTCAATAAACATACGTATATTGTGTATAATAAAGGTGATAATGATGATTATTACAAATCAGATAAATTCAAAGAAGAAATTAAATTAAAAAATGTTGGACGTGAATCACATACATATTTGAGTCATATCATTAACAATTACGATAACAAAACATTTGCAAAAATAACAGTATTTTTACCGGGTTCAGTAGAATTGGAACATAAATATAATCGTGCAAAACAAATATTTAATGAAATAAACGCAGGAAATAAAGATGTAGATTTGTTTTCTTGTGTTTTAATGGATAAGCCTGTTAGAGATGTATTCAAGAATTTTACAATTGATAAATATTTATCAAGTAACAATAATAATAAAATCAATAATGATGATGAAATTTATAAATCAAATATTAGACCATTTGGTAAATGGTATGAAAAACTATTTAATAATATAAATAATGAAAACAGATGTTTTACTCAAAATGCAATGTTTGCTATTACAAAAGATACAATTTTAAAAAAACCTAAATCATATTACATGAATTTGATTAAATATGTAGATAGACATCATAATCATGAGAGTGGGCATTATTTTGAACGTGCATGGGACGCTGTTTTTTTTCCATATAAAAATGTAAAATACTTACATTAGAATACTAATAATTTATTACAAAAATAATTTGTAAATATATATATAATATATGAATATAGACATCCAACAAATAATTCCATTTATATTAATTTTACTATTTGTATTCAATATGCAAATTAAATGGAAATATTCAAATTATTTTTCAAAACTATTAGGTTTAGTAATAATCATATATTATGCTCTGATAAATATTAATTATGGAATATTATTTGGAATATGTTATATGATTTATTTAATCTTGTACAAAGATAGATATGATGATATAAATACAAATGATATAAATGAACCATTTGAAAATGATGCAGTTGAATTTTTTATAAATAAACCAGAAGAATCTATAACAAGTGATAAAAAATATACAGCAGTAATAATTGAACCACGAAAACATAAGGCATTAGAATTTGTATTAAACAACTTTATGGAAAATTTGAATGATGATTGGGGGTTTATAATTTTTCACAGCAATACAAATAAAAAGATGGTTGAAAATATTATGGATACAACTCTTGCAAAATATAAAAATAAAACGAAATTAATAAATTTAAATATAGATAATAAAGATTTTACAATTAAAGAATATTCTACTTTATTCTACGACAAAACATTTTATCATTATATACCAACTGAAACATTCCTGATTTTTCAAACAGACAGTATTATATTGAAAGAAAATAAACATAAAATCAATGATTTTTTAGATTATGATTATGTAGGCGCACCGTGGCCAATAACAATGGGTATTTTAGGTAAGATGGAAGTAGGTAATGGAGGGTTGTCATTACGAAAAAAAAGTAAAATGTTAGAGTTATTGAACTATAAAAAAAAATACAATGATTTAATTATAGCAGTTAATGATGAAAAAAAATTTGGTAAATACATAGCAGAAGATAAGTTTTTTAACGGGTATTATATCAAAGAAGTAAATGTAAAAAAACCTTCATTTAATGAGTCAAAAAAGTTTTCAGTTGAATCTATATATTACGATTCACCTTTTGGTATTCATAAACCATGGGCAAATTATGGTTTAAACAAAACAGAATTGAATACATTGAAAAATAAATATCCAGATATTATAAAATTAATGAATTTACAAACATCAATCGATGATTAGAGGTTTTATACATTTGCAGATTTTTGTATAATAAAAATTATACAAAAATAAAAAAAATTACTATACAATACCTGGTTTGTATTTTTTCGAATGTAATACACTAAATATCTTTATATATAGTTATATAAAATTATATATAAAAATAAAACATTTATATTGATAATATACCTATGAATATTAATCAATTACCTATCCATAAAAATATACAAGATAAATTGGATTATTTCCACAAAAACAATAAAATCCCCAATATTATTATTCATGGTTCTTCTGGAACAGGAAAAAAAACCATTATCCATAATTTTTTAAACAAAATTTATCAAGGCGATAAACAAAAAATAAAGACCAATGTAATGTTTGTAAATTGTGCGCATGGTAAAGGCATAAAATTTATTCGTGAAGAACTTAAATATTTTGCTAAAACAAATATACAATCCAACACTGGTGTTTTATTCAAATCGATTGTTCTTTTCAATGCTGACTTTTTGACAATGGATGCACAGTCCGCATTGCGTCGTTGTATTGAATTATTCAGTTTTACTACACGTTTTTTCATTGTAGTTGAGAACAAACACCGTTTATTGAACCCAATATTATCCCGGTTTTGTGAAATCTGTGTTCCCGAATATACGGATGAAAATGGTAATGTAATTAATCTACATCAATACAATTTGAATAAAAAATTTGATTTCAGTGAATATGAAAATTCAAAAAAACAATGGATGGATGAGAACATGAAAAAAATATTGGATATTCAAGATATAAAGCACAATGATTTGTTGTGTTTAGTAAATAATATGTATGAAAATGGATTTTCATGTTTGGATTTGATGGATTGGTTGAAAAATACAACTTATGACGACTGGAATGAATTACAAAAATCAAATATAAATATGCATTATCAAAGTATAAAAAGCGAATTTCGTTGTGAAAAATTACTATTATTCCATTTATTAGATATATTATTTTTTCGTCAAAATACTATTTAAAAAATATACATTTTATTTAATAAATGGACGATTTTGTTTTATCCAATTTACAAGAATCAAGAAATGAATGGTGTAGTCGTTTAGTCAGTATTTTTTCACCACTTGTTATTGAAGGAATTCGTTCTATATTCAATGAATCTTGGAAAATGTGTGTTGAGAACAATGAAATAGATAAATATTTGATGACATTTCAAAATCTACTTTCTCGTATTCCAAAATGGAATGCAATTATTGTTGAAGAAGAACGCAAACGAATTATTGAAAGAAGTGGATGTAATTATTTAGAAGATTTGATTACTTGTGTTCATATTATTCAATTGAAAGTATTGACATGTATTCGTGTTGGAAACAAACAAAAAAAAATAGATATTTCTATTCCAAATTTAGATAATTTCATTCATAAAGTATATATCAATGTTGCTCGTAAGTTATATATGAATGTATATTTATTTGAAAAAAATATTAATCCACTTCAAGTACAAAAGAACAATCGTGAATTAGAACTTATTGTCCAAGAATCTATTTTAATGGCTATACGTGAAAGTATTCCAACCGAGGCTATTATTCGTGCATATATGGAAGAGAGTGTAGAACAAGAAGAAGAGGTCATTATTGAAAAATTAGAAGACCCAGTGGTTGAAACTCCACCCCCACAATCAAATGAATCATTTGAACCAATAACAACCAATGATACTTCTTCAAAGGATGAATTGCCCCCGGTGGTTCCTTCTATACAAAATATTGATAATGAACCTGTAATAACACGTTTATCTTTTAATGATTATGATTCTATAATGGACCAAGATAGTAAAATAGATACGATAAATGCACCAAAAACAATAGAACGTTTAGAAGAAATTAGCACGTCACGGGCTATACAACGTAAATTAGAAGAAGAAAGTGATAGTGAAGAAGAGAATGACCGCATAACAATTGATACAGAACCTATGGATTTAACTGGATTTGAATTATTAGATGGAAATGATACAATGAATGATATTCCAACATTAGATTTTGAAGAACTACCATAATGCGTAATAATATCTATAAAAATATTTCATAATTATTATATATTTTATGGAAAATATACTGATTGTGTCATTTTTAATAACTTTTATATTTTGTGTAATGAAATTTTTAGAAGCAAAATATTTAGACAAAGAATGGAAACCTTTGAAATATTTTGTTAGAGATGCAATTATTGTATTAATCAGCGCTGGTCTTGGTAGTTTCATATTTTTTCAAAATAGTAATACTATTTCCGAATTATTCAATGTGGTCACTGAAACAAAAACTTTGAATAGTGCAACTACACAAATATTTACTGATGCTCCTGGATTCTAAAATATATTTGTAATATATATATTATATGTCACAAATAGTAAATGAACAAATTCAATTAGTAAAAGAAAAAAAAGAAAAAAAACACCATAAACCAAGAGTGACGAAGAAAAAAATGCCAGAAAAATCACAGGATGAAATTATTTATAGAAATACAGAACCAATGAACGAAAAATTACTAGAATTAATGGTAAATTTAACAGCATTGATGGCTAAACGTGGTGACAAAATACGAGCAAATACATATAAACGAGCACAAGAAACGATTTTATCATATCCTAAACCTATTCTCAATGTAAATCAATTACTGGGAGAACCAGGAATCGGTCCTGGTATTATGAAAAAACTAAAAGAATATCAAGAAACTGGAACATTAGAATTGTTAGAAAAAGAAAAGAACAAACCAGAATATATATTAAGTAATGTTTATGGGATTGGACCAATCAAAGCAAAGGAATTAGTTGAAAAATACGGAATAAAAAGTATTGAAGAATTACGAGAACGCCAAGAAGAAGTTCTCAACGTTGTTCAAAAAATAGGTCTAAAATATTATGAAGAAATAGAACAAAAGATTCCACGAGCAGAAATTGATGAATATAATAATATTTTTGCGAATGTTTTTAGCACTGTGCATGAAGATGTTTCTGCATATGAAATTGTAGGTAGTTACCGTCGTAAAATGCCAGAATCTAGTGATATTGATGTTATTATTACTGCTGAAAATCCATCAGCATTTGAAAATTTCATAAATATGTTAATAGAAAAAAAAATAATCACCAATGTTCTCTCTTATGGTAAAACAAAAGCATTAGTTGTTGCGAAAATACCAACCAGTAATATTCATCGTCGTGTTGATTTTTTATATACAAAACAGGATGAATATCCATTTGCAATTTTATATTTCACTGGCAGTAAAGGATTCAATACAGCAATGAGATTACATGCATTAAAATTGGGATATACACTTAATGAACATGGTTTAACAAAAATAGTACATAACAAAAAAACAGAAAAAGTGGAAAAGATATTTATTAATGAGCATGATATATTTAATTTTTTAGGATTAGAATACAAAAAACCAGAAGAGAGAACGGATGGTCGGGCAGTTGTTCCTAAATCAATTCCAAAAATGCAAGAACCAACAAAAATAATTGATAATATGGATTTTATGAAAACTGATTTTTTAAAAACAATATCAAAAGAAGACCTTGGAGAACCAAGTTCTCAAAAAATAACAGATGAAATACAAGAAAGTTCTCTTAAATCAATTGTTACAGAACCAGAAAAACAAAAATCAAGAAAATCAAAAAAAAATAAAAGCCAATACAAACAATCAATTACCAAAAAATCAAATAAATAATATATACATTTTTACATGTAAATGTATATATTCAAGTTGCATGAAAGTATATTGGAAAACAGTAATACAACATTGTTTCAATATGATTTTATTTTCCATATATGATTCCATTTAGACCTTTTTCCAAATCAATTTTTTATGATTTTTTTTCTAGTTCTACGAGAACTTCTTTTTGAAAGTTTCAACGATTTTTTACTTGAATTTATTTTACTTCGTATATTAGTTCTAATTATCTTTTGTTTGTTCTCAACATTGTCCAAATTCAATATCTCGAATATAGTATTATCAAACAATCTATCTACAAATGAATCGTGTATTTCTTTTACTTTTTCCATGTCTTTCATGAAATAATTTTCATTTTTTTTATTCAAATTGAACATTCCATAAAGATATTTATTCAATATAATCAATTCTAAATATGCATTCAAAAATAGTTTTGTCTCTATTTTTATATGATGGAATATACCGTCTATTATTTTATAATAATTCAAATATTCAATTTTTTCTAATGATTTTGTTTTCATACCAACCAAAAATAACATAGATATTTCATGTATATTGAATTCTTGCATATTACGATAGAATAATTCATATAGATAAAATAAACGAGCAATATGATTTATTGATTTGTGAATAAATTCGGTTTCATTGATTGAACCATATACACTTTTTCTACTTATATATGCATTAATATTATCATCTATCAAAGTATTATATTTTGAAATAGGTATTTGTTTATTATTCAATTCAATAATATTAAATGAACCTTGTTCATATGCATCTCCGGATGGTGGATTTGAAAAAATATCACTATAATTTGGTATCAATATGATCATTTCAAGAACATGGTCAATTACACTGATATTTTCATGTTCTATCTTACATACAATTTGAATTTTATACATTGTTTTATCATCGTTTATAAATCCTACGATATAGAAACTTCCAATAGATTGTATTATATAGCCTAAATCTTTTGTTTTGTGTTCTATTGGAATATCTTCATATTCATCAATATCAAAATCAACAACATGATTCATATTTCTAAATATTTTTTTGTATTTTTTGAAATTATTTACTAAACAATTGAGAACCCATTTTGTAAAATCACTGTAAAACATAGATATTTTACCATCCATATTGAAAAAATATACTTCACCTTTTGTATTATACGATAATTTTGGCGGATATACAGTAACATCTATATCACCAGTTGGATCACAATAATCATGTAAATTAATATTATGAAACTTTTTGTTCAAAATTTCATAAATACTTCCACCCAGAAAATAATATATTGGAGAACCATTGTTCTCAAACCTTTCTATAAATTGTGTATTATTTTCCGTATCTATACATTCACTATCATTATTGTATGAATATTTATCAAATGGAATATCCATAACACAATTCATTAAATATTCACCGTATGGATAAAGAAATCCTATGAACATTTTTCGTTTTTCATTAAATGTATATTTGAATTTTGGAACTTTCATCAAAGGCTCTAAACCCCCTTTTTTCAATTTATTCATTTTGTTCATATATAAATACAAAATATATAAAGTTTTCTTTGTAAAGATTAAAAATGGAAAATGAAAAAATAATACACTATATAATTAATTTCAAAAATGATGGAATAAATATATTGGATTCTTTGAATGAAAAAGAATTAATACAAATAATTGTATTATCAAGTGATAAATACTATAATAGTAATAATCCACTCATGACGGATAATGAGTATGATATAGTAAAAGAATATACAAATACAAAATTCCCTAAAAATATTGTTAGTCATTCAATTGGCGCACCTGTAAAAAAAAATAAAGTTATATTACCATATCAAATGCCCTCTATGGATAAAATTAAACCAGATTCAAATGCTCTTTCGAATTGGATGAGTAAATATAAAGGTCCATATGTATTATCATGCAAATTAGATGGAGTTAGTGGTATGTATTCAACACATGGGGGAGTTGCTAAATTATATACTCGTGGTGATGGAACAACCGGTCAAGATGTTAGTCATTTATTGGCTGTTTTGAATTTACCAAAAGAACCAAATGTTGTTGTTCGTGGTGAATTCATAATTCCTAAACAAATTTTCGAAGCCAAATATAAATCTATATTCGCAAATCCACGAAATTTAGTTTCTGGAATTATCAATAGTAAAACAATAGATGAAAAAACAAAAGATTTACATTTTGTTGCATATGAAATTATTCAACCACAATTTCCACCAAGCCAACAATTACAAAAATTAACAGAAATGAAACATGAAGTTGTATTGTATAAATCAGTCCAAACATTATCCAATGAAATATTGTCCGAAATATTGGTGGAATGGCGAACAAATTATATGTATGAAATCGACGGTGTTATTGTAACTGATGATAAAATATATCCACGTATTTCTGGAAACCCCGACCATGCATTTGCATTCAAAATGGTTCTTTCTGACCAAATGGGTGAAGCCAAAGTGGTAGATGTTATATGGTCACCAAGCAAAAACGGTTATTTGAAACCACGAGTCCGTATTGAACCAATTCGTTTAGGTGGTGTTACAATTGAATATGCAACTGGGTTTAACGGAAAATTTATTGAAGATAATAAAATAGGTATAGGTGCAATTGTCCAAATGATACGAAGTGGTGACGTAATACCCTATATAAAAGCAGTTACAACACCCGCTGAAAAACCCAAAATGCCAAGTGTTCCCTATAAATGGACATCAACCCATATTGATGTTGTTTTAGAGGACATTAAAGGAGATATTACTGTATTAGAAAAAAATATAACGATGTTTTTTGTAGAATTAGAAGTAGATGGGTTATCCAGTGGAAATATAAAACGTATTATGGATGCCGGTTATAATACTGTGGGTAAAATATTAAAAATGACTAAAACCGATTTTGAAAAAGTGGAAGGATTCAAATCAAAAATGATTGAAAAAATATACAATGGAATACATGAAAAAGTAGAAAATGCGTCATTATTGGACATTATGGTAGCATCCAATACATTTGGAAGAGGATTATCGCGGAAAAAAATGCAACCAATGTTAGATGAATATCCTGATATATTGATATCACGAGATACACCAGAAGAAAAGGTTCAAAAACTACAAAGTATAAAAGGTATTGGTTTGGAAAATGCAAAAGGATTAATATATAACATACCCACGTTTATGGCATTTTTGGAGGAAACCGGATTACAGAAAAAATTAGATAATAAACCCGCAGTGCCAAGAGAAAATATAGTAATAAATACAAACGACCGATTGTATGGTAAAAAAATAGTAATGACAAAAATTCGCGATAAAGAAATCATTGAAAAACTGCAACAAGTGAATGCTACATTAGAAGATTCAGTAAATAAAAATACATTTGCGGTGATTGTGAAATCAAAAGAGGATGATTCCAATAAAATAAAAAAAGCCAAAGATTTAGGAATACCAATTTATACAGTTGAAGAATTCAAAATGCAATATATGAAATAAAAAATGAAATAAAAAATTGAGTATAATTTGTAGGAAGGATACAAATTATATGAATACGATGCAAACAAAAGGATTAACGCGTAATACTATTGATAAATATTATACAAAACCAACAGTAGTAAATATGTGTTTAGATAAAATAAAACAATATATAGATATACACGAAAATGATGTGATAATTGAACCAAGTGCAGGGAATGGTGCATTTATATGTGGAATAAAACAATTATCCAAAAATTATAAATTTTATGATATAGCGCCAGAAAACCCAGAAATAGAAATGCAAGATTATTTATCTATGAATGTTACAAAACAAAGTGAAAATATACATTGTATAGGAAATCCGCCGTTTGGAAGACAATCTTCTCTTGCAATAAAATTCATAAAAAAGTCATGTGAATATTGTGACACAATATCATTCATATTACCTAAAAGTTTCAAAAAGGATAGTTTGAAAAAAACATTTTCCCTAAATTTTCATTTATTATTTGAAATGGATTTACCTGAAAAATCATTTTTAGTAGATGGTGTAGAACATGATGTTCCATGTATATTCCAAATTTGGTGTAAAAAAAATTATAATAGAGAAATAACCGAGAAATTAGAACCTACTAGTTTTGAATTTGTAAAAAAAACAGAAAATCCTGATATATCATTTAGAAGAGTTGGGGTATATGCTGGAAAAATCGATAAAAATGTAAATGAAAAAAGTGAGCAATCACATTATTTCATTAAATTTACAAATAACAAAACATTAGACGAAAATATAGAAAATTTATCAAAAATACGATTCAATTTTGATAATACAGTTGGTCCAAAATCAATATCAAAACAAGAACTAATAAAAGAATTCATAGCATGTATATGAAATATACTAAATTATGTTTTCAGTAATACATTAGAAACTAGTGCATTTTTTACTTCTTTTGCAGGTTCTACACATTTAGAAGTCTCGGGTATTTGAATCGGGTTATAAAATATTTTATAATGTTCTAATTTTTTTGCAAATCTAACATGTTTTGTTTTGTTCTTTTTTTTCTTATTTTTAATATTTTTTTTTATAGTTTTATTTTTCATTATATAATAAAACTATATTTTTTATACATACGATGGTATTTTGTCTATATTGATTACACGTGGATGTTCTAAATCTTGTTCATTTATTTCAAATTGTGATAACAATGGATATTTGAATTCATCGTGAGGAATATGTTTATGAACGGTTCTTGCAATCATTTTATATAATTTGAAATTTGGATAACGTTCATCTCCGTTTGTTTTATACAAAACATTTTTATTATTATCGTCCATACACCAACGAACTATTGTTTTTTGGAAATCATCCATTTTTTTTGGATTATTATCATCATCAATAACAAAATCATAAATAGAACATCCCAATCTACACAAATCAAAACTCATATTTGGGTCTAAACGGGGTTTGTTTTCATTCATAAACGGTTCGCAATTATATTGGGTGGCGGCATCGCCGCCATTTGCGAAACTATCACTACATAACATTTTACCTTGATATTTGTAAATACTTCTACCAAAATCAATTATTTTGTATATTTTTCCATAAGTAGGAACCTTGTAATATTTGTTGTTAAATTTATAATACAAAAATTCAATGTCTGTATTTATATACATGATGTTATTGGTATGTAAATCGTTGTGTGTAAATTGAAATGCCTTTTGGTAAGTAGCTAATATAATAACGATTTGAAAAATTGCACTGGCAGATTGGTTTTCATCCATGATATTGTTCTCAAATAGTTCATCCATAGTTCCATCACATTTTTCTAAACAAATCATTTGTATTGGAAATTTAGAAACATATGCATATATTTCTTCTTCTTCCTCTGTATCATTTTCATCACTAGAAGTACTAGATGTATCACTACTACTGCTACATGTTGAATAAACAGTTTCTTCATCTTCGTCAGTTGTATAATTCAATTCACTTTTAGAAGATTCATTTGATGATGAACATGATGAAGATGTAGATTTTTTAGTTGAATTGTTTTTATATACCAGTTCTCCTTCAATATTTGTAATTTCATTGGAAGATGATTCTTCTAAAATATCCGCACCCAATGATATAGCAGATAAATTGTGAGGATTTGATAAAGAAGAAATTGCAATTTTTTTACGATTACGACGAGAACCAAAACTCATTTTTTCTTCATTTGTATTGTCACTAATGGAAAATAAGAGACCAATATTTTCATTAAAAAATTTTGAACCATGTAAATATTCTAAATCGTCCGTTATATTTGCCTTGAATTTCTGTTGAATTCCTAAAAATGAACCATAAAAATCAATACCATGAACAAATCCATGAGAATTTAATAATTGACTGCTTAAATAACTAAAAAAACAATCAGTATATGCCATATTATTATAATTTCTTAATTTTGAAAAACATATATCATCATTATTTATTGTTGGTAGAACATAATCGCTATCTAATTTATCATATTTACCAATCATATAACGTATTGGGTCTAGAAGTGGAGAGAACTTGATAAATACATTTTTTTCATGAATAGTATTTGTTTCTAAACATTCAACTTCCTTCAAATTTTTAAATTGATATTTAGAATTTAATGAAATACGGTTGTAGTTAGTTTCATCCATTTTGAAATAAAGATTATAAATTGGATTATAATTTTGAAATTTATCAATAGAAAATGGTTTATAATCATTATCTTGGTCCATTTTGGTGTGAATGTATTGTTTTTCTAATTCTTCTAAATCAATTTCTTTTCTTTTACAAAAATGAATATTGAATAATTTTGCAGGATTTTCTAAATCTGTCATAATAGTTTCTGTATATTTACTCATGAATATAAAAACAATTATATCCAAACTTATTTTACTAATACATAGTTCTTTATATCCTATTTTTGCATATACGTTATGTTTTGAACAATTAATTTGTGTCTATACAATAAATATTTAGGAAAAGTATGACGTTAGAATTGAAAAAATTTGATATGAGAACAATTACTTTTAAACCCGATGAAAACAAAGGTCCTGTAATTGTAATGATTGGACGTCGTGATACTGGTAAATCATATTTGGTAAGAGATTTATTATATCATCATCAAGATATTCCTATTGGAACTGTAATATCAGGAACAGAGGCTGGTAATGGATTTTATGCAAGTCATGTTCCTAAATTGTTTATACATGAAGAATATAATACAGTATTAATTGAGAACATTTTACGTCGTCAAAAAGCTGTCTTGAAACAAGTGAATAAAGAAATTGAAACTTATAAAAAAACCACAATAGACCCTCGTGCATTTGTTATTTTAGATGATTGTTTATATGATCAAACATGGACTCGTGATAAAATGATGCGTCTTTTATTTATGAATGGTCGTCATTGGAAAGTAATGCTGATTATTACTATGCAATATCCATTAGGTATTCCACCCAATTTGAGAACAAACATTGATTATGTATTTATTTTAAGAGAACCATATATGACAAATCGTAAAAGAATATGGGAAAATTATGCATCCATGTTCCCAACATTGGAAGCATTTACTGCGGTAATGGACCAAACCACGGAGAACTATGAATGTTTAGTAATAAATAACAATGCAAAATCCAACAAATTACAAGACCAAATATTTTGGTATAAGGCCGAAGGAAGACCTGATTTCAAATTGGGTTCAAAAGAATTTTGGGAAATTTCTAAAAATATGGGGTCTGATGATGAAGATGAAGCATATGACCCAAGTAAATCCAAAAAGAAAAGTAGTGGTCCAGCTATAAATGTGAAAAAATCAAAATGGTAAGAAAAACAATATAAAAAATATACAAATATATACTGTGTATATGTATATTTCATTCAAAGAAGGCACTTATGAATCTCCTCTTGTATTTTCATTGCTAATAATAGTAATTATAATTACTTCTTGTATATTATCAAAATTAACAACAGGTTCTTTTTTTTGTTGCAAACGAAGAGTAGAACCCACTGATGATAATATACATTATACATTGAGTCCAGTATGAAATTTGTATTATTTCTTTATTTGAACATATCAAATAGAGAAATATCTATTTATCATCCATTTCAACTTGAATACTATCTGCACGTTGTTCGTTTTGTTGTTCTGTTTGTTTTGTTTCTTGTTGTTTCAATTTACTTTCACGTAACATTTCATTACGAATATTGGTAGTTTCAACATCAGCAGCTTCGCGTTCTTCAAAATTGACAGTTTCACGGACACCAATCAAATTACCATCCTCATCAATTGTTTGTGTCAATACATTTCCTGATTTTTCTGCCAATTTGATATTTTCTTCAATTGCCTTCTTTTTTGTTTCTTTGATACGTTGTTCAAATTCTTGTTTTGCCTTGGTTTCATTTTTCAATTTTTCTTGATGTAATTTATTCAATTCTTCCTCCATAAATTCAACACGTCCAGTCTTGTAAGCATCTGGGTCCCATGGAATCCAAATTCCAACTGGTCCTACAAATATATCATGATTTGGGTCATAATCACGTAATTTCTTACATTGCATTTCTGCCTCTTCTTGGGTTGAAAATACACCTCTTACTTTTAATCCACGAACCGATGTTTGAAATGCATTTTCTCGTTGAAATTGTGTTGCTAAACGGTCCTCATTTTTATCCATAAAATTGTTGAAATCATCGTCAATAGATGATTCTTTCAATTTGATTTCTTCTTCCTTGGAGAATTCATTGAAATCATTCATTACATCTTCAACATTTAAATTGTATTTATATGACAAAAAGTGAATGAAATCAAAGAATTTAGTCATTGATTTAGTGAATTCCCATTGTTTTAGGAAATGTTCAAACATAAATAATTCTCTTTTTTTCAAAATCTTTTCAGGTGAAATGAACGACATACATACGAATTTCTGTCCTGCAATTGGGGTATCTTCATCACACAAATCAACATATTTTGGATTTGGTTTTCCGTTGTCTAAATTTTTTCTTTCAAAAGTTGCCATTGTAATATTTTAGCAGAAAATATGTTTAAGTATTTTTTAAATTAATATATTAAATTTTTAATTTTTTTATTAGTTATATTATATAGTCGCCATGACATTCGATTTAGCTGAATTAGTAAAACGCATTATCAAATACCTTGTTGAAGGTCTTGCCGTTGCCATTGTTGCAATGATTGTTCCACGTAAGGCTCTTGCAGTTGATGAAATCATCATCATTGCATTAATTGCTGCTGCATCTTTCAGTATTCTTGATACATTTGTTCCTTCTATGGGTTCATCCATGAGAGGTGGTGCCGGATTTGGTTTAGGAACAGGTTTAGTCGGTGGTATTAAACTTGCATAAACAATTTGATTTACAAATGTAATTATGTAAATACTGTTTTATTTTACAAAAATAATATTGTTCTCATAGACAATATTATTTGTTATGTTTCATGTAGAATAATATACAAAATATATATGAATTCATGAACTCATTTAACACATTTAGTTCATCCGTAGTGAAAAGTGGAATTACCGACATTGTTTCATTTAATAATGATTTATATGAAAACACGGGGTTATATGGACAACTTGCATACAATGTGATAGATGATAATTATAAAGGTAATCCATATTGGTTTGAAAATTATGCATATGTGAATGTAAATAAACAAATCACAAATTTAGATAGTATATCCAATGCAGTATTACCATTAGCACAAAAATTGAATGAAACATATACTCTTACTACATTGAATAACAAAGATTATTTTGCATGTCAATGGTCTGGATATTTCAAATCTGATTATACTGGAACTTGGACATTTTATTTAGATACCGATAATAGTGGTAATTTATGGTTAGGTGATAATGCGATTACTGGATATACCCCTGCAAACAGATTGATTATGGATGATTATAATATAAATAATGTTGCTGCTACAAATTTGACTTCTGCCACCATAAATTTAGTAAATGGAAAATATTATCCAATAAGAGTTCAATGGGGAGAAGAAACTGGTGGAATAGGGTTTCAATTATCATTTAGTAAAGATGGAGGCGTTACGAGAATAACAGATTTGACGAATTATTTATATTCTGCAAAACCAAGTATGAATACCCTTGTAGGAATACCGCAAGTATTTATAAAAAGAACAGCAAATACAGATGATAATTTGTATATACCAAAATTATTTATTCAATATACAGATAAAGGATATCATAACAATGATGTGGATTTTGTTCAAAAAAATCCTTTGTTTGTAACCGGTCAAGGTGTCCGTGTTTCAAAAGGTCCTTACTACATTGCAAATATATACAATTTAAGTGAAGCAGCTACTGTATTAAATTTTCAGTTGCCACTTGCGGATGGTCTTCATAATAATTTTTCATTATTATTTACTGGATATTTCAAGGCTGATTTTACAGGAACATACACATTTAATTTACTTGCGGATGACGAAACATATCTATGGATAGGAGACATTGCAAACAGTGGATACACAAGAAGTAATCGTCTTGTTTTTGGTCTTGCGACTGGTCAAACATATACTGGAACTATAAACTTGACAAATGGTGTATATTATCCAATTCGTTTATTATATGGTCAATTCACTGGACCTGGTAATTTAACTTTATCTTTTACACGAAACGGTCAAACTATTACAGATTGGACACCATATACATTTCATCCAGTCACACCGGTTGGTGGATATCCAAAAATGTTTGTTGAAGAACTTATTTATATAGGTGGGGCAGATAGTCCTATCAATGCCTATTTTACAGACCATTATATTGATATTCCATATACGGATGGTTCATTGAACAAATATGCAGGTAGGTATGATATTACATCTAGTAGTTATTATTCATTCTCAACTGAAACAAATCAAAAGGCATTCCTTGTATTCAAAGGCGATAATGCAATGTCAGCTGCCAATGCATATACAACTTGGTGGGGTGCGGGTGCGATTAATGCAGGATTTTTACCAATAACAGATACAACATTGAGTTATACACAAACTCCATATAGCACTAATGGGAATTATCGTGGGGGTGCAAGCACCGATGGAATTTATTCTACCTATTTTTCAACAACTTACTATACAAGTGGTAACACTACTGCAACTGCTAACGGTGAATGGATTCAAATAAGTCTTCCATACAAGATGAAATTACGTAGTTATAGTAATCGTTCTCGTTTTACAGATAGTCGTATTCCAGTTCAATATGTAATATTAGGTTCAAATAATGGTTCAACATGGTATCTTCTTGATGATGTTGATATTGGAACATGGAATAATTACGTGGCATTGAAAAAATATACAATAGATACGACTACATATCCATATGCTGATAGTTATTACAATTATTTTAGATATGTTATAGAAAAACTGGATTCAAGTCCATCATCAACTGTTCCCGACAAACAATATGCGCATGAAAACCAATGGAATTTAGTAGGTATAAAAGAACCAAGAATTGATGAAGATATTGTCTATATTGGAGGTCTATCCAGTCCCATCAAATCATATTTTACAAATTATATTATAAATGTTCCAACTATGGATGGCTCACTGAATAAATATGCTGGTTCTTATGAAATGAGAGCGTCAAGTATATATGGCCCTACATGGTTGCCTTACAAATTATTCGATAACAGTAATACATTCAATTCTGCAACAGTAGAGTATCCTGCATGGAGTTCCGGCAGTATTTCTTCAAATGCATATAAACCAATTACAAATGAATCCTTAACTTATTCAACTACTCCATATAATAGCACCACTGGTAGTTATCAAGGTGGTGGAAATGCATCAACCATATTTACAACAACATATTATACAACTGGTTCAACTACTTTAAGTCGTAGTGGAGAATGGGTTCAAATAAATGTCCCATACAATATGAAATTGATTAGTTACAGTAATCTTACAAGATATAAATATGCACGTCTTCCAGTTCAATATGTAATATTAGGTTCAAATGATGGTTCAACATGGTATCTTCTTGATGATATTGATATTGGTTCATGGGTTAATTATATTCCATTAAAAAAATATAATATAAATACAACAACTTATCCATATGCTGCAAATTATTATAGTTATTTTAGATATGTTATAAGTAAATTAGATACAAAACCAAATAGTGGAGACAGGATTATAACAAATGAAGGTCAATGGTGTTTAGTAGGTATTAAACAAACCAATTTATATGTAGGAAAACCAATCAATATAGGAGCAAATAGTCCAACCGGATTTACAAGTTATTTTACATCTAATAATGTAACAGTTCCATCTACATTTTCATCAAAAGAATATATAGGAACATATACTATTAGCGAATCAAGCACAGCCATTGCTACTCCATCTGCATATAATTTATTTTTGAACAGTAGCACTAACGATGGAACATCATATGGTGTTATTTGGCACTGTGCGTATCCGGGTAATTCATATATAAATGGAGTGGCAGTAATTTATCCAAAAGCCCCATACATTTATGATGTTACAGGCGATTATCAAGGAGGTGGGTCTTATTTTACAACACCTTTTTATAATACTTCAAATTCAACATATACTTCACCAGGGTTTGCGGGAGAATGGGTTCAAATTAAGTTACCATTTAGAATTAAATTGACAGGATATTCACATAGAACACGTTATCTTAACTTTATTAGAAATCCCGATGTATATAATATTTTTGGTTCAAATGATGGTATAATATGGTATGTTGTTGATAAACAAACAACTTTTGTTACGAATTTAAACACCATTGTCACAAATACAACAACAAATGTAGATGCAAAACATGGATATTCTTATTTCCGTTGGGTAATAAATTCAATAACCGGTGGAGATGTTGCAAACGAAAATCAATGGAATTTAATAGGTATCCGTGTTACATAAGAATATTCAATTGAGAACAAAAATTTGATAGTGTTGTTCTCAACTACTGAAATACAAAACCTTGCATAAACCCTTCGGGACCCGGGGCGATTTTTCTGGGTGTTACTAGTAGCAGAAAGAACCCGCCCCGGGTCCCGAAGGGTTTTCAATATATATTTTGGATATGCAAGAAATGAAACAATAACTTGCTAAACAATGTTTTTTACAAAGATGTTGAGAACATGAAAAGAAAACAAGGAAAACAAGGATTTTTACAACAATGTTCTCAACTTCTTGTAAAAATGTATTCCTAAATATCTTTGAAAAGAATAGTTGTTCTTAATTTTGTTTTTTATAAACAATGTTTTTACAAAGTGATTGAGAACATGAATAGAAAACATGGAAAAACAATGACTTTTGAAACAATGTTCTCAACATCTTGCAAAAATAAGTTCCTAAATATCTTTCAAAAGAATAGTTGTTCTTAATTTTATTCTTCCTAAACAATATTTTTGTAAAGATGTTGAGAACCAAAAAGAAAACATGCAAAAATAAGGACTTTTATTGCAATGTTCTCAACTTCTTCTAAAAATAAGTTCCTAAATATTTTTGAAAAGAATAGTTGTTCTTAATTTTGTTTTTTATAAACAATGTTTTTGTAAAGATGTTGAGAACAACAATAAAATAAAAATATTATATATATGAAAAATTACAAAACAAAAAAGAATAATAAAACCAAAATTTCATTGAAAAAAAACAAACATTCAAAATCAATGAAAATACAAAAAAAGAGATATTTAGCAAAATGCAAACTTCGTGGTGGAATGGAAACTGAAAACAACTGTCCTATATGTTTAGAAAAATTAGATGGAACAGAAAATATCACATTAAGTTGCACCCATATTTTTCATAAATCATGTATGACTGATTGGTGTAGAGGTAAAGAAAAATGTAATTGTCCATCATGTAGAACAGATTTGAATGATAATGACCTACGTAATTTAGGATTAGGTGAAGAAATAATTTTACGACGAAGAATAAAAGGATTTATAGCATATCATGTAGAGAATATTCGTGATAGTTTAGCAAGAAATGATATACCGCCTATTCCGACTAAATTACGACGCAAAATACGACGTGTTGTATATAGAGAAGGTGGACCGCGTGAGCGATTTTTGAATATGATATTGATTTTTGTGGAAATCTACACAAGAAACTTCAATGAAAACATTATGCATATGAATAATGAAACTGATAAATATGGTTTTTCAAGAATATTACAACAATCGGTTGAAACTATATATGAATCAATTCCAGATATAATGAGAACAATTAATGATGAATTTCCTTATGAATATTTAACATTGTATCCAAAAGTTGAACAAATTATGAAAGGGATTATTGATTTCATTGATGTATCTAGTATGCAAAGTATAAGTGACCCGAACAGTCCATATTATGAAGTTATAACATTTATTTAGTTATATTTGAGAACATTCATACAAATGTTCTCAATTTATTGAATATTGTTGATTGGTCTCAACATATCATTGATAAACCCGCCAATACCAAATGCTGGTATTGTTCTTATTATTCTACCAAACAAAATAGACCTATAACATGCATTTATGTTTTTGATTCTCTCTATTATAGTTGATTTTGGGTTTTCATATTTATCAATTGCTAATATATGTATTGGTGTGCTGAAAAACTGAATAGTTATCGGTAATATAATAGATGCAATGAACTCGGATTTATTATGCATCATATATTTGTCAAAATAATTTATCAAATCTTTTTTCCAGATAAATGCGGCATTTATTGTCATGATATCTCGTGTTGCTAATAATATATTGGATTGTAATGGAAATTTCAATAATTTATTTTTCAATAATTTTGAATATACCATGTCTTTATACGAAATAGTAATTATATTTATGAAAGAAGTAGCAATAAGAGTAGGTATTTTGTAATCTATATTGTTTTTTTTACAATATAATTCTGTTAAATTTGCAGTGCAATATGTAGAACTATATACAAAATTCATAACAGAAACTGGTCGTATAAATTTTGTTTTGTTATTTGAATAAAACGTAATATTCTCTGTAATGGATTTACCAATTTTTTCCTTGTGTAATTGACTTTTGATAATAGATATATCAATAATAGTCATTAATGGTGAAATAATAAATGAAGTGGTAACCCCTGCAAATATTTCATGTAAAGGCATAATAGTTATACAACAATAATATTTTTATACCATTTGTATGTAATATACTAAAAATATTTCCTAAATATGTTATATTTGAGAACCAAGAAATAAAAATGGTATAAAACCCTCCGGGGCCCGGGGCGGGGTCTTTCTGCTACTAGTAACGCCCAGAAAATCGCCCCGGGCCCCGAAGGGTTCTCTGTGCTACCAGTAACAACCAGAACTCCGCTCCCGGGACCCGAAGGGTTCTCTCTGCTACCAGTAACATCCAGAACTCCGCCCCGGGCCCCGAAGGGTTCTCATTAGAAATTGAGAACTTTGTATAAGGTTCTCAACTTCTCATTACACCGTTGGGAAAAATTCCCAATCTAAATCATTACATACTTTTTTCCATATCATATCTTGTTCCAATTGTTTCTCACGGTCTTTCATCATTGGTATATATGGAAGATATTGTGTCTGGTCAAGAAGAACACATAGTTGATATAATGTATATGTATAGTTGAAAAAATTTGTTCTGTTTGCTGGACAATGAACCGCCCAAGGTTTTTGAATCTCTATAAACAGAACACACAATGTTTCATGTAATTCTTCATTCATTATTGGTGGTTTAATTCCAAATTGCGAATTTATATATTGTATATGTTCAAAATACTTATTGAAACCTAATTTACGTAATATATCACGCATTTTATCATAATTAATAAGTGTTATATCCGTAATACGTTCTTTTTTTATACGATTACGAATTGCCTCAATTACCTCATCCGGTATTTGTGTTGTTTCTTTTGCTTGGAATTGTGAAAGAATTTCTTTAAAATGATTAAGACGTATATATGCAGTATAAGATACTTCGTTTGGTGGTTCTTTATTTGTGGGTTTTGAACTATCCACAATATATGTGATAAATTTACCACAATTTTGATTATTACATATCAATATACCTTCTTCATCTTGTGGAATAAGTTCGCCTTGGTGGCATATTTCACATACATCAGAGGGAATAACAAAATCATGTATATTCAAAATTTCATTATTCACATTCTTCCAATAATTTTGATAACTTTTTTTAGATTGACTATATTTGTCATTATTCAAATTCGATGATTGTTCGTTTTTTGCATGAATTTTAAAGAATGAATTGAGAACATTCACATTTTGATTATTATCACCAGATGAAACTTTTTTCTTCTCTTCAAAATATTCAAATATATGTTTAGAATTATCTAATAAATATTGTTTTTTTTTCGATTTCAGTTCGTTAATTTCTCTGTTGAGACCATCTATTTTATCACGAATCTCTATATAAACGTCTATTTTATTTGTATTCAGTTCTCGCAATTTTTGTTTTAAATTCTTCTTTTCATTTATTAAATTCGGTATAATTATTGTCTCTAATTCATAAAAATAATTCAACATTTCCGTATGTTTTTCATCAATTGTTGTATTTGTATGTATTTTTTTTGAAGGTTGTTTTTTTTGATTCATTATTCATAACTATTTATCAACCGTTTTGTTTATGTATTTATTTGTTCAATTATTTTTTTCACTAAATTACAATTGTGTTTTCTAATTACACATTATAAAATAAAAAAAATAAGAAAAATATTTAGTATTAATATATAACTATATTACAGATGAATATTGTAAATTATTTATTGTATGTATTTTTCAAAGAAGAGGCGTGGAATACTATAATACTTGTATTATTAAGTTTGATAAGTACATTAATTCAAACCAACGGTATTTCATATGTTACTGCAAATATAATTGAATCTATTGAAAAAGGTGGCAAATTATTAACCATGAAATTTTATAACTATTTTGTTATTTTATCCATTTTATTTTTCATTATTTATTATATTTACAAATCTTATCAAAATAACATTATCACAAAATTAATTCAATGGGTGAAACATGAATTATTCAAAATTATTTTGAAATCAAACAATGAAAATGTTCAAAATGTTAATTTTATAGAATTTATAACGCCTATTACTCGTATATCAATATCATTTTATGCATTATTTTTTGATGTTATTACAGTAATCATACCGACTATTGCATTTTTGTTAATTATTTCATTTTATTTTTTGTATAAAAATGTAACATTAGGTATATTATTTTTAATTGCAAATTCAATATTAATTTACTATATTTATATTAATTGGAGTGATTTAAGAAAAGTAAAAAATGAACATGAAACAATAATTAACAAAAATGAACAATATATAATTGATATTTTGAATAATATTGATAAAGTATTTTATCGTGGAGAAACTACAAATGAAATAAATAATTACACCAAATTAACTGATAATGCTATAAATAAAACTATGTATTTTTTAGATATTATTACATTTCATACTAGTATATTGACTTTATTGATATATGTAATCATTTTTTCATGTTTATTCTATTTGATTCAATTACGATACACAAATAAAATTGATACAACTGTATTTATCACATTTATGACTATGTTGTTGTTGTATAGAGACCGTATAATTAACACAATAAATAATTTACCAGATTGGTTAGAATTTATTGGAAGAATTGAATATATAATTGAAGATTTTAATAATATGCTTGGTAATAATTTTGATATGGAAGAATTAATTAATAAAACTTACAAATCTCATGATTTAAAATTTAATAATATCAAATTTGATGACGTCACATTTTATTATGAATCAAGAAAAACTACACCTGTTTTTATGAATACATCTTTCAATATTAATACAGACCAAAAAATAATTGGTATAACTGGATTGAGTGGAAAAGGTAAATCATCATTCGCAAAATTATTATTGAGATTACATGAACCTGTTAGCGGTAATATATATATAGACAATGTTAATATTTCTACAATTGACCCACATTATATACGTAAAAACATAACATATGTTAGTCAAAACTCAAAATTGTTTAATAAAAAAATAATGGAAAATATTATGTATGGGTGTAATGACACTGAAAAATGTAAAATTTATTTGGAAGAAATCATGAAATATCCAAAAATACAAGAACTATACAAAAATGTAGATATATATAATACTACTGCTGGTTCTCTTGGTGAAAATTTATCCGGCGGACAACGACAAGTTGTCAATATTATTGGTGGATTAATTATGCCTTCCAAAATAGTAATACTGGATGAACCAACTAACGCACTAGATATAGAATTAAAAAATGAAATAATTGGCCTTATTAATAATTTCCGCAAACATAAAAAATGTATCATGATCATATCACATGACAAAGATACATTCCATATATTTGATGAAACCATTCGTATAAATAATTAAACTTTGTATTTTGGATAATGCTTTTGCACCCATTCATAAATATAATATGAACATCCACCTCCACCACGTTCTTTGTTTATTTTTTTTGCAGTATTACATATAGATTTATCCAGTGAATAATATTTTATTGGTTTTTTGTATATTTTTTCTAATTTTATCATAAAATCGGAATATTGTTCCCATCCACATTCATAATTTTCACTATCTAAAATTCCAGCGGTTTTATTTGATTCTCCTCCCCAATCCGATATCATTATTTTTTTTGGTTGAATATCTACAAGAAATGCATGCCGATATGGTGGAACTGGCAA